GGGCTGATAGTATAGTAACTGGTCCTACAGGTTATACGGGAGCCGATAGCATAGTAACTGGTCCTACAGGTTATACGGGACCTGCTAGTATAATTACTGGACCAACAGGTTATACTGGTGTTCAAGGACCAACAGGTTATACAGGGGCTGATAGTATAGTAACTGGTCCTACAGGTTACACTGGACCTGCTAGTATAATTACTGGACCAACAGGTTATACTGGTGTTCAAGGACCAACAGGTTATACAGGGGCTGATAGTATAGTAACTGGTCCTACAGGTTATACGGGAGCCGATAGCATAGTAACTGGTCCTACAGGTTATACGGGACCTGCTAGTATAATTACTGGACCAACAGGTTATACTGGTGTTCAAGGTCCTACAGGTTATACGGGAGCCGATAGCATAGTAACTGGTCCTACAGGTTATACGGGACCTGCTAGTATAGTAACAGGTCCAACAGGTTATACAGGGGCTGACAGTATAGTAACAGGTCCAACAGGACCTGCAAGTGTAATTACTGGTCCAACAGGATCTCCTGGTAGTTCTACACTTACTGGTGCTACAGGTCCAACAGGACCTGCAAGTGTAATTACTGGTCCAACAGGATCTCCTGGTAGTTCTACACTTACTGGTGCTACAGGTCCAACAGGACCTGCAAGTCTAATTACTGGTCCGACAGGGACCCCTGGTAGTGCTACTAATACTGGTGCTACAGGTCCTGCAGGTCTTGTCCCGAATTTATTAAGTAATTTTGGTCGTCCTTATCCTGGTACTTATGATATTTTTAATCTAAATGGGATAAGAGTGCAACTTCGGGGTATTACTAATTCATTTAGGTGGGAAGTTTTTAATAATACAGGTATAGATTGGATATTTAGATTGGTGTATCAATCATATCCTGTTAGTGGTTCGGGTCCTTATACAAAAGAGACTATAGTTTCATCTACTAATACACAAACTACAATAAGTAATGGTGCACAAGAACCTTCGTCAGCGGGAGGTTTTTGGCAACTAACATTTTTACCAACTAATTATAATCTATCATTTTATAAACTTGATGTATATTTAGTATCTCTGGCACTTCAAAGTCCATCTCCTATTTATGTATATACTTATACTTATTTGCCAACATCTAACTTACCTGCTTTTCATGGAGATACCGGACCTACTGGATATACTGGATATACTGGACCATCTGTAACAGGTGCAACAGGTGCTGATAGTACAGTTACCGGACCTACTGGATATACTGGTCCATCTGTAACAGGTCCTACAGGTGCTGATAGTACAGTTACCGGACCTACTGGATATACTGGTCCATCTGTAACAGGTCCTACAGGTGCTGATAGTACAGTTACTGGACCTACTGGATATACTGGTCCATCTGTAACAGGTCGTACAGGTCCTACCGGTATAACGGGTCCTACTGGTATACCAGGTAGCGCAACAAATACAGGAGCTACTGGTAGAACAGGTCCTACCGGTATAACGGGTCCTACTGGTATACCAGGTAGTGCAACAAATACAGGAGCTACTGGTAGAACGGGTCCTACCGGTGCAACGGGTCCTACTGGTATACCAGGTAGTGCAACAAATACAGGAGCTACTGGTAGAACAGGTCCTACCGGTCCATCTATAACAGGACCATCTGTAACCGGTCCTACTGGACCGAATATAACTGGTAGAACAGGTCCTACCGGTCCTATTGGTATCCCAGGTAGTGCAACAAATACTGGAGCTACTGGTCCTACTGGACCAACAGGTCCAACTAATATTACTATAAATAATTCTATTGGAACCCCTTGGTATCCTGCTTCTATAAATTCTACATCAGGTACTGTATCTAGTGTAGGTATAGATAGTTCTAATTTTTCTTATAATGGATTAACAAAAATATTATCAGTGCCAAATATAAATGTAGGTACAGGTACTGTAACAAGCACAAATCCTGTTGTAGGTTTTGTAGGCACAGCAACTAGAGCTGATGAAATAGAAGCTACATTAGATACTGGTTCGAATGGAGCTTTTAAAATATTATTTACAAGCTTATCAGTAACTTCGTATACTCCACCTAGATTTTCTAGTATTTTTTCTTTTAATCCATCTGCTCAAATATTATCAGTGCCAAATATAAATGTAGGTACAGGTACTGTAACAAGCACAAATCCTGTTGTAGGTTTTGTAGGCACAGCAACTAGAGCTGATGAAATAGAAGCTACATTAGATACTGGTTCGAATGGAGCTTTTAAAATATTATTTACAAGCTTATCAGTAACTTCGTATACTCCACCTAGATTTTCTAGTATTTTTTCTTTTAATCCATCTGCTCAAATATTATCAGTGCCAAATATAAATGTAGGTACAGGTACTGTAACAAGCACAAATACTGTAGGTTTTGTAGGCACAGCAACTAAAGCTGATAACATAAAAGCTACATTAGATGATGCTTCAGGTATAGGTTTTAAAATATTATTCGCAGACCTAACAGGTAGTGGATATACTACTAGTAATACAAGATTTTCTAGTATTTTTTCTTTTAATCCATCTGCTCAAATATTATCGGTTCCAAATATAAGTCTAGGCACAGGTATTATAGCAAGTACTGCTTCGATCGGTTTTCAAGGTACAGCAACTCAAGCTGATAATATTTATGCTACATTAAATAATTCAACTAATACAAATTTAAGATTATTAGCAACATCAACAGCTCAAATATCATCTGGATACACTTCAGCAACTTTTGATGACACTTTTTATTTTAATCCAAGCACAGGAATATTAACAGCACCTATATTTTCAGGAAGTTTTTCTCCAAGTTCATTAACAGTAAATGGTACAACAACATTTGGAGGTTTAGAAAGATCAAGTGTAACTGTACCAGCTGCTATAGCAAGTTTTGCTATAATAGCTCCTACTACAAATATATGTCTTGTTAGTGGAACAACTGCAATTTCTAATATAACAAGTCCATTTGGGCCTGGAAATAGCGGACAAATTACTATTATTCCTACTGGTTTATGGTCTACAACTATTACCGGGAATATAGGTCTTGCTACGATTGCCATAATAGGTAGAGCTCTAATAATGACTTATGTTGCTAGTACTTCAAAATGGTATCCAAGTTATTAATAATTATCTTTGAATATTATTTTTTATAGTTATTTGGTATTGAAATACTGTATTATATTATATAAAGATTTATAATATAATATAAAATGGCAACTAAAAAAATTGTTCTAAAAAAGAATAAAAGTTTAGATAAAATATGGCATCCAGAATCTACTTTAGTATTTAAGTCTGCTAAAGAAAAAATAGTTATTGGTAGATGTGTAGATGATTGTCTAGTATCTCTTGATGAGGAAGCGTTAGAATTATGTGCGCAGTGGAAATTTAAATACGATAAAGAATTAGTAGAAGAGGGTGAAGAAGAACAAGATGAAGAAGAACAAGAGGATGAGGATGAGGATGAAGATGAAGAGAAGCTAAATAAAGTTATTGATAAGGAGGAGGAGAAGCTTGAGGATTCCAATGAAGAAGATCAGGAAGATAACACAACTGTTAAAAAAGATCTTAATGTTAAGAAGGAACATTGTAGTAATACAACTGTTAAAAAAGATCTTAATGTTAAGAAGGAAGATTGTAGTAATATATCAGTAAAACAAGATGATTTAAAATCTGTTGAGTGTAATACAGCTGTTAAAAAAGAAGTTGTTTTGAATACAGATGAAAAATGTTCATCTAATTATGAAAGTTTGTTAAAAGTATGTGTATCTTTTATTGAAAATATAAAAACAGTTGTAGGTGAATTAGAAAAAAATAATTCGACTACTTTATTAAACTGTCAAAAAGATTATGATAAAATTATTGATGAAAAAAATAATTTATTGAAAACAGCATCAGATACTTTAGAAGTAACTACAAAAGAATTAGAAGATACAAAACAAAAGTTATCTAATATTAAGAAAGCTTTGGGATTGTAATGATTTAAATTTTAAACATTTTGTTTAAAATTTTATTGTCCTATTCCAGAAATTATTCTAAATTTTACTCGTTTAACTCAAACGGCTTCTAATGGAACTATTAGTATCTATAAAATCTTTAAAGTACCAAATCATAAAAAATAATTTACAAGAATTATTTTAAAAATACTATTTTTAAAAATGTTAATTTGGTACTTGAAAAAAAATGATGTATATGGGGTTTCTCGCAACACTAAGTAATAGTTTATTAACTGCTGGGTATTCTAATATTACAGGTGTAAGTAAGTGTAGCAGTTGGATAGTTTATTGAAGTAGTTAATACATGAAGTCCAGCAATTGACTCAGTAATTATGTTTTCATATTCAATAATTAAATTCTATACTAAAAACTACTAAATGACATTAAATAATTATTATATTTCGTAATTTATATCTATAAATTAAACTTATTAAAAAAAAATATATAATAAAGATGGTTTTTAAAATAAATGCTTCTATAAAATCTCCATTTACTGAACATGATCGACCTTCATATAACTCAAATTTAGGAATAGGGAACTCAAATACAGGACCTACAGGTCCGTCCGGTATTTCTATTATAGGTCCAACTGGACCCGATGGATCTGCTACGAATACAGGAGCTACCGGCCCAACAGGTTATACCGGACGTCAAGGTCCGACAGGTTATACTGGACCTGCTAGTATAGTAACTGGTCCAACAGGTTATACCGGACATCAAGGTCCGACAGGTTATACTGGACCTGCTAGTATAGTAACTGGTCCAACAGGTTATACCGGACATCAAGGTCCGACAGGTTATACTGGACCTGCTAGTATAGTAACTGGTCCAACAGGTTACACCGGTCTTCAAGGTCCAACAGGTTACACCGGACCTGCTAGTATAATTACTGGTCCAACAGGATACACAGGACCTGCAAGTATAATTACTGGTCCAACAGGTTACACAGGACCTGCTAGTATAATTACTGGTTCGACAGGTTACACAGGACCTGCAAGTATAATTACTGGTCCAACAGGTTACACAGGACCTGCAAGTATAATTACTGGCCCAACAGGTTATACAGGACCTGCTAGTATAATTACTGGTCCGACAGGTTATACAGGACCTGCTAGTATAATTACTGGCCCGACAGGTTATACAGGACCTGCTAGTATAATTACTGGCCCAACAGGTTCTCCTGGTAGTGCTACACTTACTGGTGCTACAGGTTATACCGGATTTCAAGGCTCGACAGGTTATACAGGACCTGCTAGTATAATTACTGGTCCAACAGGATACACAGGAGCTGCTAGTATAATTACAGGCCCAACAGGATATACTGGAGCTGCTAGTATAATTACTGGTCCAACAGGATATACTGGAGCTGCTAGTATAATTACTGGTCCAACAGGATATACCGGACCTGACAGTATAATTACTGGACCAACAGGGTATACAGGAGCTGACAGTATAATTACTGGTCCAACAGGATATACCGGACCTGCAAGTATAGTAACTGGTCCAACAGGATATACTGGACCTGCAAGTATAATTACTGGTCCGACAGGTTCTCCTGGTAGTGCTACACTTACTGGACCAACAGGTTATACCGGACTTCAAGGCTCAACAGGTTATACAGGAGCTGACAGTATAATTACTGGTCCAACAGGTTACACAGGACCTGCAAGTATAATTACTGGACCAACAGGATATACAGGAGCTGACAGTATAATTACTGGACCAACAGGGTATACAGGTCCTGCTAGTATAGTAACTGGACCAACAGGATATACAGGAGCTGACAGTATAATTACTGGCCCTACAGGTTATACAGGAGCTGACAGTATAATTACTGGACCAACAGGATATACAGGAGCTGACAGTATAGTAACTGGTCCTACAGGTTATACAGGACCTGCCAGTATAATTACTGGTCCAACAGGTTATACAGGACTTCAAGGACCAACAGGGGCTGATGCATCATTAGTGTTAACAAATGATCAAACAAATACAGCACAGTATATTACATTTTATGGAGCGACAGGTGCGACATCAATACTCAATGTAGATTCTGTTTTACAATACAATTCTTTTACGAATACGGTCTCTGCCGAAAATCTCTCACTAACCACGACAAATACTCCTAACATATCTACCCCAATGTTAAAACTCACCAATACGGACCCTGGAGCAGAACCTATTTACCAAACCTTCTATCGCAACTCGCCATCTCCTGCTACAAACGATAAGATTGCCTCCATTTATTTTCAGGGACGGGGACCTTCCAGTGATGTGAATTACGGTCTCATCGAAAGTCGAATTACTACAATTACACCAGCAAACTCAAGATTAGAATTTTCAGTCCAATCAGCTGGAAGTTTAACACCTCAATTGAGTATAACAAGTAATATTGTGAGCGTAACGCCTACATTGAATACCCAAGGTATAAACGCCAGTGGTAATGTACAAATGAATGCTGGATTAATTGATTCATTAGGCGGGTTAGGAACAACGAGCCAAGCCCTTACAACAACCGGCTCAGCCGTTCAATGGGCTACAATAATTCCTCCGGGTGTTATAAATCCATATGCTGGTGCGTCAACTCCTGCTGGATGGTTGGCTTGCGATGGAGCACTCTATGCAACTGCTACCTATCCTCAATTGCACGCTGCCATATCATATACATATGGCGGTTCAGGGTTGAACTTCAACGTACCGAACTTCGAAGGAAATATATTGGTAGGAGCAACAGCAGTACAAGCACTAACTCCTCAACTAGGTTCACTGGATGCTTATGCGACTGCTACTTGGCGAGACGCTCATACCCACACTGTTCCAGCACGAACAGTAACAACGGCAGCAGCATCACCTGGTGAAGATGTCCCTGACCAAACAGGCCCAGTTAATGTTTCAGCGTTCACACACACTCATAGTGTTTCAATTCCATCAATTGTAACAGATAACATAACAATTGATTTATCCGCGATTAAGCGTTCTCGTATTCGTTATATTATTAAATACTAAAATATTACAGCATACAACTTTATAAAAATATCTAACTTTGACTAATGATTTTCTAATTATAAATAACTATATTCAAATAAAAATTGCAAAATATATAAAAGAAGGAAAAATTAATGAACTATCTTTTTTATTTCTTTGTCATTTACCAACCAAACTATCAATAATAGGAGCTACTGGTTATACAGCAGAATACACCTGTATCAACTAATATTACGATAAATAATGCTATTAGCTTGAAAGTACCAAATCGATATTTTTTTAAAAATTAAACTGTAATAATTATTTTTTATCATTTGGTACTTTCAAGAGAATTAGAAGATACAAAACAAAAGTTATCGAATATTAAGAAAGCTTTGGGATTGTAATGATTTAAATTTTAAACAATATTGTTTAAAATTGTAATTTACAAAATATTCTAATTAACTAGAATAATCACCTTTAGAGTCTGAATCACTGTCGTCTTTGTAAGATTTTTTATGAGATTCTCTGTTAGATTCTTTATTTGAATTTTTTCTAACAGGAGCAGGAGGATTAGTTTTACGGGATGTTTGTAATCCGTTTGTTTTAAGTTCCTTGGCTTGTTCTTTAAGAATTTTATTTTGATTTTTAACAACAAGTTTAGAAATTTTTAATTTTAAATCTTTTATAGTTTTATTTACAACTTCATCGATTTGTTCTTCTAGTTCACGATCCATTTTTCTTATATTTTTTATATATCTTTAAGTTATAAAAATTAAATTGAAACTTAAAATTTAGAGAACATTTAAACATATAAATGACGTCTAAATTTGTAAACGCAATGACTACATCTAACGGTGCTTTATCTTTAGGATCTGCGGATCCTGCAGGTAACTATGAAGGATTAATGTCTTTATTTTTTAAAGCAGTTAGAGGATTACCTATTAATAGATTATATGATTATTTGATAAAGGCTAGTAAAGAAAATATAATTGATACCTTTCTTTTAGTATTTAATATTCGAGATTGTAGAGGTGGGAAAGGTGAAAGAGATTTAGGCAGAAAATCTCTTATTTGGTTGTTTATTAATCATACTGAATTATTCTTAAAAATTGTATTACTTATTCCAGAATATGGAAGATGGGATGATTTATTATGTCTATTTCCAACTGTTTTAGACTTGACTGATATTAATTACGTTAGAAGTAATTTTTCTTCTGGTTCTATAACAGGAGAAAAATTACTTGTTCTTCGTTCTAATCAAATAGATATAATGAAAATTTTTACTAACAAGCTTACAGAAGATTACAATATAATGATGAAAGGAGAACCCTGTTCTTTAGCAGCAAAATGGGCTCCTACTGAAGGCGGGTCTTTGGATACTAAAACTGGTGTATTTAAGAATATGGTGAGCGTGATGAATATTACACCTAAAAAATTACGTAAAATGTTATCTGGTTTGCGTTCTTATATTAGAATTGTAGAAAAGTATATGTGTGATCATAAATGGGATGAGATTGATTATAATAAAGTTCCTTCTTGTGCTATGAATCGTCTTAAGAAATCTTTCGAAAAACATGATTCTGAAAGGTTTAATGAGTGGAAGAAAGCTTTATCGAATAACGAACCTAGTATTGCTAAAGTAAATGCGAAACAATTATTTCCTCATGAATTAATAAAACAAATAAGAACTACTCATAATTCCGATGAAGTATTGGAAGGTCAATGGAAAGTAATTGTAGATGAATGTAAAAAACTTGGAGTATTTGATAAAACTCTAGTAGTTGCTGATACATCTAGTAGTATGCATTCTCCAAATTATCTTCCGGTAGATGTAGCTGTTGCTATGGGGTTGCTTATTTCTGGATGTGTTAATGGAGATTTTAAAGATTTTGTGGCTACTTTTAATACAGATCCGCATTTTATTAAAATAAAAGAAGGTTCTCTTTTTGAGCGTTGGAATCAGGTGTTTAATCTTCCATGGGGTGGTTCAACTGATCTTGAGAAAACTATGCAGAAGATTTACGATATGTCTGTTACATTTAAATTATCACCTTCTGATATGCCAAAAATTTTGCTTATAGTTTCTGATATGCAATTTAATGCATGTACAGGTTCATCTATTACAAATTATGAAAATATTAATAAAATATTTGGTTCATCGGGTTTAAAACCGCCTAAAATAGTATTTTGGAATGTTAATGGATCAAGTGAAGATTTTCCAGTTACTTACGATGAAAAAGGTACTTGTCTTATTTCAGGATTTTCTCCTTCAATTATGAAAACAGTTTTGAATGGGTCTGATATGTCTCCGTATATTGTTATGAGAAATACTCTAGATGATGATAGATTGTTAACAGTTCGAGAGGCTTTAAGAGTTAGTAATACTTAAATATATTTGTATGAAATAATATTATAATAATATTATTTTGTAAGCCTATTTAAAACAATACTAAACTTTAGAATAAATGTCAACTATATTAGAAAAAAAACATATGATTCATATTTTAACAGAAGTAGTTGTATTAGTGGCACTAACTTTTTACTTTTCTTCTAAAAACAAGAAGTTACTTGAACATATCGAAGATTTATCTAAAAGACTGGAGGAGCAAGAGGAACTTGTTCAGAATCATGAAAAAATTATTCAACAATTACTTGAAAATGTTAATAAAAATAAGGAAGTTTATAAAAGACAGAGTCCGTCCAATGTTAAATATACGAAACAATCTAATCGTAAAAATAAGGATAAAGTTTTATTAGAAAATAAAAAGAATATTCAAGATATGTTTTATACTCAAGAAGAAGATGTAAAACCTAAATTAAAAAATAAAAATTCTTGTGTTGAAGAAAAAATTAAATTAATTAGTGATAGTGATACTAGTGATTTAGATAATGAAATCGCAGAAGAATTGGATGAATTGAATGTTAATTCTGAAAAAGATACAGAAGATGACTTAAAAAAAAGAACCTAGATAAACAAAAGAGCGGTTTATGCAAACACATATACCCGATAAAAAGGTTGGATGGACCGAAAAAATATCCAGAAAAGAAAGGAAAAATAAGAATAGAAAACAATCTTTATCAGATCCTAGAAGAAATACCATTGTATACGAATCCAATACAAAAAATTATGCATCAATTATTAAACCAGACTCAAAACAGGATATTAAATCTCAATCCGTTGTCAATGAAACTTGTGAATATAAACATGAATTTATCAAGAGTATTAGAACAAGAAAAAGAAGAGTTAGAAACCAGATTCCAAAAGATAGATGTAGTAGTATTGAAGCATGGGAATATGCATATTTTACCTATATTATAGATTTAAAAAATATTTTTGTTGAAGGTGTTAATATGCTAGGATTAGATACAAATTCTGTTGATTTTTTTTCTAATTTTTCTAATTTCATTAAAGATTGTTCATCGGGAGAAATAACTCCTTATATCCAAGAACTAAATGATTATGAAGAAAATATGTATAATAATTATATTAGTGAAAAAGAGAGCTTTAAAGATTAAATATATAAATAATAATAATGGAAGAAATAAAAAATAGACATACTATTGTAGAAGAACTTGATGTTATTAATAATTCAGATTCTGATGATACATTTGAAGAATACCCAAGAGATATACATGTAGATAATATTGAAATTATAGATAATATTAGATTACGTATGATTGAATACTGTGACAATATGTCTTTACCTTTATGTGACTATTTAACACATGATGCAATATGTAATTTTATAGATTTTATTTCATTAGAAAATAAATTAGTGTGATAATAATATTAAACAAGTGTTGTTTAATATTAATTATTAATTTAAGATAATAAACCTAAACATTTTAAGACATGTTTTTGTATTTTAGCTACTTCTTCTGATTTATTTCCATACTCTTCTACATCATCTAATAAATCTTCTATGTTGACTTCACTCTGATCTGATTCTTCATTTGGTTCTTCTGATTCTTCTGATTCTTTAACATATTTCTTAAGATCTTTTGTTGATTGCTGTTTCCAGTATTTTTTATCTTTTTTCATATATTTAGAATCTAGTAGTTTTTTGATCAGTTCTTTTCTTTCTCTCATTTTCATTACAGACTCTCGGAGTGTTTGTAGGTCTTTAAGTTTCCAGTATTCTTCGTTTTTGTTTCTATATTCTGCTCTGACTAACTTTTTAATAAGTTTCTTTTTTTCAGCATCTTCTTCTGAATCTTTGAAATATTTAAGTTCTTTTTTTGATTCTTCTTCCAACAATTTTTTATCTTTTATATTAGTTAATAATAGTTTTTTCATTTCTCTTTTTTCTTTCATTTTCATCACAGACTGTCGAAGTGTTTGTAGATCTTTAAGTTTCCAATACTGTTCATTTTTGTTTCTATATTCTCCTTTTACTAACTTTTTAATAAGTTCGTTTTTTTCTATTTCTTCAGCATCTGGTTCAGATTCAGACGATTCTTCTTGTTCAGAAGGTTCTTCTTCTGATTCTTCTAAAGCATTTTTCAAAGATGTTATAGCATCTAATGTTCCTACTATAGTTTTACCTTTATATTTAAAAGAATTATCGGGTTCGTGATGTTTTGCTTCTTCTGGATTAACACATACACCAGGTGTATTACTGGCGTCACATACTAATCCATCATCACACAATAAATCTTCTTCTGGATTACATCGTGCGGTTTCAGTTGAACATAGATAATTAAATTGACCAGGTCTTGTTTTTGGTAAACCGTTAATTAATCCATTTTGTCTTAATAATTTACCAGCTTCTTTTAAAGGAAGTGCTTGAAATTGTTCTAAAGTTAAACCTTTACATACTTTCTCTTTTTTAGAAGTTTTAACACCTTTTTGTTGAACTTTAATTATAAATCTTCTCAAAAGAGCGTCATCTTCTTCGTCGAACTTTTGATCGTTAGTAATATCGTAACCTTCTTTTCTTAGCTTTTTTAAATGCTTTTTTAATTCATCAAAAGTCATGCTTTTTAACTTTTCTTTATCTAGTATTTTGACCATTTATTTACAAAATATATTTTTATTTTTTGTAAAAGTAAAAATATATACATATTTAAAAAATTGTTATAATTTTTCTCATATTATAATCTTGTATATTATCTCGTGGTTTACCCAATTGATTTCCAACTAAATGAGTACCTCCATCTGTAATGATATCAAAATTTAAGTGTATATGACCTGATATCCAAGTGTCTATATTATCTTTCACAAGTAAGTGATCTAAATTGCTTGCGTAAAGAGATAAATATTTACCTCTTTTATTAATATTTGGAGTGTCAAATATAGAATATGTAGGCATATGATGAGTAACTACTATAAGTTTTTTATTAAGTTTTTTACAAAAATCAATCATATCAGTGATATATCTTAGTTCTTCGTAAAATTTTTTTTTATAAATATATGTGTTCATTCCTTTTATGCGAACAATATATTTTGGTATTTTTATAGTTGGATTACTCCATAAAGTACAGCCAACTATACATATATTATTTATTTCTATACAAGATTTATTCAAAACATATAGATTTTTTATAAAGTGTTCAAGAATTTTTATACTTCTTAATAAAAATTTCATTGTACAAGGTTTAATATCTTTTTGTATATAATATTCATGATTTCCTGGTATATATATAACTATTTGAAAATATTTACATAATTTAGTAAGAAATTCTTTTAGTTGTTCAATTTTATAAAACGACCCTATATCACCAGCTAAAATTAAAATATCGGCTGAAGGTGTTATAAAAGATAAAGGATCCAAATAATTTTCTGTGTTACATTCAATATGTAAATCACTTGCGATTTGAAAAGTAAGCATTATAAGTAAAAATACAATAATTATTGTATATATATTTTTAAATTAAAAATATTTTATTTTATATAGATTAAAAAAGTATTAATTTTATTTAAACATTTTAAAATTAAGTTAGATAAACTATTGTAAATTATTTTATGTTGATTTGGTATCACTTTAATTTTTAAAAGTTAACTTTTAAAAATGTTGATTTGGTACTTTCAAGTATATGAATATGATTTATTCTAACAGTTAAAATATCGATTTGGTATCTTGAAGATTAAGATACCAAAATTTTTAATAACTAATTTTTTATTCTGGTATATCATTTATATTAATATTAGGACCTTTCATTTTTCTTTTCCTTACAGGTATATCACTTCCTGTAGAAGTATTCATATTATTAATCATACTCATTAGATTAGAACCTGTTTTTTTCATAATCATTTTACTTACAATAAAAAATGCAGCATTCATTATAACAAGAAAAAGAAGACGCAATTCTACAGGCCATTTAGAACCAGATGGAACATACGATTTTTCTCCTATTTCTATTAGTAATTTTTCATAAGAATTCATAGAAACTATTTGTTGTTGAGTAAATCCTTGCATATCAAATTTAAGAAAACTACCAAAAATAAACTCTGTAAGCATAAATCCTCCTATTAAATATGTTTTATAATTTTCAACGCTTGAATCTAATGATAATCTTCTAACACTGTCATCGTAAGATTTCTGCATTGTTTGATGATCAGAATGTATAGAAAATTCCGGTATCGGAGCGTTAGGATATGATTTTTTTAACAACTCAAATTTAAATAATAATTCTCTTTTTTTATCTTCACTTTCATTTTCTGACATATTTATTTGATTTATATCACGTAAATGACCTTCTTTTTTATAAGTTCCTTGTTGTTGTAGTTCTGCTAGAGTAGGAGGTGAATACTCTTTGTGAACTTCTTCATATTGTTTTCTATAAGAAGTAGAACGATGAGAAGATTTATGTTTAAATTTATCTTCATAGTGTTTACTATATTTATCTACACTCTTTTTATCGTTACTATCTACACTTCTTTTACTAAATTCTTTTTCCGAACTAGTGTCGTTTAATAATTCTTTTAATCTATCTGATAAATCATCATCACTTTCTTTATCATTCTCACTTTTTTTATCGTCTTCATCATAATTATCCCTATATTTTTGTTTATTTTTATCTTTACGTCTATATTCTTTATCATTATCACTCTCACTATCTTTATTTCTATCGTTATCACTGTCACTATAACTATTTTTGTTTCTATCGTTATCAATATAACTATTTTTATTTCTATCGTTATCAGTGTCACTATATTCTTTATGGTTATCACTATTTTTGTTTCTATCGTTATCGTTATCGTTATCACTATATTCTTTATTCACTGGTTCATACTTGTCTTCAATTTTTTCTTTGATTTCATCACCGCTGTTATAGTTTTTATCTTCTTCGGAATCAACAATTTCTATTTTATTTATGGGTATTTCTGGTACAGATTTAAGTGTAGAGTCTGATATAATTGGAATATGTTCTGTGTTGATTAAATCTTGTTTAATTTTTAATTTGTTTTCCAATAATTCTAGATATAGTCTTGGGATTTTAGGGAATGCTTGAGGTCTGTCAGGCATTTTTTCATCTTTTGATAGATAAACTTTGACCACTTTTAATTTATTTTTCTTCAACATTTATTGAAATATGATGATAACTTTAAATACCAAAAAATATTAGAAAAAATAATATTATTTTTTCTTTTTTGTAATAAAAATGATGATAATAACAGTATTTGTTTTAATATTTTCAATATTACTATTATCTTATGGTGTATACTTACTTTCACTTATGAATAAAGATCTAACTGATAATAAAGTATTACCTGATTATGTTAAGAGTAATTTAAAACTTGTTGGGAGTTTATCTATTGCGCTTGGATTATTAGGTCTTGCATATTGCGCTTGGTGTGTTTTCGGTAAAAATAAAGTTGTAAATAATAAATATGATCTATTTAATAGAAAAATGACTGACTCGGAGTTTGAAGACGCAACTTTAGAATCAATTGACCCAGAATCAAACGCTGAATTTGGTTTTAAATTTTATTAAATAAACTTAAATTGATTTATATATATTAATATAAATCAAAAACAAATGGATTCAAAAACTGATAAACAATTATCTATAATTTCAAGTATTAAATGGGATGTTGGATCACATACAGAATTTTCAAAATGTATATACAATACTATAGAAAAAAGTATTTTTTATGGTATGAATGTTACTCAATTTTTTTTAGGATCTCCTAAATCCTTTACTAGACATAGAACATCAGATGAAGATATTAATAAGACTTTAAAAATTATTAATCATTTTCCATTGCATATATTCAGTCATTTTCCTTATGTATCTAATTTAGCTGGTTCTGTTAAACAACTTGCATGGAGTGGAAATAAAGAACAGGATTCTAAAACACACACAATTATTAAAGAATTAGAGTACGAATTATCTGTTATAAGTAAATTAAAAAGTAATGGAAAGAAAAATGGTGTTGTTATTCATCCTGGAAATTTTGAAGACAGACATTTAGGTATTTCTACTATTGCTAAAAGTATTAATAAAATTAATTTCGCAGAAGGTTCTACTCTTATTCTAGAAAATGCAGCAGGTCAAGGTTGTTCTTTAGCAACTACTTTCAAAGAAATAAAAGAAATATACGATCATGTAGATAAAGATAAACAAAAACATATAGGGGTATGTGTTGATACTGCTCATATATGTGGTTATGGTGAATATGATTTATCCAAATGTTCAGAAGTTAATAGAATGTTTGAAGAATTTGATAATATAATTGGAATAGAAAAATTTACTCTTTTACATTTAAACGATAGCGTTGTAGAGCTAGGATCTAAAAGAGATTGTCATGCGTGTATCGGAACAGGTCATATATGGAAAAATGATTTTACATCTCTTATTTTACTTCTAGATAGATGTAAACAATATGGGATACCAGTTTTACTAGAAACTGATGCTCTTGATATGTTAACATTAGCTTCTATTAGTGATTCTACGCAAAATTAAGTATATTGAATTTAAAAACATATTACTCATAATAAATAAAATGATTCTTACAAATACAGAAAATGATAATAAGAATAATACTATTAGTAATAAATTAACACAGAAGAATTTTACTAGAGAAGATGTTGAAGGATTAGGAAATCTAGTTAATCTGGTAGATTCCGATGATAATAAATTGGATATGTTTTGTTATGCTAAATGTTCGTCACAAGATAATGAACTTCTCAAACAATGTAGAGGGGTTATTTTTAAAGGTTCACAGCTTATTTTGAAAGCTTTTCCTTTTACGACTGAATATAATCACACAGAAACAAAAAATATCAATGAAGTTTTTTTAAATTTAAGTGATTGGGCGTTTTTTGAATCACACGAAGGAACTCTAGTTAGAGTTTTCTATTTTGAAAATAAATGGTATATATCTACACATCGCAAACTTGATGCTTTCAGAAGCAAATGGGCTAGTAGAGAGTCTTTTGGGCAATATTTTAAAAATGCTCTATTAAGTGAAGAAGAAAATAATAATATATTTAAGAATTCTCTTCCAACAGGAAAAAATGATATTTTAGAACGTTTTCAAGAGACTTTGGATAAGACAAAACAATATATGTTTCTTATCAGAAATTCTAATGAGAATAGAATAGTCTCGGATGCTCCTTCTAGACCTACTGTTTATCACGTAGGAACTTTTATTAATGGTGAATTAAATCTTAAGGAAAATATTAATATTCCATTTCCTAAATCTCTTACTTTCAATAATGTAGATGATATATTATATTATATGAAAAATGTTTATTATACAGAAACACAAGGTGTTATAGCTTTTGATATCTCTAATAACAGACAGGTTAAGGTAGTGCATAAAGATTATCAAACTCTCTTTAATGCTAGAGGAAATGAACCTAGTATAAAATTTAGATATCTTCAAGTACGTCAAACAAAAGTTCAAGACATGTTGTTTCATCTTTATCCTGAAATGGCTAATGTATTTGATGATTATGAAAAGTGTCTTTATAATATTTCTAACAATATATATAAAGCTTATGTTGACCGTTTTATTAAAAAGCAATATGTTACTGTAGACAAAGAAGAATTTAATGTTATTAAAGAATGTCATTCATGGCATTTATCTGATAGAACTTGTAATCGTGTTAATATTAATAAAATAGTTGATGTGTTAAATAAACAATCCCCTACAAGTTTGAATCGTATGATTCATAGATTTAAACTTGTACAAAATTCGCAAACATTAAACGACGAAAAAAAAGACCAAGTTAAAAATATAAAGTTTTTAAAAAAGAATAATCAAACAGATTCTTGATAAAAATATAAGAAATTGATTTATTAAATTTATAAAAATAAATTTAATAAATGTCTAAATCAATAGAAACTAATGTTTTATTTATAGGAGATCCTCATATCCAAATTGATAATATTCAGGAAGTAGAACTATGTCTTAAAAAACTAATTATATTAATAAAAGAAAAGCCTCCTACTTTTATTGTTATAGCAGGTGATTTACTTCATACACATGAAAGATTACATACAACACCTCTTAATAAGTGTTATGATTTTATTAATGAGATGAGGAATATTTGTAGAACTTATGTATTAGTTGGAAATCATGATTATGAGAATAATTCACAATTTTTAACTACTAATCATTGGATGAATGGATTAAAAGAATGGAAAAATGTTGTTATTATAGATAAAGTAATTGTAGAAAATATTAATAATAGACAATTTACATTTGTTCCATATGTTTCACCTGGTAGATTTAAAGAAGCATTAGATACAGTTTTTAGTGATGAAAAAATGGATTTATTAAATTCTGATTGTATTTTTGCTCATCAAGAATTTTTTGGATGTAAAATGGGTGCTATAGTTTCAGTAGAAGGAGATAAATGGCCTATTGATTATCCTAATATAATATCTGGTCATATTCATTCTAGACAAACACCTCAAAAAAATATTTATTATTCTGGAAGCATGCTTCAACATGCTTTCGGTGAGAGTACAAAGAATATTGTTGCATATTTAATTTTTAATGATAATCCGGGTTATTTTTTAGAAGAGATTGATTTAGAATTACCTAGAAAAAAGATAATTTATATGGATGTTGAAAATTTAGACGATTATAAATTAGTAAAAACTGAAGATAAAATAAAAATTACAGTATCTGGAAGTTATGAACAGTTTAAAGCATTGAAGAAAACTAAAAAATATAAAAGTATTATTGATACTGGAGTAAAAGTGGTTTTTAAATCAAAAAAAATAGAACATAAGGAAAATGTACCAGAAAAAGTTGTTAATGAGACATTGTTTTCTACAATATTAACAGAGATAATAAACAATGAAAAAGATAAATATCTGTTTCAAACTTATGAATTAGTTGTAAATAATAAAAATATAGATTTTAATGATATATTGTATGTAGATTAAAATAGAATAAAAATAATTTATATATTGTATATATAAATTATGTATGCACAAAATAGAAATGTTACTTATATAGATGATCTACCAGATTTAGATGATTTAGAACAACAAGTTAATACTAATGTTTATCAAGAAACTATTCCTGATAAATATAAAAAATTTATCAGGAATAGTAGTCAATTATTACCAGAATCAGGAATGGTTCCTTTCTATAATCCACAGCCTGATAAGACTCCTTCTCACTCTGTAGAAAATAATGTTACATCTCAATCTATGACCTGTTTAGATGTTCATAGTCATATAATGCACTGTCCAATTTGCTCCAAATTTTTTAAATTTGATAATACTGTGTATATTATAGCTATTGTTGTGTTAACTATAGTTTGCATTCTTTTATTAAAAAGAGTTCTAAATGTGTAATATGTGAAAATTATTATTTTTAAAAATGTCAACTCCTTTCAAAATAATTAAAACATAATATGTTTTAATTTAATTATAAAAACAAGAAATAAGTACGATAAATGGAACAACAATCTGTAATAGATAATATTCCCAAAGAAAATAATACAGTAAATATAACATATTTTTCAACAGAAACTGACACAGATAATAAATCTAATAGTTGGAAGTGTGGAGATTTTGACACTTTAGTCTTATCAGGAGGTTCTATACATGCTATTGTTATGCTAGGAGCTCTACAGTATGCAGAGGATAATTTCTTATTAAAAAAAATTAATACTTTTATAGGAACTTCAGCTGGATCTATATGTTGTTATTTATTAGCTATAGGATATACACCTATAGAAATAATGGTATATTTATGTACCAAACAAGTATTAGAAAAAATGAAACATTTTAATATTGTAGCAATGATGAATGGAAATGGAGGTACATCATATTTACATATTCAAGATCAAATAGAAAAAATGACTATAGAAAAAATAGGTAGATTATTAACTTTATCAGAACTTAATACTTTATTCAAAAAAAAACTTATATGCTGTACATATAACTTAACTAATAATTGTGAAGAATTGTTAAGCTATGAAACACATCCAAATATGCCTTGTCTAATAGCTTTAAGAATGAGTTCAAATCTTCCTTTTATTTTTGATAATTTTAAATACACAGGATGCTTTTATACAGATGGAGGAATTTCAAATAATTTTCCTATAGATATAGGAGATACTATAGGAACTAAAATTTTAGGTTTAACACTGCACACATTTAACTTTGAGTTTAAAAATAAAGAAAATACAATAGAATATATATATCAATTAATGTTAATTCCAGTAAATCAAAGCATAATAAATAAAATAAATAAAGCATCAGATAAATGCACTATAATTAAACTAGAAACAAGTAAAACACCGTTTTTCGATTTTAATATAGATACTTACACAAAATTAGAAATGTTTTCAAACGGATTTTCACAAATGAAAAGTAATTTTGAAAAGTAATTTTGTGTATATTAAAATACTTTAATTTTTAAAAGTTAACTTTTAAAAATATAAATTTAATTATGTATACATTCCTAGAGGAATTGATACATCATCTTCTGTTTTTAATTTTGATTTTTTAAAGATTACTATAGTATCTTCTAGATCCTTTTTAGTTAAAATAAATTTATGTTCTTTATCAAGTATAAATACTCTTTTTGCATGTATCATTTTACATTTACTTAAAAAAATTTCTATATCTCCTCCAGCATATTTAAAACAATTCATATCCTTTTTTAATAAGTTAATAATATCGTTTTTATCAACTCCTGATATCCAATTCATATCAGATATCATTTTTAACATGATATCCGCTAGTTCTTCTGCTTTATATTTTTCTATTTTATGGACCCATTGAAATCGTCTTTCTAATCCTTTATTCTTTTTAAAAAATCTATTAATTATATCATCCTCATAACCAGCTCCAATGAAACAAAAATCATTCTTATGTTCAGACAAAAAAGCTGTTATAGTTTCAATAGCCTCATCTGAAAATATATCTTTTTCACTATTTCTAGGAGTTAATGAATACACTTCATCAACAAATAAAACTCCCCCTATACAAGACTCTAATAATTTACGAGTCTTTATAGCAGTCTGACCTAAATATCCAGCTATAAAATCATCTCTATGAGCTATTATAAAAGGACCTGATTCAGATAATACTCCCATTGCTTGATATAATTTAGCAATAATACGCGCTACTGTAGTTTTTCCACAACCAGGTTCTCCAAAAATCATAGTATGTAAATACTCTTCGTTTTTATTTCTTATATGCATACCTTGTAAATAATAAATTATCTGATAAAAAATAGTATCCTTTAAAGATTCCATCCCTATTATTTTATCCAATTCTTCTAGATGAGGAACTATATTCCATAACATAATACTATTTATATTTTTGTAAAATGTCAGAGTCTTACCAATTTCTATTAAATCTTTTATAGAATTTACTAAAGGAGCCGTCTCAATTTTTAAAATTTTTTTCTTAATTTTATTTTTTTCAGTAGATTTACGTTTTGTACTCATTTATTAATATAATACTTTATTGTTTTTAGATTAATACTATTTTGTAATAGTTGAATTACAAAATATTTAAGCGAGTATCGATTTAACCTTGTTTATTTAAACGAGGTAAATAACTGATAGACTTAAAAGAGCATTTGCTACACTGTGTAATACCAGAAGATTTAGTTAGATCATGATTACAACGATTCACCTCTAATAAAATTTTAGGGAATCTTGCAGAATGAGTAACAACTTCCACATCACCAGATTTAATTTTTTTTTCGTTTTCGTTTGCCATTTGTAATTTATACTTTTTATATTTAAGTTTATTCAATTTTAAATTTAACAATAAATAAAAATGATATTTAAGTTTTAATAAACTATAAATTACAAATGGGAATCACAAACCTAAACAAATTCTTGAGAAATAATTGTCCTTCAGTATTTGAAGAAATTCACATTACTGAATATAGTTTTAAAAAAATAGCTATAGATATCTCATTATATCTATGTAAATTTAAATCAGCTTACGGAGACCGATGGTTATCTGCTTTTTTAAGTCTTATAGCTTGTCTTCGAAAAAACGAAGTTCACTGTGTATTTATATATGATTCTGGATGCGTCCCAGAAAAAGAAGCAGAACGTAAAGAAAGATCCGACCAAAGAATAAAACTTGAAAATAGAGTAGAAGAACTTGAAGAAGCAGTAAAAAAAGTTCATTTGACAGGAGAAATAGATGAAATTCTTATAGAATTATATAAAAAAAATACAAAAAAAAATGAACCCAAAAGACTACTCCGTCAATCTACAGACTCTTTTAACCTAAAAGTTGTAGAAGAAGCAGTTATAAAAATGAGAAGTCATATATTAGAAATATCAAAAGAAGATTTTCTACTTACAAAAGAATTATTTAAAATACTTAATGTTCCTTACTTTGACGCTCCTTTAGAAGCTGAAACTATGTGTATTATAACAGATTCTTACGTATCATTAAATAATGGCATTAGTATAAAAGTAAAATTATTAGATAATTATTTATCACCAGTTTTATCACACAACGACGAACATATAGTAAAATCTTCTACTTTAGCTTATAAATATAAAGGAAATAAAAAAGTTATTAGACTTACATTACAAGACGGAACATACCTAATTTTAACTCCGGATCATAAAATAATGACGGCGTCTAACGAATGGATAGAATCCCATCATTTATTTAATGACAGAGTTAAAGTAAGTATTTGTTATCCAAAAGTTGACATAGAAAAAGAAATAGAAGAATCTACACATTGGTCTTTAAAAACATCAAATTACACTTTTACTTGTCTTAATATCAAAGAATATTATAAAACTTTAGCACTCTCTAGATTATTAGGTTTTATATCAACAAAATATTGGAAAGAAACATCAAATAATTCACAAACTCAACATGATATCCAAGCTATAATAGACGATATATTTTTATGCACAGGATGCACATTTAAACAATCTAATAAAGACGACTTAAAAATTCTTGTACAATGCAAATTAAACGAGTATTTTTATGATTTAATAGATTGTTCTAACATTCCATCTTTTATTTTAAGTAAAGAGTGTCCTATAGGTATAGTAAGAGAATTTGTAGCAGGATTATTTGGAGGAGATGCAATTAGTCCTTTTATTTCAAATAATGAATTTACTTCTATAAATTTTTCGCATTTTTGTGAAGAATATTTAAATGATATTCAAATACTTATTAAACGTTTTGGTATTGATCATTCAATAAAAAATAATATATTAATTTTTTCAGATACACTTAAATTCTCTGAACTTATTGGATTTAGATATTGTATTCATAAAAGTTGGAAGCTTTCTATAGTTTCATCCTATATAAAAATGTGTAAATATCGTGTAATAGAAAAAGATGATCATACTTTCATTGATCCAAAAACATATCTAGAAGAAATAGAAGTATTTACCAGTTTTACAAAAAATCATAATAATTTTTATACTGAAAAAATGTCTGATATCATACCTACATTTAATCTTAAAGTAATATGTATTGAAGATTTCGAATATGCAGAAGTATGTGATATAGAAGTTGATTCAACTCATAACTTTTTAGCAGAAGGAATTGTAACACATAATTGTTCTGATTTATGTAAAAGAGGTTTAGTAGATGGTGTTCTATCAGAAGACACAGATGTTCTTGCATATGCAGCACCAATATTTTTATCTAAAATTAACATAAATAATGGTACTTGTATTAGAATAAAATACGATCATCTTTTATCTGAATTAGAACTAAAATGTAATGAATTCCTAGATTTGTGTATTATGTGTGGCACAGATTATAATAAAAATATTCCTAGAGTAGGTCCAGAAAAATCTTATAAATATATTCAAAAACATTCTACTATTGAAGAAATTGGAGAAAAAAATCCAGAGTTAGATACAAGTATTTTAAATCACGTTAGAGGTCGTGAATTATTTAGAGAATACGAACAGAAAAATATAACAATACCTTATTGTGGTTCTCCAGATTTTCAACTTCTTACAGAATTTGTATTCAAACATAATATAAAATGCAGTATTGATGGACTAAAAGAATCTTTTATACATACTACTACTATAGTTTTAGAAGATGAAACTCCTACACAACTAAACATATTGTTAAAAGATGAAACTCCTACACAACTAAACATATTGTTAGAAGATGAAACAGATATAATATTAGAAGAATAAAGTAATAAAATTTAATTTGTATAATATTTTACAGTTTAATTTCTAAAGTTAACTAAATAAACTATTAAATCTTGATTTAGTGTTAAAGAATAAAATATTCTTTTTTTTATTATTACTTTAATTAAAGTAATAATGTACAGACTTTCTAAGAATATGTTAAAACCAGAACAATTTTCTGAGCCTATAGAATACTCTATATATAAGGGTTTTAAAATACAAAGTGTTGAAAATTTTCAACACTTGTCTCCTAAAAAAGATGATAATAATGTTATTGAAATGAAATTTGAAACTTTAAAAAATACTAGTACTTCAAATCCTAATATATGGGGACCTGCAATGTGGTTTACATTACATAATACAGCCATAAAATATCCAATTAATGCATCACCTTTATATATTTCAAAAATGAAAGATTTTATAATGGCTATACCATATATATTACCTTGTGAAAAATGTAAAGTTCATGCTAATAATTATATAGATACAATAAAAGATCAATTAGATTTTATTTGTAGCGGTAGAGATTCTTTATTTAAATTTTTTGTAGATTTTCATAATTCAGTAAATAAACGTAACAATAAAAAAGAAATTACATACGAAGAAGCTTATAAATTATATAATAGCAATGTTAATGTAACTAGAATAAGTTATAATTAAAAATAATTGAATAAATATTAAAATTATTTTAATATTTATCAAATGTCTCTTAAAGATCTTTGTATTAATAACTTGCTAGAACAAATTAAAAAACTTCCTCCTCTTTTAAAAGAAGAGATTACTGGTATATCTATTAATGCTATTAGAAAACAAGAAAGAAAAAAAATTTTAGAAGAACTCGTCTTATCTTGTTCTATTGTAATTGAAGATGTAACACAAGCTATTATAAAGTCTTATAGTACAGGAAACAGATGGACAAGATCAGAATATACTAAAGATATGGATGAAGATATATATAAATTATGTGTGAATATATCACAAAATTTTATAGACAAATATCCATCTTTATTACAAAATTTATATCCAACCGAAGAAGATAGTGATATAAATATAGATTATTATTTACAAACAAGGTGATTTAAAATAATCTTTTAAAAATTAAACTATAATTATTTGATCTTCAAGTTATTTTTGTTTCAAAGTTTAGAAACAAAAATATAAAAATAAAAACGAAATATGGAATTAGAAAAGCTTAAATATCAAATGATGTCATCACAATTACAATCTGGAATTAAATTATCTAAAAAACAAAATGATGCTTTTTCACTCATGATCAAAGGAGGAAATGTTTTTATAACAGGAGTAGCTGGTAGTGGTAAAACAGAGTGTATTAAACTTTTTATAAAAATATATAAATCTGAAAAAAAGATAGGAATAACTAGTACTACAGGTATTTCTGCTTTATTATTTGGAGGAGTTACTTTACATGCATTTTTAGGTATAGGATTGGGGGTAGAATCTGTAGATGATTTGACATCAAAAATATATAAGAGACCTCATTTAAGAAAAAGGTGGAATGAATTAGAGATTTTAATAATAGATGAAATATCTATGTTATCTCCAGATTTATTTGATAAAATAGAAGAAATAGGTAGAAGAATTAGATACGATGAAAGACCTTTTGGAGGAATTCAGCTTGTTCTTTCAGGTGATTTTTGTTTTTCTGGAGATACATCTATTTTAATGTATAATGGTAGTCTTAAATTAGCTAAAGATATTAAAATAGGTGATAGTATAATGGGTGATGATCAATCTTGTAGAAAAGTATTAAATTTATTTCGAGGAATAGCTCCTATGTATAAAATAAGTTTTCCGGAAGATCAATCTATTATTGTTACTGGTAATCATACATTATGTTTAAAACATATACCTGAACAACAAATAGATTGGGATGAAATATATAAATGTTGGGTAGTCTATTATTGGAATAATAATATGATAACAAAATTATTTTATGTAAATAATGAAAATAAAAAAGATGAAGTTTATAATCAAGCTCTTTTATTTAGAGAATCTTTACCTATTGATAATATAATAGAAGTAACAGTTAATAATTTTGTAAAGTTACCTAAAAATATTCAAAAACAATTAGAGTGTTATAAAGTAATTATTGATAGATGGCCTGGTAAAAAACAATGTGATTTATTAATATCTCCGTGGTCACTAGGAATGTGGCTAGGGAGTGATAATAATGTAATGAATTTGGAAGGAATTGATAAAGAAAAATATAAGGAATTATCCACAAACTTTAACAAATTAGTTAGTAAAAATATTCCAGATGAATACATGTATTCATCTAAAAAAGACAGATTAGAATTATTAGCAGGTTTTATAGATATAAATAGTATTTTGTATAAAAATACTGTTATAATATATCAGAATATATTATTAGGAAATCAAATATGTTTTTTAGCTAGATCTGTAGGATTAACTTGTAATTTAAAGTATATTGAAGAAAATAATGATAAAATATGTAGATGTTTAATTACTGGAAGTATATATGAAATACCATGTAGAAATGAAAATAAAAAAATATATCAAGATAAAAAATATAAGAGAGTTCCAATGAATATAACAATAACTCAACAAAAAGAAGATTATTTTTACGGTTTTGAAACGGATCTTAATAGAAGATTTCTGTTGGGAGATTTTATTGTAAGTCATAATTGTCAACTTCCTTGTGTAAAGTCAAAAGATTTTTGTTTCGAGTCTAAAACATGGGATAAATGTATTCCGGAAAGTAATGTAATATATTTGAATGAAAATATGAGACAGGAAAATCAAGAATTTCAAGAATGTTTGAATAATATAAGAATTGGATATATTCCACAAAAAACTAGAAAGTTGTTAGAAAGTCGTATAAAAGCAGTTTTAAAAAATGATTTTGGTATTAAACCTACAAAGTTATTTTCAACTAATTATTCTGTTGATGTTATAAATAACGAAGAGTTAGATAAATTAGCAGAGTCAGGTCTTGAATTTTTTGAATATAATATGGAGACAATTGTTTATCCAGGTGTAAAAGATAAACAATATGTAATAGACAAATATAAGAAAAATTGTAACGCGTCTGAAACTCTTCATTTATGTAAAGGTGCTCAAGTTATGTTATTATATAATATGGATGTAACTGAAGGTCTTGTTAATGGATCTAGAGGAGTTGTAGTAGATTTTATTGGTGATCTTCCTATTATAAAATTTCTAAATGGTAAAGAAATAATTATTGATTATCATATATGGGAGGTTGAAGAACAAGGAAAAAAGGTTTTAAAATCAATACAAATTCCTCTTAAACTTGCTTATGCATGTACTATTCATAAAATGCAAGGTTCTACTTTGGATTATGTAGAAGTTGATTTAAGTAATTTATTCGAGTTTGGAATGGCTTATGTAGCTTTGAGTAGAACTAAAAATTTGGAAGGTTTAAGTATAAATGGTATAGATTTTGATAAAATTACTTCTCATCCTAAAGCTTTGGAATTTTATAGTAAATTAAATAAAAATATTTAAAAATCTTATCTATAACAACTATCATGTATTTAATAACATAAAATACATGATACTATACATTATAAATGTTATCAATATATTACTACGAACATTTTTAATAATAAAATCCAAACTTTATTTGTGAAATCAGCTTAAAAGTATTTTTTAAATAAGCTACTTAAAAACAAGCTAACTTTAATTAAAATAAAGATGCCAAGAAAAGCAACACAACCAAAATCTACTAAGAATAGTGATAAGAATACCGAAAATAATGTTACTGAAACTCAAGTTACTGAAAAGCCCGTCCCTGAAAAGACAGAAGAGAAGGTTCCAAAGAAGTCTAAAGCTTCAGCAAAAAAGGTGAAGGAGACTGTTGATACAGTTGTCCCACCTACTACTAATGAACCAGATCTTTCTGATGTAGAAGATGGAGAAACTACTTTGGATAAGAAAGCTCGTCAAGTTCCAACTAAAGAGACTGTTACTTCAGGATTTGAAGAGCTGGTTTCTCTTGTTGATGAGGAGATTGAACGTTTACGTGATAGTCAGCAAAAGTCTAAAGGTATTAAATTTTTAAGAACTTTAGGTAAGAAAGTTAAGACTCTTCAATCACACTCTTCTCGTGTTATGAAACAAAAAACAAAGACTAATCGTAAAAACAATACTAATTCCGGATTTCTAAAGCCAGTCAAGATTTCTAGCGAAATGGCTAAATTCACCGGATGGAAGCCTGAAGATTTGAAGTCTCGAGTAGATGTTACTAAATTTATATGTAATTATATTCGTGAACATAAGCTTCAAAACCCAGAAGATAGACGTCAAATTGTAGCCGACAAGAAGTTATCGAAACTTCTTGATTATAATGAGGGTGACAAGCCACTAACTTATTACAGAATTCAAACTTATATGAAGAAACATTTTACTAATCCAGATGCAGCTCCTGCTTCTAAATAATTTTTAAAAATAATAAAATTTTATTATACTTAATAGTATAATAAAATTTTTGGATATTAAATTAGGTGTTTTCTAAATGTAAAAGAAATCCTTCCTTCTTTTATTTTTTTTTCTTCAGGAATTTCATGTGTAAATTCTTTTTGAAAATCTCCTCCCATATGAATTAATTCATATGACACTGTAGGTATATCTTGTATAATTTTATTAGTTTTTTTATCTCTTATTCTAAATTTTCTTATGGCACCGCAAGATATAGCAACTACTCCTACATTACTCAACCCCTTTTCATCATCACTATGTTTACCTATACTATCTCTACCATCTTTATATTTATTTATTAAAATACCATTAAAATCGGCTTTATATAAAATATTTACAATTTGTAATAATATTTCTAAAGATCCTTTTAGAACTTGTGATTTAGCTAACTGCCCTGAATAATGATATCCTATTGATTCATTAGAAAAGAAACCAATACTCCTATGTTGCATACATTCTTTTCCAAATATTCTAATTTTAGGATTTTCTAATAATTTATCTTTTACTTCATCTACACATTTATCTATAATATTTACCATAAAAGGAACACTTCTTACAGACAAAAAAGAACTTTCAGTTTTTATTACATATTTTATAGTATATTTGTAAAAATCTAAAATATTTTTAGCTAACTCTATATATCCTTTATTTTTTTCTACACAATAATATGAATAGAAAATTAATAAACTTATAATAATATAGTTATTTATTTTTTTCAAATATCTATTGTCATGTGTTTTACAAAATTTTTTAATCATTCTTTGATCCTCCATATTAGTTTTTTCAGATACTTTTATTAAGTTATTCATTTTTTTATTATTCATATTATTTATATTTTCAACTTTATTCGTGTACCATAAGTATATTATTTTCTATAGCATATAAACCAACCTGATACAGTTGTTCTAAAGGTATTAATCCATATCCTACAGAAGCGTGTCTATCCTTACGACTTGCTAAAGGATATTTAGAATCATTAAAATGTATAAGTCCAATAGGACATTTATTTTTCACAAATATCATTAACGCTTCATAAGGCATAAAACCAGATGCAAATACATGACACGTATCTAAACATATTTTTGTAACTTTTTTAGTTTCATCAGGTAAATTGTCATAAAAATTTGCTAATTCATTAACATCACTTAAAACTTCTATTCCAGCTCCAGTCTCTAAAAGTAATGGACACTTTTCAGTAGCTTCTGTAGCAGCATCTACTACATTATTAAACATATGTGCAACCGCAATAGATATATCCATATTAACTTTTTTTCCTAAATGTACAACAACACCTTTACAGTTCATTTTTCTTCCTATTATTAATTGTCTTTTTAGTTGTTCTGCTGGAATCCAATCATCGTATTTACATTTCTTTTCTAATATTTTTTCTCTCAAACATCCTTCTTCTCTACATAAATTTATAACATAAGGAGCGTGTATAAATAATTTTATATTTTTGTCTCTAACAATCTTATAAGTTTTTTCAACATCAGATTCTGTTTCTGTTATATTTCCACCTAAAGGCGGACTTACAAAAATTTGTAAAGGAACTCTAACTGTTGTATATTTTTCTACAGTTTTCCACACTTTACCACTAAATTTTTCAACGTGACTTCCTATATAAGGTTTTACTTGAAAATTATACATCATAAAAACAGTCATATCCATAGGAGGTTTCATATTAGTTAGACCTTTATTAAGTTCCTTCCAGAAAGATTTCCATTTCCATCCTATTAAATCTACAGATATAATCATTTTTTGACATGGCAGTATTATACCTATTTTTTTAATTCCTTTTTGTAATAATTTACCTAAACAATAGTAAGATAATACTTGTAATATAGTTTCAGATCGCATTCTTGTCCAAGCACCAGTAGTTTTAATATCGTATACAGTATCGTTTACAATCAAATCTGGATGTCCTTGTACTTTACCATATTCCCATTCTGGTTCTATTGTTATAAGATCAGAATCTTTAATTTTTGTTAATATCCATTTTGCTATAACATTAAAATATTCTATTTCATTATCAACATCTTTCATAGTTATAAAATTATCAGACTGAAATGAGTTAGAAGCTTGATTGTATATATTATATATTTGATATGCTGTAGGAATAGTACGATTTACTAAAACAACTCTTATAAACATATCTAGAAGTACTCCAAAAAATGGATAACCAAGTTTTTTTACCATCTTTGGAAATGAACCACCTCTTGTAGGTATTTTTATAATTTTATTTTCAACATCTGAAAATCCTTGTGTGAACATTGGTTTAGAAGGTAATATTTTATTTTTATTTAATTCTGTATAATTTATGTATGGTAATATTGTTCTTACTCTATAACTTTCTTTTGTATCAGAAGCACACGAATGATAACATTCATGTTTATCAATAAATTCATATTCACCAAAAGGTTCTTTATTATTCTTTGATATTTCTTCACAAATAGACATATTATTTAAACATTGATATCTTTTGTTTTCTTTAAAGTTTATAACTATTTGAGCCAGTTTAATATTAAGTTTTGTATTACTAGGGTCTTTTTGTTTCAATTTAATAACTTTCTTACTAGCATCATAAAAAATATCCAGTTCGTGAGGTTGAAGTTTTGATAACGTAGTTATATTTGGAGTATTGCAAACATCTTCTATATTTTTATTAACCATTCTTTATTATCTTAAAAATAATAAAGAATTATTAAAAATACACTTATATTAATGTAGGACTTACAATATTCTTTATACGATTCCAATTAACATAAATATTATTATTTTTGATATTTATGTTATCTCTACTTGTTATATTTATATTAAATTCCCAACATTTCTTATCCCATTCGATTTTTTTATTATCTAAAAATCTATTAATTTCTATTGGGTATTTTTTCATTGGAATATTGTTTAAAATACCTCTTGCTAATAAAACACCACTATATTTAGATCCACTTCCTATTATATAAACATCCAACCCTATATAATATCTTTCATCATCATAACGATTTGTTATCTTTCTACTATACATTTTAGTTAAATCAGAAATATTACTATTGTTTATACTTGCATTATACCTTATGATTAATATATTTTGCTCACTTTTTGTAGTCATTTGAAAAATAATAAGTATTAATAGTTATTATTTTCAATTATTTTAATAAGTAACAATATAAAAGATTAGATTTTATATTAAAAAATGGATATAGATAGTGTATTCAAAAAATGGGATGAGGCTAAAAAAAAGAAAGCTGAAGCTGAAAAAGAATGTGATATGTATAAAGATGCTATAGAAAAATATATGGAAAAAAAAGAAAAAAATATCATAGAAGGAACTTATTATAAATGTCAAAAACGTTCTATAACTAGAGAGCATTTATCAAAAGATATGGTTCCATCTGATATATGGCAAAAATATAGTAAAAGATTTTCATATATTTCTTACTATCTAACTAAAAATATATGACCTAACTTTAATAGTAAATAAATCTCATAGATTAATTATAAGAAATAATTGGAATAAAGTTAAAAATCAAGTATTAGAACTTCTAAAACTATGGAAAGAAAAATTACCAGAAATTATGAAATTAATACAAGATTTACCTTTTAAAACTAAACCATTATTAGAATTAAAATTTAGAGAAAGATTTAATAAGTTAATAGAAGATCCAGAATTTATTCATTCTCAAATATAAATTCTGGATCTTCAAGATTATTTTTACACTTTAAATTATAGTGTAAAAATCGTGATTTAATGTTCTGTTAAACGTATCATTTCTTCTCTAAAAACTGAATTATCATCATCCATATTAAATATTTCTTGGTAACCATCGTATATATCTTTATTATTCATAGCATCTTCTATTATTGCTATATTTATCGCTTTATTCTTTATACTCGGGTGTAATTTCTTAGTTAATCCCTGCATTCCATTATCTATTACAACTTCAGAATTAGAAGTTTTATATTTTCCATTACCTCTTGTTTTATCAGTAATGGTATACATAGGTAATTGATTAGGTTCAGTCTTTAATACATGAGAATGTGTGAACCTAGCAACACCCTTTTGACCTTCAATCAAATACTCTTTGTTATAATTATTTTCAACCAATTGTTTGATATCCTCATCGGATTTATTAAAGACCGACAAGTTCAAAGTATTGTGTATGTTTGTAGTTTTTCTAGGGTTTTTAGCTATTGTCTCTATTAAATCCTTTTTTTCTTGTAATAAAATCTTTTTCTCTTCTACCAAAATATTCTTTTCGTTTTCTAATAATTCTATTCTTTTTAATAATATTTCTGGTTTATAAGACTGACATATTTTTATATGTGTATTTAATACTATTTTTTGATGAAAATCTTTATTACATCCTTTACAAATAAAAGATCCTTTTTCATTATCTTTTCCTTGTAACTTCAAACAGTATTTAGTTTTTGTTTGGTGTTGTTTTAAAGCTGAATTAGTTTTCAATATGGTTTTACAGTATTGACATTCCATTTATTAGCAACTTTATGTTTTTAAAAGAATATAAAATATTATAAAATAAAATAAAATATTATAAAATGTTTAAAATTTAAGTACAAATTATACTTGTATAATATTTTATTTTATAAAATAAAATAAAATATTATACAATTTTATAAAATAAATTGCAGGTTAAATGCCTTGATTTTACGACTTTCCAGATTTTTACAAATCCTGTGTATAAAAAAAAATATAGGCAGGATTTAAAAAAAAAATATTTGTACAAAATAATGATCTACAAAATTCTAAAATAATTATTAGAAAAATATTTTTAGAAAATAATTATTCTTGAACATTCGAAATGACATAAATAATTTATAGCAATTATTGTTCAAAGTACCAAATGATAAAAAATACTTTACAGGAATTATTTTTATTCATTTGGTATCTTCAATATATTATGGATAATTAAAATATAATTATATTTACGATATTACACCTCTGTTAATCTTATCATCTCTTCTCTAAAGACTGAATTATCATCATCCATCTTAAACACTTCCTGATATCCTTCATATACCTCTTGATTATTCATAGCATCTTCTACTATCGCTATATTTATCGCTTTGTTCTTAATACTAGGATGTAGTTTCTTTGTTAATCCCTGCATTCCATTGTCTATGACAACTTCAGAATTAGAAGTCTTATATTTTCCGTTACCTCTTGTTTTATCAGTAATGGTATACATAGGTAATTGATTAGGTTCAGTCTTCAATACATGAGAATGAGTAAACCTAGCAACACCCTTTTGACCCTCTATTAAATACTCTTTGTTATAATTATTTTCAACCAATTGTTTTATATCCTCATCGGATTTATTAAAGACAGATAAGTTCAAAGTATTATGTATGTTTGTAGTTTTTCTAGGGTTTTTAGCTAATGTTTGTGAATGATTTATCCACGATTCTTTATCTTTTTCCAAACTTTCTACTTTTTGTCTAAGAACTGCGATTTCTTGTTTATAGTCTAATAGTTCTTGGCGAAGTGTTTGTACATATGCACTATTATATGTACAAATTTTCAAGTGATCTTGTAAGTGTCCTTTTTTAACATATGTTTTTTTACAATAATCACATTTAAAAAAACCTGTAGTTTCCTTTCCTTGTAATTTCAAACAATATTTGGTTTTTGTTTGATGAGAATTCAATGAAGACTTTGTTTGTAGTATTTTTTTACAGTATTGGCATTCCATTTTAATTAACCAGTATTACATGTTTAAATAATATTTCTTAATATTTTGGAAATATTCGGAAATATTAGGAAATATTCGGAAATCTTTGCAGGTCAAATGCCTTGATTTTACGACTTTCTGGATTTTTACAAATCCTGTGTTTTTTTAGGAATATATTTTAGATAATTAAAAAATCGGAGGTGGAGGAAAGTTTTCCTCCGGATTTTTAAATATTAAACCAGAATTAATAGATATTGGTTCAAATAATCCTATACTAATTGCTTTCGGAAATTATGTTTATAAAATATTAAAGGAGACATTTCAAAGTCACATATAGAATATAAAGTAACCAATTATTCTCCTCGTATATAAAAACAAAATTTACGAATTGAATTTAAAAAATTGGAATATGACTTGAAGATACCAAATCGATATTTTTTAAATGTTTTTTGTAAAAATTAAAAAATGATCAAGATAAAAATAATTTACAATAATTATTTTTTATCATTTAGTACTTTCAAATATGAATTAAATACGTAATTTATAAAAACTAATTTAATAATGTTAAAATATAATTATTTTTAATTATATTTACGATATTTACACCTCTGCTAACCTTATCATTTCCTCCCTAAACACTAAATTGTCATCATCCATTTTAAATATTTCCTGATATCCATTATATATTTCTTCGTTATTCATAGCATCTTCTATTATTGCTATATTTATCGCTTTATTCTTTATACTCGGGTGTATTATCTTAGTTAATCCCTGCATTCCATTATCTATTACAACTTCAGAATTAGAAGTTTTATATTTTCCATTACCTCTTGTTTTATCAGTAATAGTATACATAGGTAATTGATTAGGTTCAGTCTTTAGTACATGAGAATGAGTAAATCTAGCAACGCCTTTTTGTCCTTCAATCAAATACTCTTTGTTATAATTATTTTCAACTAATTGTTTGATATCCTCATCGGATTTATTAAAAACAGATAAGTTCAAAGTAGTGTGTATGTTGGTAGTTTTCCTAGGGTTTTTAGCTATTGTCTCTATTAAATCCTTTTTTTCTTGTAGTAAAATCTTTTTCTCTTCCAACCAAATATTCTTTTCATTTTCTAACATTTCTATTTTTTTTAATAACTCTTTTACTTTAGGAGTACAATATTCACATACTTTCTCGTGATTAGATAAATGAATTTTTTGATTAAAATCTTTATCACAACCTTGACATACAAATAAACCTTTAGTCTGATGTTTTCCTTGTAATTTTAAACAGTACTTGGTTTTTGTTTGATGAGAAATCAATGAATACTTTGTTTGTAGTATTTTTTTACAGTATTGACATTCCATTTAATAAACCATTGTTATGTATTTAAATTAATTGGAAAAAATTAGAAAAAATTAGAAAGAATAAAAAAGAAGATACAAATTAAAGTTCTTTTTTATTCTTATAAAAATAAAAAAGAAAAAATTAGAAGAATTTAGAAGAAATATTGCAGGTTAAATGCCTTGAATTTACTACTTTCTGGATTTTTACAAATCCTGTGTAAAAAAAAATATAGCCAGGATTTAAAAAAAAATATTTGTACAATTTAATTTAGTACAAAATTAATAATTATAAATGATCAACAATACACATAATTGTATATTTAATCATTTACCTGTAACAGACATCACTAAAATAGTAGAAAATTATCTTCATGTATATCTCATCAACTTTTTTAAAGAACAATACATAAAAAATTACACTCGAGAATTTAAAGATAATTAAGAACAGCTTATAAACAATTCTTTTTTTAAAGTTTTGGATAAATGTAATAGTGAATATGGAGGTTTTACCATAACTATAACATCTAACGGACAACAACAAACATACAGTGAATTTAAAACAAAACAAAATGATCCTGATTATAAAAAATGTAATACAGAACAATTAGATCTTATAAGAAAATATAATGAAACTTTACATATTAGTATTTCTTATGAAGATAGATGTGTTTTATAGTTAACTAATATTAACTGTCATACATATGAAAACGAAGAACTAGAATATAAGAATATATTATATATAGGACCTGTAACTCATATCGTAGACTCTTGGTTATTTGAATATGATAATTTGGAGAGTGTTGATTTTACAGGATTAACCAAGATAAGAGTTGATGTGTTGTTTAATTATTCTAACAACTATATTATATATAAGTAAGTAAATTACTAGTATTGAAGATAGAAAAAGAATCTACCGGTTTATTAAATTAATATTAATTTTGTATCTTCAATATAATTCTATATAGAATTTTTTATTGTAATTTATAGCAAAATTATTATAATAACCGAGTTGATTGCTTACTATAGCTGTTTTACCAAGATAAAAAGTATTATTTTTATTGTTAAAATGTGTATGACCGTAGATCCAACAATCAACATCTTTCATTAAGGATGATTGATCAGAAGAAAATGCGTAATTAGTATCTAGTTTTTCTAGATGTTTTTCTGAAGTGTTATGTAATAAAGGAGAATGGTGAGATAATATCAATATTTTATATTCTTTTTTATATCTGTTTATTACAGATTTTAAATAATTAATACTTTCTGTGTGCAATTTATTAGATGTATCGTATGTAAAGTTTTCTATATATTTATAGTCGTTGATATGGGTATGAATGGTATCTTTATATTCTTCTGGTATATAAGACCATAATGTAGTTCCTATAAAAATTGTATTATTTATTATAAAAGAAGAGTTGTTGAGAAAGTAAGTATTAACAAATTTAGAAGATATATCTGTTATTTTAATATTAGTTTTTTCTATACTTGAATAGTAGTATTCGTGATTACCAGCGATTATGAATACTTTATAAAAATTTTTTGAACACCATTCGATGAAAATTGAATAAAGATCTTCAAATGGATTTCCTATATCGCCTAATAAACATAAAATATTAGAAGATCCTGGTTCAATTATCTGTTCAAAAGTAAAATCAGAGTATTGTTCAAGATGTATATCGGATATAATTTTTATTTGTCTTTTTGTGATAGAATCCATATTATTATTGTAAAAATAATAATAATAAAATATCAATTTTTTATTGATAGTAACCTAGTACACTTAACATTTCACATAATTTTTTTGAACTAATTTTATCTAAATCACTATAGACTATATTTAAGTATTTTTTATTAAGCTTTTTAAAACATGATTTTTTAAATTTTTTTATATTTTTTATTTCTTTTCCCATACAATCTTTATTATTTGTATTTCTTGATAGTATTCTTTTTGTTATATCGTATTTACAAGTTTTAGCAGGACATATACCAACTCCATTAAATAGATCTAAAAGTTTGGATAATTTTTTTGCGTATTTAGCTAATTTATTATTACCGTAAGATATATCTATGTCGTATATTCCTGAATACACCATTCTCATTGTATCATTAAAAAGGTCTCCTGGAGATATGTAAACCATTCCAGTAGTATCATCTTGTACAACAGTATCTATTTTATTTAAAAACAATGTTTTTTTATATATACCATCATGTGATGGTAAGTCTCGTATATATAGATCGTTAGTAATGTTATCTGTTTCTTTAATTTTAGTAATCCAATGTTTAATGTTGGATACGTATTGATTTGGTGTAACTAATTTATTTACAACACCTGTATAAGTATCATCGAACATGTATATATCAATTACAGCGTTAGAGATATATGTATTTAAACCTGTTGAATAGTTAAATGAAACAGAAGATAACCTTGCATTGTCCCAAGTAAAATAAAAGTGCAAGTCTTTGAAAGATGGATGAATAACAGCAGTTGCAAAAAAGCTTGATAAATTACTAGCAAAGTAGTCTCCTATATTTTGAACTATGTCTGCTTGTTTATCAAATTCATCTTGTGTTAGAACTAAATCATTTGGTATTATTGTCATAAGTCCAAAATCCCAATCATGAGTAGGTGTAACATCTTCAAAGTAATAATTCAATGCATCTCCTCCTCTACTAACTAATTTTAGATTACCTAATTTGTTTAATTCTTCTACAAAGTTTTTATTATTTATGCAATCAATTATACAAATTTCTGCTAATGATTTTACTTTATTTTCATAATCTATGTTCATTTTATAAATAAAAATATTATTTATGTAATATAAAATTTTTATCACTCCAATCTATTAATTCTTGACACACTTTTTGACGTAATTCTCCTGTATTAATTATTCTATTTAGAATATCTAATTTCTGATACCCATTTAAAGGAGTAGGAGAAAGTTTTTCAATTTCTTCGTATAATTTTAGGAACATAATGGATGTTTTGACATCTTCCCAGTTAGAAAAATGTTTATTATAAAATTGACGAAATTCGGGGTGTTCCATCAAATTGGCTATTATCCTATAGTTTTCATTTTGTTTATACAGTTTTCTCCCAGATTCTTCACTATTTTTTAATATATGAGAATCTACATTAACAAATTTCACAATGTCGGACATTTATTTAATAATAATTTATTATTAAGTTATTATTAAATAAATGTCCGAAACTACTCCTATTATTGTAAAAGAATTTGATGAAAAAATAATAGAATCTTTGTATAATAATTTGAATGCTATGAGTACATCTATAACAACAGCTAATATTATTGAACTGACTACAAAATTAATGCAATTAGTTGAAAGCTATCCATTATTAAAAGGATCTCAAAAGAAAAATATTGTTATTTTTGTATTAAAAAAATTCGTAACTTCTAAAGTAGATGTAGAATCTCAACAACAAGTGTTGTCTTTTATTGATTTATTTTTACCTTCTGTCATTGATACATTAATATCTCTAGATAATAGTGAGATAGAGATAAAAGTAAAAAAGTGTTGTGGTTCTTTTTTTAGTAAATAAGATTATATTGTTGTTAAATAAATGAAAAAAATAATTATTATACTTATTATTTTATTTATATTAAGTGATAGTTTATTAAGCAACATTACTATATTACAAGCTACAGAAGCTATTAATTATTGGAAGTATTATAAAAATTTTACAATAAATATATATCAAGATATAATTGATAAAGATATGAAAACTACTAATTATGCTTACACTAATACCCAGTTATTCTATCCTTTCAGATCAACAATATATATAGATAGTATGAAATTTTTATATGCACCTATGACTTTATTTAATGTGTTACTTCATGAAGTTGGGCATTTTATAGGGAAATATCATAGTATAGATACTAGATCTATAATGAATTATTCAATAAAAATAGATGATAAAACTGGTTTTGTTATCGAAGATATTCCTAGATATTTAAGTAAAATAGATGTTTGTAGTTAAACTTATTTTTTAAAATAAATAAGTTTAAAATAAAAAATTGAATAATAAATCTAAAGAAAAATAATTTAATAAGAAATGCCTTCAGAACATACTCAAATAACTACAGCGTCAAGCTATAATACTAAAAACATGATTTTTTCAGAACCGGTAGAGACTAAAACACCTACTTTCAGTTTTAGAAGAATTATGATACAAACTAAGAATACAGATAAAACAACTGGAGATTTGGTAATTGCAACACCTAAATTATTTTCATTTGGTGTGCAAGAAAATAAATCAACTGATCCTACTAAACCACCTAGTGGTTATTCAATGGCTCTTTCTCTATGGAACAGAGATGGATGCACAGATGAAGAAAAGAAATTTACAGACACTTATTTAGATATTATTAATGCATGCAGAGAACATGTATTGGCTAATAGAGAAGCTATTCAAAAATACGATCTTGAGAAAAGTGATCTAAAAAAATTAGATTCTCTGTGGTGGAAAAGAGAAAAGGGACAAATCGTTGAAGGAACAGGACCCACACTCTATGCTAAACTTATTTCCTCAAAGAAAGATAATAAAATACTTACATTATTTTACAATGAAAAAGGAGATCCTGTTGATCCACTAACATTATTTGGTAAATATTGTAATGTATATGGTGCAATTCAAATTCAATCTATTTTTATTGGTTTAAAAATTTCTGTCCAAGTTAAATTATACGAATGTGAAGTTAAACTTATTGATACTGGAATGAGACGTCTTTTAAGACCTGAATCACAACCTAGTGTTAGTGCTGCTTCTAGTTCTTCATTACCACTTTATAGTGAACAAGATGATAATGAAATTAAAGACGATGATGATATCCCAGTAGAAGAACCTGTCAAACCAAAAACTGTTGTAAGAAAAGTAAAAAAAATCGTTAGAAAAAGTGAGATGGATGATTAGTCATATTATTAATATTATTAATTAATTATAAATTACATTATAATGTAATTTATAAACTTTCTTTAAAAATTATTAATAGTCTACTCCTAATAGTGTAGGTGATACTAAATATAATGGAAATAATTCATCTATATCTTTGGATATAGAAGTTAATTTATTTTTTTTTATAAAATCTAATGTCTTACTTTCAAGATCTGTAACATATTTATCTATTTGTTGTATTTGTGTTAAGTATAAGTTATTATAAAAATCACTATCGTAAGTAAAATAAGATTTAATATTATATTCTTTCATCTCAAGAACTTTAGTTTTAAGCTCTGACGCTTTGTTCTTGTAAAAATTTTTATATTTTTCTACTAAAATATCTAGAAATTTCTTTTCATCGGGATATTTATTCCAGACACTATTAACTTGTTTGACCCCTATAATATATTGATTACATCTAATTTCTTGTAAATAAATAGCATTATATAAATTATCAATTATTTGTTGTTCAATGCTCATTTATTCTAATTAAAGATTATTTCTTTAATTAAAAAATATTCATTCATGTGGATCTCCTTTTGTTATATCTCCCTTTTTATTAATATACCAAACATGACCCTTACCACATTGTCTATCTTTAAAATCACATCCACATTCCATAATAGCAGTCTCCCCACATTCTGGACATAAAATTAAAGATGAATTATCACTAAATTTAGCGTAATTAGATTTTTGACCAGAACTTGTATAATTTTTTTGTGTATCTTCAGTATTTAATGTTTTATATTTTTTATTAAGTCTTGAGACAGAACTTGAAGGATGTTCGTAACCTACAATTGATAATTTTTTTCTTTCATTATCACACATTTTGAAATAAATTTAATATCTTTAAAATTGAAAAATATTAAATTTAATTTAATATTTTTCAAATGGTTAAATACGTTTTTGAAGATTTATGCCCATCTAATTTACGTTATTATAATTACATTTCTGGAATTACAATAATTTACGGATTATGTATAGTTACACAAAATTTCTATCAATGTGAAGTTTCAAGTATTGAATTAGATCAATGGATAAAAGAAGGATGTATTGATTGTATGGCTATATCTGAAGAAAATAAAAATTTTATATTAACAGGTATATCACCTCCTAAATTATGGCTTAATTAAACTTTTTTGATATTTTTCAGCTAAATACATAAAAGAGTCAAACCATACCCATATTACTTTCTTATCATCATCATCTAAAGATTCAGATCTCCATAATCTTTTAAAATGGGTTACTTTATCTTTATTATTGTCTGCATCAATACTTTCAAATAAGGAACAATGATTAAGAAAGAAATCTTCATTTCTATCAATAATCATCTGTTTTAATGGAAGAATTTTTAAAACACAATAATTAAGAACATTAGATATTTGTATTCTATCTTTCAAAAATATTCTAAAAATAACTAAATCTCCTTCTAACGGAAACTGTCCTATTAATTCATCTAAAAACGAAATCAAAGCATTCTTAAACTGTTTTTCAATTTCTGACATTGTCTTTGTATAATCATATTCAGTATTTTAAATATATTTAGTAACTATTTTGGATTTTTTAAAAATCCAAAATACATTCTCCAAATTAATAAACATTATATAATTATTTTTCCAATACAACTATACTTCTTTTTTTCATATTTAGAAGCCACTACTTCTAAATTTATATCAGATCCTGTTTTTATACTAACCACATTACCATCTTTTGTTAAATCAAAACTATTATTCTTATAAACAAAAGGTTTCATATTATGAGATGGTATTAACAATTGCATTATATTACAAATATCCACCATAATACCATCTCCATTTTTAAGAACCATACAAACATTACCAGACAACTTTGTACCTACTACAGGTTTTAACGTTTCAGCTTCATAACTTACTTTAAAAATAGCTAATGAATTAGCAGAACTTACTTTATTATCTCCTAAACTAATAACCCTCTTAACATCTAAAATATAACCATTATTAAAACTACACGTTCTATTCATATTATCTTTTAAATATTTAAAAATATGCTCGTAAATATTACTATCCAAATATTTGCATTCTAAAGGTACATCTTTATTAAGCTCAACTATCGGCATTTCTTATTTCTTTATTTTTAAAACTAAAAATCACTTATTTATTTACTAAAAAATATATTAACAATACTACCACTATTATAATAATAAAATATACAAGAAAATATTTAGGAGATGACTTGTCTTGTTTTTTATTTAATACATTATTATTTTTATTTTTTTTATGGTAGAACTTATTTCTACTTGGTTTTTCTAATTCTTTATAAGAATGATCACAATGATGTGTACAATCTATATTTGGAGTATCCGTACAATTATTTTTACAAGCTTTTATAATATTATCTTTGTTTTCTTTCAAGCATTTTCTATTTATTTTAGTATAATAACCATCTCCACATCCAAATTGAGTGGTTCCTTTATATATAGGATTATTAAAACCAAAGTCGTCACTAATTAATCTACAGTTATTTTCACACGCATCTTTTATTTCTACATCACATATTTTCATACATAAATTATAATCATCATTATCTAAATTATTTTCAGAACAAATTTTTCTACATTCTTCTAGAGTAGGTAAACAAGTTTTTACACAACATTCTCCCTGTCTAGTTATATCGTTCTTTATAAATTTTTTCTTTCTTTCGTTCCATATACCATAACAAAGTTGGAAAGGTCCATTTATTAAATCGTATTTTTGGTTAATATCATTCATTTATTATTAATAAATTTTAAAACTGAATAATTGATATTCAAACTTATATTATTTATAATATAATCGGAAAATGTCGGAACAAAAAGAAGAACTTATTAAATGCTCTAAATGTAAGAGTATTAAATTTAAATCGTTATTCAAAGTTAGCGAAACTAATGGAAAGGTTTATAAAACTTGTATTAAATGTAGAGAAAGATTTAAGTGTGAGTTTGAAAATTGTAGTTATAGTTGTAGTCAAAAATAGTGATTTACAAAAGCATATAAAACAAGTTCATAATAAAATAAAGAATTTTGAATGTGATATAGAAGGATGCATTTATAAGTGTATTTCAAAAAGTCACTTACAACAACATCTTAAAAGACATAAAGGTATAAAGAATTTTGAATGTGATATAGAAGGATGTAATATGAAATTTGTTACAAATAGTGAATTACAACAGCATATAAAGTATCATAAAGGTATAAAGAATTTTGAATGTGATATAGAAGGATGTAATATGAAATTTGTTAGAAATGCAGAATTACAACAGCATCTAAAGTATCATAAAGGTATAAAGAATTTTGAATGTGATATAGAAGGATGTAATATAAAATTTGTTAGAAATGCAGATTTACAACAGCATATAAAAGGAGTACATAAAGGTATAAAAAATTTTGAATGTAATATAGAAGGTTGTAGTATGAAATTTTTTACAAAATATAAGTTACAAAGACATATACAAATATGTACTGGCTCTAGAAATATATCTGGAGGTGAATTTGAAGTCATTAATTGTTTAGAAAAATTAGGCTTATATGAAGATATAGATTATATACACGATTCAACTTTTATAGAACTAACTAATTATTGTAATAGAAAATTAAGATTTGATTTTAGATTAATTAATCATAAGATAATAATAGAATTTGATGGAGCGCAACACTATAAACAATGTACTAATTGGAGTTATTCAGAAGAAGAATCATTAAAGAAATTTGAAAACCTAAAAGAGAGTGATAATATAAAAGATGAGTTTTGTAAAAAATATAATTATAAGATGATCCGAATAAGTTATAAACAGTTTCCAGAAATTTTAAGTATATTACATAGTGAATTATTAGATATTATAGAATTAGATTAGTTTAATATAATAAAGATAAGTTAAAATATAATTATTATATTTTAACAGTTAATATGAAATCTAACTAAAATATTTTGTCAAGAATTCTTCTTTACTATATATAGGAACTCCACATTCGTTTGCTTTTAAAAATTTACTAGTATTCTTATCTGATTTGTCAGATACAATTAATGCTGTAGTTTTTTTACTAACTGAAGTACTAACACTACCTCCTTTATTTTGAATATCAGTTTCAATGTCTTTTGAACGAAAACCAGAAAAAACAAATTTTGTTCCTACTAGTTCGTTAGATACTCTAGAATCTTTCATATAAGTTACATATTTGCTAACTTCGTCTATAAATTCAATGGCGTAATCAAGGTTTTCTATAACTTTTTGTGTAGTTATTTCACTAAATCCTTCTATTTTTAATATTCTTTCTTTAAGATTTTTTCTGTTACAAGATAATATATCTGGAATATCTGTCATTAAAGATTTTACTTTTTTTCTACCCATTCCATATCCTAGAACACTAGAAGCTCCTAGTAGGTCGCAAACATTAACTTCTTGTAAACCTTTCTTAATATTATCTATAATACGAGTAGAAGATTTATCTTTAAAGGTATCTATTGTCATTAGTTCTTCTTTAGACATTCCAATAATTTTTAATAGGGTGTCAAAACCTGCTTCATAAATTTTTTTTAAAGTTTGATGACTTACATGTTTGATACCCATTTTTTCAAAGAATGAAGCAAATAATTTTATTCTCATATCTGCTAATACTTCTGGTTCAATATTATCTTCATTAATTATTAAATGTACTTTATTTTCATCCCAAGAATAATTAATATGTGGAAATTTTAATTCATCATCGTTACAAGCAATAACAACATCAACTATGAAAGGAATAACATCTTTTGATCTAGTAACATTAACAATAGCACCAGGTCCTATTTTTTTCTCTACCATTAATCCAGCATTACTTAAAGTAACTCTAGATATAGTTACTCCAGGTAATTCAACAGGATCAATTAGTGCTACTGGAATTATTTGACCCCATTTAGACACGTTCCATTCAATATCTAGAACTGTTGTTTCAACTATTCCGTCTACTGAATTAATTTTAAAAGCAAATAAATAAGAAGGATTTCCTGTTATATTTCTATCGTATTGTACATTAGATTGAATAATAATACCGTCTATTTCAAATTTAGTTTTACTTTTAAATTTTTTATGTAATTCTTCGAGTTTTGGTATTGAGATATTATTTACTTTTTCATACATAGCGGTGGTGAATTTTAAAGATTCTAATTTTTCAAGTTGATCTAAAGGTGATGGCATAGTTTTATCGCCAATAATTTCGTATACTATAAATTTAATATCGTATAGACCTTCTCTTATAGTTTTAGCACCAACTATTCCAGCAATCATATTTCTAGAATGTTTATAAGTTCTATTTTTGTTTGTATCGTTATGTTTATATTTATCATCAAATATTTTTTTCTCTATAATTAATTCTCCTCTGACAGATATATCGGAATCAAAAGAAGGAATATTAATATATTGAATTAAATATGAAATATTAGCACCAACTAACCCGTCGCCTCTAGTATATAAGTATCTTTTTCCATTAGTTTGGATAAACATACCGGAAACACCATCTAGTTTTTCAGTGACTATAAAATCTTTACATTTGTTTTTAGATAGCCATCTATCTAATTCTTTTTCTTCGTTAGGAGTTATTTTTGTAGCAGAGCCTAGCCAAAAAGGTAAATCTATTCTATTATCATGAGTTCTTATTTTACATCCAACTGGTGGAATATATTTAGGGTCTCTTTTTAGTAAAATATCTTTTAAAGTATCGTATTTTATGTCGCTAAATATACATTGGTCTGTATTGTAATATAAATCATCAAGATATAATTTTAATGAATGTAATTGATCTAAAGGTTCGTTTTCTATAAAATTTTTATACTGGTTTTTATTATAGTTAGATAGTTTTAAAGATAGTTCTTGCATTTGTTTTATATTAAATTTTTATGTTTATATTTCAATTTAATTTAATGTTATTTAAATTAAATTAATACTTAAAGTGTGGATGAATTACATAAAATGTGCGGAATTATAGGTGTATTTTGTGATACAGATACAAAAATAAGTTATGAGATGTTTAATGGGTATAAAGAATTATCTAGTAGAGGTCCTGATTCTGGTACTTTATTAATAAAAAATAATAATTTTATGGGTTTCAGAAGATTATCTATAAACGATATGTCGGATATTGCAGATCAGCCAATGATATCTTATAAAAATGGTGTTATGGTAAATCTTATGTGTAATGGAGAAATATATAATCATAAAGTATTGGAAAAAAAATTTAATATAACTTGTAAATCTTCTAGTGATTGTGAAGTTATTATAAAATTATATAAGGAAATTGGATTTTACGAAACTGTAAAACTTCTAGATGGTGATTTTGCGATAGTTATTACAGATGGAGATATGGTATATATGGCTAGAGATAGAATGGGTGTTAGACCATTATTTACTGGGTTTACTAAAGACGGTGATTTTGCAGTAGCTTCTGTAGCTAAAGTTTTATTACCATTTTGTAATAATGTAAAGCAGTTAGAACCGTGTATGATTTCTTATAATAAGAAAACTCGTTTAGTTGCAAAAGAATATTACAAGTTTCCTATTTATAATATTTTAGAAAAAAATCAATATTCTATTATAAAAGAAACTCTTATACAGGCTGTATCAAAAAGGTTAATGTCTGATAGATCAGTAGGATGTCTTTTATCAGGAGGGTTAGATAGTTCTCTTGTTACAAGTATATTATGTAAACTTGTAGGGTCTTCAAATGTAAGAACTTATTCTATTGGTATGGAAGGATCTACAGATTTAAAATATGCGCAAATAGTAGCTAATTATTTAGGAACTAAACATACTGAAGTAATATTTACTGAAGAAGAGGGGATTAATGCTATTCCAGAAGTAATTGAAGCTTTGGAGTCTTATGATATTACAACTATAAGAGCGAGTGTTGGAATGTATTTATTAGGTAAATATATTAAAGAGAATACGAATGATAAAGTAATATTATCAGGAGAAGGTTCGGATGAATTATTATGTGGTTATTTGTATTTTCATAAAGCTCCTACACCATCAGAAGCTGCTAAAGAAAGTTATAGGTTAATGAAAGATTTATATAAGTATGATGTACTTCGAGCGGATAGAACAATATCTGTGCACGGTTTAGAGTTAAGAGTTCCATTTTTGGATAAAAATTTTATAGATGTGGCGGTATCTTTAACAGGTGAACAGAAAATGCCTTTATTTGGTTATGAAAAACATATTTTGCGTAAATCGTTTGAAGGTGATTATTTACCAGATGAAGTTTTATGGAGAAGAAAAGAAGGGTTTTCGGATGGTGTATCATGTACTACTAAATCATGGTATCAAATAATTCAAGAATATGTAGATAAAATAGTGAGTAATCAAGAATTTGAAAATTATAAGGATATGTTTCCAAGTAAAGAAGCTTTTTGGTATAAGAAGCTTTTTGATAATTATTTTCCTAGTTTTGAAAATCCTATAGATTATTATTGGATGCCGAAATGGACAAATTCTACAGATCCATCAGGTAGATTAATAAGTGTAAACGCTTGAATAGAGTATATTGTGATATTTTTAAAAGTTAACTTTTAAAAATTAAATTAATAGATTATTTAAGATAGATTCAACTCTGTTAAAATCTCCTCCGATTATATCAATTATTTTTCCATTTTCGTTTTTAACAATGTTACCATTTTTATAAAAAATAAATGCTGGAACTCCGGTTATTCTATAGTCTTCTGTTAGGTCAAGTTCTACATTTTCTTTCATTAATCTACATTTACCTGGGTTATAATATTTTTTAGCTAATTTATAATAGTTAGGAGCTATAACTTTACAAGGTCCGCAAAAATCACCCCATAAATAAACACATACAATATTATTTTGGTCTAATAAAGATTTTCTGTGTTCTAAGCTTTTGATATCTATTTCTATTTCTTCTTGTTTTGTATCTGTATCTTCTTTTGGAGCTAAATTATTATATTTAGCGTATGATTTATTTTTTTGTCTAGACATTTTATTTTCAAATTCTATTATTTAAGTTAAACTAAAATAATTAATATATTTATATAAATTAAATGGATACAAAACCAGTTCTAGCATATAGAGTTAAAAGTAGAAGAAGAAAATCTAGAGTTAAAAGTAGAAGACGTCTAACTCTAGATAAAAGTAAAAAACATGTAAAAATAGCTAAAAGTAGAAGACGTATATCTAGAGTTAAAAGTAGAAGAAGAAAATCTAGAGTTAAAAGTAGAAAAGGTACTCCTTATATTTTTAAATAAGATTTATTATTACATTTAAAAGATTATATTTATGTAAATAAGAAGTGTCTTATACAACTTATTGTATGAGTAAATATTTTAACATAATTTAAGATATTTATTTATATTAAATAGGGAATTTCTTATTATATGGATAAATATTTATTCATATAATAAGAAAATATTTTGTTGTATGTGCTATTTTTCGAGAGAGATATTTATCTTGTTTCTCCTTAAAAAAGTATATATAAATATTTACAATATTTATATTACTGGTTTGTTAACGATATTGAACTATACATGTTGTATTAAATTGTTCATTTGAATTTTTGCCTGATTTTTTTCCAACATTACAAGGGAATATAGTTGAACATGCGTATTGAAAACAATTATTAGGGTAATCTTGTTTTTCATATGAACAATTTGGAGTGTAACAGTTATTTTGATGAGGTTTCCAACCGGCTTCTCTAGATGATACAAGTGGTTCTGATGAGTAATATACTCCTCTATAAAAACGAGTATATGGAAAGTGATCAAAATCTGTTAATGTTTTTTCAGCTTCATTTATAGTACCAAAATGAGTGTAATCTGATTGTTTAGAATTTATTTGTGATTTTATAGTTTCTATATTTTTAATAGAGATATCTGTCATTTATTTTAAATGATATAAAACAAAATAATTTAAATTGAATTATAAAAGTTATTTTAACTAAATATATAAATGTCTGGTATGAAAAGACAGTGTGAATATAGTTATATAACTTTTTCACCACCTATTTATTTAATAAGTAATACAGGTGAAAAACTAACTAGGATTTCAATAAATAAAAATATAAATGGTGTTAATAATGAACTTATCATTCAAACACCAGATGTGTCTTCATTTGGTATTAATAGAAATCTATACGGAGATGGACATCATGTTAAATTATTTCTATGTAGTAATGTTCCTTCTAATCTGCAAAAATTTTTTGTCGACCAGTTTAGTGATATTATTCACCAATGTAAAAATTATCTTCTTCAAAATTGTATAGAACTTGGTTTAACACCAGATTATATAAAATATAACTTTAATCCTATACAATATAAAAATGGTATTCCAGTTATATACCCTAAAATTCGTGTTTCACAAGAAGAAACTTTTTTTTCTAGTATATTTTATGATTTTTTAACAGGATATGAGATAGATCCAATAGATAATCCTGGTGATTGCCGAGTTAGAGCAATTATAAAAATAGAATATTTAATAATATCCGAGGGTAAAGTATATATTCATTTTAGACTTATATAACCATATATTTAAAGTTATTACAAATTAATTAATTTGTAATAATAGTCGGGATTATAGTATAAATTCTTTATACGTATCCACCTGTTTCGTAAGATGAAATGGCGGATCTAAAGTATAAATCAAAATCTGTATCTGTAATATGGGTTTTAAATTCGTTATATAATTCTTCTCTGATAGAAAGCATATTTTTTCTAAAGAATTTTAGAAAATTTAATCTTTTAGAGTAATCACTACTTAAAATAGTCATTTCTTCTAGAACTTTTTCTTGAAAGGATAATAAGTTGTCTAGATGTTCTTGGTTAGATTTGGTTTCTGAAGTGCAATATATTTTATGATTTGTGTCTAGATGAGATGGATTGCATATATCTCTAGCTTTTGCATTCAATCTTCCTGTAAAGTTAGCTATAATTTGGTCTCTGAATGAAATGCGTAAATTAAAGTTTCCAAAACCGGAAATAACGTTTACTAATCTTCCTGCAAATCCTGATGAACATGTACCAGACATTTCTATTAATTCTTCTAGTAATCTTTTCTTCATTTCTGTTTCAGATTGGTGTGAACATATATAAGTCCATATTTTAAGAAGTATGTTTATAAGAGTATAATTAAATTTGCTATAAAGAGCTCTGTCTAAATATATTCTATTAAGAGATATATCTATAGAATCTTTTTTATTTTTATATTCTGTGTCTGATTTTAATATTTTTTTCTCTATTTCTTTTTTAACATATTGAAAAGTTATATAAGGAGAACCTGGAATACCTGTTATAGTTTTTGTTTCTACAGTGGAAAGAAATTCTATAGCTTCTACTACACTATCTTCAATTTCTTGAGTATGAACGTTTTGAGAATTTTGAAAAATATTATTAACAGTTCCAGTTGTTCTTCCAAGTATCATAATTATTTCTTTAGCTTTAATTTTATTTTGTTCTGAACCAAGTTTTAATATAACATCGGCAGAATCAGCTCGTAAATTATAATCTAAAAGTGTATCTGAAGCAAAAGATAAAAGAATATTTTCTGTATTATGAGTGTCAGATGAGTTATCATTATATTTTTGTATAATTAATTGTCCTGCTAGAATTCTGTAGAATATTTTATTTTCAGTGTTGTTAAAAAATTGTATAGCAGATTGTTTTATAAAGTAGTTTTTTTCTGGGATAGTTTTATTTTCAAGAGAAAGAATAGTTTTATATCGATAATCACAATCTAATTTTATATTATTAATTATTTCACAAAAATACTGTAGAGATTGTTTTTTATACAAATCATTATTCATAAGTAAAGATATAGCATCTATTTTAACAGGTGTAGATAAACTATTATCTTGTTCATAATCAAATTTTTCACATATTATATTTAATGCTTGATATCCTATAACTTGTTTTGGATTAAAATAACATAGACTTTTAGCAGTTGTTATTTTTAGAAATGCATTAATTTTACAATTTGTACTTATATCATACATATATTTTTCTAGTATTTTTGTACCACTTATTTGGTACATAGATGAGAGACGATTTATTAATTCTAAACTTTCAATTTCACCAAAGTGTTCGTAGAACTTTTCTATATAATGTATACGTAAGTCTGGTTGAATACTTAAATCTACAATAGCTTCTGATAATAAATTTTTATCAGTTATATCTATTGTATAATTATTTTCTTTTTCTTGTGAAAGAGTATTAATAAGAGTTATTTTATTTTTTGACATTACTTTAGGTTTTATAATAGAATCTTTTAAATATATGAATAAATTATGTTTTGATATTTAGTTTTTTCCATAGATTAGCTATTATAGAGAGTCTTTCTTTTCCAGGTAAATGTTTATATTTTTCTTTTTTACTCTCTGTTTGTACAAATTTTTGATATAAATTTAATGATTTCTTATGGTTATTCTTTTCTTTAACTTTTATCTTTTGTTCGGAATTTGATATAGATTTTCTTTGTCTTCTAGGGCTTTTAGTTGTTTTAGCTAGTTCTGTTTTTCTATAATAAGATTTATATACACTAGCATATTTTCTTATTTTAGTAGATCTGTTTATTTTAGATTCATCGTTTTTTATAGGAGTATATTTTTTTTTACTTAAATCTTCGGTTTTATGTTTTCTTAACATTTATATTTTAGGATATTGTTTTTTAATTAGTAATTTAAGTACTAATTCCTAATTAAACAATTAAGTGTACTTATTAAAAATGTCAAAATTAATAGATGAACAATTTAGTGAAATTTTTGGGTTTAGCGATTTAGTTGATTATTATAATAAAAACAAAGAAAAAAGATTTGATGAATGGCTCGAATTCGATACAACTTTTGAAAAACCTGGTAAACAAGGTTTAGTTGGATTATTAAATCCAAAGAAAAGTAAAACTGACATCAAATCTAAAATAGTTTTTAAAATATCACAATATATTAATTATTTAGTTCAACATGAGTATAGTGTAATGAAAGGATTAAACGAATTAGCCCCTTATTGTCCTCATTTTTGTAAAGTTATTGGAACAATATTATGTGAGGTTGATTCGGATTGTAGAAAAAGTGGTAATCCTTTCGAAATAAAAACAAAACATCCAATAGAAAAAGAAGTTCTGTTGACAGAATACGTGGAAGATTCATCCAAATTGTATAATTATATCAAAAGTAAAAAAATACATGAAAATGTGTTATATTCTGCTATAAAACAAGTATTAATGGCGATAGCTATAGCACAAAGGAAAAAAAATTTTTCTCACTATGATTTACATTCTTATAATATAATGATGAAAAAATGTGATGATAATGTAGTTTTCTTGTACGTATTAGATGAAGATAATCAGTTTTGTATTCCTACTTATGGTCATTATCCTGTTATTATAGATTTTGGATTTTCTTATATCAAAGATCTAGAAAATGGACCTGCGTGGCCTAGTATGGCTCATACAGATGTTGGATTTATGAGTGATAGATTTGATCCTATTGCAGATCCTAAACTTTTTTTAGTTACTGTTGTAGAAGAATTAAGAAATAAACGTAAGAATAGTAAAACTAATAAATTCAGACGTGTTTTAAAAAATATATTTGGAAATCTGAAGATAGACTGGGATTCTGGATGGGATAATGTTGAAGAAAAGGGTGCCTCAGATTTCGTCACAGAAATATTAAATGATTATAATAAAGATTCTAATATATTTCATAATTACGATTATTATTGTATAGATTTGATACAGTCTTTAATTATTCTACCATTACAAGAACAGAACTATAAAGATATAGAAGTAAGTTATAAAGCTTTTATAAAAGAATTTGTAAAAATAGAAAATGAAATAGGAGATCCTTTTTATAATTTATATATTTTGAAAGGTATAATAGATGTAGCTAGAGAAGTAAGAGTTGATTACATGTCGAAAAAATCAAGTAATAAAGCTATTTCATATTTTCGTAAATCTATTTACGAAAGAATAAATTGTGTAGCTAACTATTGTAACCCAAAAAATATTCACTTTGAAAAAATGCTATGTTCTTTATTATGTCTATCAAAAAATATAGAAGGTATTTTATACGATGTTATAACATCTAGAATGAAAGTTAAAGAGCGTGAATATTCTAAAATGCCTCTCCAAACAATTGAACAAATATACGGAGCTATAGAAGCTAATATACCATCTAAATATATATTTAATAAGAAAACTGTAGTATTTATTATGAATTCTATAGAAGAAAAATGTTCAAGACTGCAATTAACATCTCAAGAATGTGATGAAATTAATGATATGAATTCTTTAAGTAAAGGAACTTTTTTATACGATATTTTTAAAAATAAATAAATTAGTCATCTTTAAGATCATAAATCAACATTTTAAAAATGAAAATGAAAATATTTTCATTTTCATTAATAATTCATAAATGAGTTTATCAATAACAAACCAATATATAGAACTTCAACAATTAATTAATAAATCTCATAATACAGAACTAGTTATGGTTGAAAAATCTCCAAGTGAAAACACAATTTATCATATCTATTCAGATGGTGAGATTACTTATCAAAAAGGAGGATGGGCTTATTTAAATAGAAGCGAATTTTCTGAAAAAAGTTGTCTTTCTAATAATTTTAGTCAATTAGAATTTCCAAAAAAAAGATATGATTACGGTTATGCTATTGTAACTTTAGAAGATGCTATTATAATTAGAGATATGATGATTAAAATTAATAATTTATCTTTAATAAAAAATAATAATTAATATTGTAATTACACTTTAATTTTTAAAAATTAATGATTTATTTTATTATCAATAATAAAATAATAAATGGATAAGTTAATATACCAATATTGTAATTCTCCTTCTGAAAATATATTTTTTAAATTAAATAAAGATATACAGGAATTACTTATAAAAACATCTTTCGATGTTTTATCTCAAAAAATAGGTAATTTAGAAAAAGCTTTAGAAATACTACAGAATACAGGTGATATAAAAGTATTACATGATTATATAATATATACAGATAAAAAGAAAATATTGTCTAATGTAGAAGAATTATCAAGAAAGGGTATAACAACTATACCTATAATAAATCCTGATAAGCTAAAAAAATATCAGGAAGATTTTAACAATACTCTTCTAAATTTTCCAGAATATCAAAGAAATCCTAAAGATAATACACAAACTCCATCTGGAAACAACATTGTTTATGTACTAGGTGGATTTGCAGCATTAGGAAATCCAGCTTCTTTTCATAACCCGTTTGTTCGTAAACTACGAGTAAAATGTTGGAAAAAAACTATTAAATTATTTTATGAATATATTAAAAATTATCACGACAAAGAACTTAAAAAAAAATATAAAATAGAAGTCTTATTCGACCGTATGATGTTTCGAAAAAAAGGACAACAAGCAGTAGAAGAGTCATGGCATAGGGATGTTATTCCTACAGATTTAATATTAAAAACTGATGAAATTTATGGTGGATGGATTAATCTAGATAATACCGATCAATATTTTTCATGTATTCCAGGTTCACATCTAGGCATTAGACAGTATGATATTCCGTCTGGTTTTGATACAATGATAAAAAGAGAGTCTGAAAAAGCTAAAATAAAATACAAAGAAGAGTATAATAAAATAAAAGATAATAAAGATAAAGAGAAATTTATTTCAAAAAAAATAAAAAATGTTATAGATGAAGTTTCTAAATATAGGCATACATTTATAGTACCACCTGGACATATGGTAATATTTCCACAATATATTTTACACGAAGTTATAGCAACTCCTGCAAAAACAGATATGCTTCGTCTATTTTTAGGATGGAGAATAACTACAAGCGATAATTCTCTTTTAAATAATGAAAAAATTATGAAAGACCAATCAGTAGTTCCTTTACCTGGAGGTATGATTCCACCTATGTATTCTTCAAATCATGCTTCTAATTTTTTAGGTTTTCCTATCATATCTAAAATATCAGATAAAGATAAAGAAAAATGGATAAATGTACTTGTAGAAAGATACATTAGTATATGCCCAACTGATAATATGAAAAAATTATATAAACAAAAATATACTAGTAAAACTATAGCAAAAATGACAACAGAATATTTATCATATAATAAAATAGAATTAGAATTTGATGAAAATAAATTTATTGATAATGAATCTCAAAAAATATCAATTAATATTTTTAGACCTATACCAGATAGTGATACACCAACTTCTCTTATTAAATGGTCAATAGATACTATGCATAAAAATACATTAGTAAAACGTGACTACAAGAAAAATGAAGGTTCTTATTACACAGTAAAAAGACATATGGATAGTTTAAAAGATTATGGTTTTCCTTTATATCCACAATATAGTGAAAAAGAAAAATTAATATATAAACCTAACAGAATCGACTTAATCTTGAAGATGCCAAATGATAAAAAATAATTATCTTAAATTTTTTATTCTTATTACACTTTAAGTTTTTAAAAAAAACATTTAAAAATATAGATTTAGTAATCTCAAGTTAATAGTTTAGATCATTTGATTTCAAAAAATTGTATTATTAGTTAGAATAATACAATTAAATTAAGTATTTAACAATTTATAAGACAGGGAACCCAAGAGCACCACCTGAAATACGAATGATGTTATTAGAAACAGCAGTGGTAACAAATTCCCAATTTTGTATAAAGTCTCCACCATTAGGAGTTCCATTAGGAACTTCAGCAGGAATAACACCATTAGGTACTACAGTAGGCCATCCTCCAGTAGAGGAGACAACAGCATCATGTGATGCTTCAGGTACTATACTAACATTGGTGAGTTTTCCATAGTTTGTAGAACCCATTGGATCAAGAGACATAAAATCTAAAGAATAGGAATACATATGATAACCGGTATCAAGTGGAATAGCAGGAGCGTGGTAATATGGGTTAACAAGAGAGAAATAGTCAGAACCCATTTGAGATAGACGATTGGTGTTCTCGTAAATAAGTGATGTATGTCTGATTGGATCAACCATAGATTGTGCATCCCAGTTAACAGTATTAGAGCGAGGAACTGGAGATCCAGCGGTATAGTTAGACCAGTCACATTTAGTTGTTGTATTTCTGCAAGCGAAGAATAAAGCTTTAATGGCATGAGAGAATCTAATATCGTACCTAGGACTCCTATCGTTAGAAGAAAGGAAGGTTTGTCTGGGAGCTGTCTGAACCTGTTCTATAAGAATATCACGAGGAGCGCATGCCATTCTTTTGCGTTCATCGTTAGAAACAATAGCATAGTTAGCCCATACATTAACATTTGTAAGAGTTGGTAAATTGCCACCTAGAAAATCGCTTTGTTTAGCTGGACTAGTGGGATTTACACCACTACCAACTAAACTAAGATCATCGACTTCTAAAAGATAATTCCAGTCTCGAAATGAAAAGTTAATACGCATATCGTTATACGGTAGAGCAGCAGTTGGAAGAGCTACACCAGTATCACGAGAAAAGAAGAAAGGTAGAGGAAGATTTAAAGTAGCAGATGGGATTTTTCCATAATGTTCATAAAAAGATGGTACGGGGGATTGGAGACCAGGTGGTGTTACTTGATAAGAAGTAGGTTGAGTAAGTTCATCAAAGTTTCCAATCATATTATTATAACCAGTTCGTTTGCTTGCAGGAACAGTGAATGCCGTCCAAAAATCAAGGTGATAATTATCAAAGCGTGCTGCAACTAGATCGTTAAAAGTAATGTTGCATTCACGGATAAGATTATGCATAAAATTACGAGTCCAGCGCATACGCCTAGTATTAGGAACAACATTACCATTTACATCTGTTGTTGAGAACACATCAGGATTAAGTTTAATTTCTGGAGTAGTTAGACGGAGCCACGTAGATAAGAGATAATCACCAGCTCTTGATATACTTACAGACCATTCGGTGTCAAAACCTGGATTACCAGAAGCTTTAGAAAGAACAACTGGTACTTGAGTAAACCAGGTTGCTTTGCAGGTATCACGAACAAAATAGGCGGTAGCATCACCACCGCCGTACATATACTTTTCAAGTTCATCGAACGTAGCAAGATCAATAAATCCAGACGTTACGTTAGAAGCACAAAGATTAGACATTTTATTAATAATAAGAAAAAAAAAATAAAAAAAAATCAAATTATACATATATAATTTAAAATAACTAAAAATATATGGATTTTTGTGTTGAAAAACAATAAATATGTTTTTTACAAGTAAAAAACATATTTATAATGTTTATAAGCATATTTTTTACATAAATTATGTAAAAAACTACTTATAAATATAAGAGTCGAATTAAATAGTGTCGTAATAAACGCATATAAAGTTTTATATTAATATTATGAGTACTTAAAAGTTACAATATGATATAGAAGAATAATCAATAATGTCATATTTAGATATATTGAGTATAGATGTAAAAATAAAACATGACTTTAAACAAGAAGAGGATAAACTATCTTTTTATACTGAAAAGTTACATGATCTAGAAAAAACTTTAAATACTCAAGATATAGAAAAAAAACTGACTTCTCGTATTTATAAAAATTTGGTATCTAATATTGAAGATATAAAAGAAAAAATAAGAGAAATATACACGCATGATAAATTAAATTTTTATATATCATCTACTGTTCATTTATTAGAAAAATATAAAAACATACTTCAAACTCCTGTTAAATTGACTTTTATTGGAGTAAATGGAGTAAATGATATAGAAAAAAATAATTTGATATCTAAATATTTAGAAATAGCACAAGAATATACAAATATAGAGTTTAATACTCCAAATGCTGTAGAAGAAAAAGTTATATGTAATAATTGTTGTAATAAAAAATTATTTGATGTTATAGATAGTAGTATATATATTTGTTTAGCATGTGGATCTCAACAAGAAATTTTATTACATACTTCATCTTATAAAGATATTGATAGGGTTAACATATCTGCTAAATATGCGTATGATAGAAAACTTCATTTTAGAGATTGTATTAACCAGTATCAAGGAAAGCAGAATACTAATATAAATAGTAAAATTTTTAATGATTTAATAAATCAATTTGAGAAACATCATTTACTTATAGGAAATAAAAATCTCTCAAGAGAAAAAAGATGTGTAAAAATTACAAAAGAACATATATATCTTTTTCTTAAAGAACTTGAATATACTAAACATTACGAAAATGTTAATCTTATTCATTATCAAATAACAGGAAATAAACCAGATGACATATCTTATTTAGAAGATAAATTATTAGATGATTTTGATATTCTAACAAATTTATACGATAAAAAATTCAAAAATAAAGCAGGTTTTTCAAGAAAAAATTTTATTAACACACAATACATATTATATCAATTACTTCTTAAATACAAACATCCTTGTAAAAAAGAAGATTTTACAATTCTGAAAACTGTAGATAGAAAATCTTTCCACGACGATATAACTAAATTGCTTTTTGAAGAACTCGGGTGGAATATGTCACCTTTATTTTAAAATTAAATCTTGAAGATAATTATTTTTTATTCTTATTACATTTTAACTTTTTAAAAACAACATTTAAAAATATCGATTTGGCAGTCTCAAGTAAATAAGAAAATTTATTTTATTTTAATATTAAATGTTCTAATGACGATATAACTGAAATGCTTTTGGAAGAACTTTGTTGGAATATGTCTTCCTTATTTTAAAACTAAATACAGACTCAAGAACACCTGGTATATAATAGTCTATTATAATACAAATAAATATACCCACAAAAAGCAAACAAGTATATTTAACCACGTCTATCATTATATATACTGCTCGTTTACCTATTTCCCCAATTCGACTAATTCGGTCTTGAATTCGACGAATTCGGGCTTGAATTAGGTTCGTAAAATTTATCAGTACAGTCAATATTGCCTCTCTAGATTGTTCTATGTATGTTAATTGATCTAGTCTAAGTGTAGTTTCCAGTGTAAGAAACGATTTCTTTACTGATTCAGCCAAATTAAGGTAACGGGAGGTGTTATCAGTCATATCTCGAAATTCGTACTGTAACAACCTCGTACTATCTTTCTCAAATAAATATAATATCTTTAATTCTATAGGTCCTCTACACGTAGGGCATACCTCTTCATAATTCATAATATGTTGTTGCTCTATATATTTCTTAATACATTTAGTATGATACATATGACCCTTTGTACAAATACTAGATATCTGTAGATTATCTGTAAGTGTCAGAGAACCATCTATTTCTGTAGACATAAAATTTTTGTAACATATAGGACACTCAAAAGAATTGTTAATAGTCTCTTGAGTTAGTAACATTCCGTTTTCTTCATTTACTTTAAACATTCCAAATGTCGAACTATTTTTTGATTTTTTTAGAAGTAATGTTATCTGATACATATATAGAACTAAATTTAATTTTGTTAGGTCTGACATTTGAATATTTTCGCATTTTTGGATAAAATCTCCAAAAGTTTCTGATTTTTGTAGATTATTAACTATACTGTTAAAAAAATTACTTTCGATTCCACTAAAAAAAACTAAAGATTCTGACAATTTTCTTTTTTTATCACCACTTAAATTTAATAAAGTTTTAATATCTAGTAAAGATTGTGGACTATTTGATTCGTTAAATTTTTTTTTATAAGAAAAGCCTTTGCTTCTCCTCTTAGTACTTTTCTTTTTACTATTTTTTATGTTTCTACTACTTCTCCTCTTTACAGGACTACTTTTCTTTTTACTATTTTTTCTCCTTCTATTACTGCTCTTACTTCTCCTTGTAGGACTTCTTCTTGTAGAACTAGTTTTGATTGCAGGACTACTTATTCTTTTAGGACTTCTCCTTGTAGAACTTATATTTTGACTCATTTTATTAAAAGAAAGAAATTTATATTTAAAAATATAAATTTGTAGATGGATATTCTTAAAGATACTAAATCTAGATTTAGTTAAGTTTTATAATTCTTTTGTAGGAATAGAAGATCGACAACAGGGGCATTCAGATTTGTACATTACCCATTCTCCTATACAGTTGGTATGAAATGTGTGAGTGCATTCTAAATTAGTGATTTCTTCTTGTAGTTCAAACATACAGTTGCATATAGTGCAATTTTCATTTTTATATTCTGATGTAACTAATTGACTTTTTAAGTTTAATCTAATGTTAGGTTTTTTTTCTTGTGTTTTATGATACGAAAAACTTTCTTGCATAGCTGCTTCTAACATTTTTTCTTCAATTTCATCTATATAATTATATTGGTTTTCAAATAAGAATTCTTCAATTGAGTTGTCGAATAATGCGTTTATAATATTAATCCTGCCGTTACGTAGAATGGTGTAATCGTTAATATTAAGAATCATATCGTTAACAAACATAAGATTTTCATTTCTTTCATTATTTGACATTTATTATATATTAAAAGATTAATATTTATAAATCAGTTTATTTTATTATGAAAAATCTTTGTTATTTTATAATAAAGATGTTTGATAAAATAACAAATATATGGAATGATAGAGGGTATGAAATAATTATAATTGTAAGTTTATGTTTAATATTAGTTTTAGCTTTATTTAGAATAGGTAAAAAAGGTACATGGTCTGATTCTTATAATTTAGATGTATATAATAAACCTCTTATATTTACAAATAAAAAACAAAAAAAAATAAGCAAGGGTGAAAGTGAATGTAGAAGAGTATTAAGAAAAATTTTTAATAAACCTTTTGATACTTGTCGTCCAAATTTTTTAAGAAATCCTGTAACAAGTTCTAATTCTGATTTAGGTGATAATTTTAATTTAGAATTAGATTGTTTCGAGTCTGTGTTAAAACTTGCGTGTGAATATCAGGGAGAACAACATTATAGATTTATACCTTATTTTCATAAAAATAAAGAAGCTTTTAGAAATCAACAATATAGAGATGAATTAAAAAGGCGTATGTGCCGTGACAATGGAATTAATTTAATAGAAGTACCTCATACAGTTAAATTACAAAATATAGAATCTTACATAATAGAACAATTAAAAATTATAGGTTATTATAAGTAAAATTAGTATAAATAATTATTTTATAAAATAATTATTTATTTAAATTGATGTCTTAAAAGTATAATAATGGAAGTTATTAAAAATATTATTATAATGATATATATAATTGATGAGTAATTTAAAGAAAAATTATTATTCTGATTTTGTTTATTTATTTTTTGTATTTCTTCTAATAATGTATGTGTATCGTATTTTTTGTTGTTTAATAAATCTTCATCTGTTAATAAAAAACATTTTTCTAGAGACATACCATTATAAGATGGTGTACAACCAGTATCTGTCCTTGTAAATTTAAAAATAGGATCACCTTTTAGATCCTTAAGTATTGGGTTTATTTGATTGCCTATTATATCGGTAGTTATACCAGTTATTTCTGGATCAACTAAAACAAATATTGGAGATAGTTTTGATTGTGTCCATCCTTTTTGTTTTATAACAGGTTCTTTTTCGAAACTAGGAAAATAATTTCCATCTGATGTAATATGTATATATAATGGAACAGATGTCATAACAGGTTTAGTCCACGCTAGAAAACTAACGCTGTTTTCTTTTATACTAAAAGGGTCGTATTGATATTCTATAGTTTTTGTTTGAAAAGGATATTGTCCAAGTTTAAGAGCGTTTATCAGTTTTAGTCCTTTAGGAATAGGTCTTATCATAGGTGAAAAAGCGTAAAAACTATTATACAAAGTCCATTTACTATTTTGGATTGTGTCTAGGGGGCAAGAAAATTCTATATTTCCGGATAACTTTTTTATTTTTGTAGGATTACCGATATATCCATAAAAAGTGTTTGTGTTATTATCTATGTAATGATAAATACAGTAAGGAACTATTTGAGAATATCTATTGTTCATTATTTATAATATATTAGCATTATTTCTTATTTTTTCTTTGTTTAACTAATGCAATTCTGGGAATTTCTGTTTTTCTTATAGAAGGAGGTATAGAATTTTTTTTATTTGATTTATTTTTTTTATCTGTATCTTCTTCAGATTCAGATTTATCACTTTGTGAATCGTTATCAGAGGAAGAATCGGATTTATCTGTTAGATCCTCTTCATCTATATCTTCTTTATCAATAAAATCTTCTATTTTACCATAACCAAGAATATTGAATACTCTTGAAATTTTCTTTTCATTCTTATGATTCTTTTTTAATTTCAAATCAATTTTATCAAGTATTCCGTCAAATTTTCTATGAAAAGAATAATGGTTTAATTCTAGTTTAGTTAATTGTTTTGCTGTTTCTTCTGAAATCAAATGTTCTAAATCTAGATCAAAAGTACTAAAGTCATCTAATATATACCAATCAACAGTTTCAAGTTGTTCATTTAAATATTTTAGGTTTTCTTCATTACCATTATAACGAATTGAATAATACCAACTTTCACATTCTTCTCCGTTAGTTTCCATTAGTACTGCATATTTATTTTCATTATTTTGTATTTTATTAGTATCAGTTTTTGTTTCTGATAAATTTGTATCAACTTTATTTAGGTCTGACATTTAAACATAAAATATGTGTTTTTAAATAACTTAATTATTAAATGTTTTAATCTTTATCTTGATAAAAAATAATTACCGGTAATTATTTTTTATTCTTATTACAGCTTAATTTATAGAGGTTAAATTTTAAAATAATATTTTTAAAATATTATTTAGTAATTTCAAGTTATAGTACAAAATAATATTTGATAAAAATAATTTCTGTTTTAATAATAAATGAGTCAACATATAAATAATTCTGTACATAGACCTACAAGAAGGCGTAGTCCTACAAAGAGAAGTAGTCCTACAAGAAGGCGTAGTCCTACAAAGAGAAGTAGTCCTACAAGAAGGAGTAGTCCTACAAGAAGGAGTAGTCCTATAAGAAGGAGTAGTCCTGTAAGGAGAACTACAAGAAAGAGTAGTCCTGTAAGGAGAACAAGGAGAAGTAATCCAGTATTTTCTTATAAGAAAAAATATAAGAAATTAAATAGAACACAATCTTTAGTCGATACTAAAACTATAGAATCTTTAGTAGATATTAAAACTTTATTAAATTTAAGTGGTGATAAAAAAAGGAAATTGTTAGAATCTTTAGTTTTTTTTAGTCAAATTGAAAGTAATTTTTTCAATAGTATCTTTAATAATCTAGAAAAATCAAAATCTTTTCCAGATTTTATTCAAAAATGCAAACACATTGAAATGTCAGATCTGGTAAAATTAAATTTAGTTCTGTATATGTATCAACTAACATTACTTCTAAAAAAATCAAAAAATAGTTCTAGATTTGGAATGTTAACTGTAAAGGACGAAAATGGTATGTTACTGACTCAAGATATTAGTAACAATTCTTTTCAGTGTCTGATATGTAAGGAAAATTTTATATCGATAGGACAAAGATCTTCTCTAAAACTTACAGATAATCTACAGATATCTAGTATTTGTGACAACTTTCATTTGTATCATACCAAATGTATTAAGAAGTATATAGATTTACAAGAGGAAAAGAATGAAGAGAATGGTACGGATAATGAAATTACATGTCCTACGTGTAGAAACCCTTTAGAATTGATTAAATTACATTTAGTTAAAAAAGGTAAATTTACTTATTTACAAAAGGACAAAGAGTCTCTGGTAAGAAGTTTAGCTCCTGTAGATATACAAAATATAAATCAACCTGATTGGCTTAGAGAACGTGAATTGAGTGATAGAATAGGCACGGTAATGTTAGTTATGTTTCTTGTTGCATTTGCATGGATCTTTAAGACAATATTATCGACGGATTCAAACACAATAGAAAGAATATTTAAGGTTATATCGGGGAAAGAATATCTTCTTTAATTTGAATATCTTTTATGTCACAAATAAATTTTAAATCTGCTAACATAAGTTTCACTCTTCCTGCGTGTATTGCAGCAGAATTTGCGTATTTTAGAATGGAAATTATATATTGTTCTATAAAATGTTGTAAAATGGTAAAAACATCTTTAGAAATTTTCATATTAGTCTTATTTATAGTATAAGTTATGTTACGAACAAGTCTTTCAAATGGAAATTTTGATAGTATTAGACAATCACTTATTTTTTGATATTTTTTAATTTCTCTCACAGCAACAGTTCCAGGTCTAAATCTATGTGGTTTTTTTATTTCATCTATTATATCCTTTTTCTTATATTTATGAATTTTTTTAGTTAATAAACAATCATGTATAAAAGGTATTACACCTCCTCCTATAAATGATATATTGAGTTTATTAAAAAGTGATGAAAGTTCTTTATCGTTTCCAACACTCAATTGTAAATCTCTAATAGTAATACGAATTCTGTTATTATCATTAGCTGATTTTGAAGCTAAAATTAATATTTCAGCTGAAAAATATTCTAATATAGCAGCCAAACATATAGGAGCAGTATTAGTAACCATAATTTTAGAATATCCGAACATGCGAAGAAATTTTTCACATATAGAAGGAGGAAAAATAATACCAGCTTTTCCTTGTCTACTACCACCACATCTATGCATTTCAGTTGTAAATGTTTTAATAGACTTTTCACCCTCTATTATAGAATTTGTATAAAGATCCCCAGAAAATATAATTCTAACAGCATTTATGATCTCTTTATCAGAAATTGTTTTTTTCTTTGCAATTTCAGTTAGTTTCATACTTATACTAGAAATTTCTTTAGCTATAATACAAATAGCGCTATTTAATTGTTGTTTAGAATTAGATGTAATTCCATTGTTTGGGTATACCTGGTTTAAAACTTTTGAAATATAAGTTTCAAAAAAGTGATGTTTCTTCTTTACTGGTTTAGGATTTTTCGATAGCTTTTCTGGACATATTATTTGAGTTGTTTCATCATTTATGTTCATTATTTATTTCATTATGGAAGATTATCTTTTAAATAATGAAATATAATTTAAACACATCTAAAACAAAAATAAAGAATGGAAGTGAAAAATGAAGATGATGACTTCCAAGAAAAATCTATTAGCGATTCTGATATTACTAAACCAAGTATTGTACGTCTTGCTAGAACAGCTGGTGTAAAAAGTATTTCAGATGAATGTTTTGTTTTTATCCGAAAACTTATAGATAAAAAACTAGAAGAGTTGTTATCAACAGCTTTGATAGTAAATTCAGAGCATCAAACAAAAACTCTAATGAGTGATGATATTTATGAAGCTTTATATTTACTGGGTGAAAATCTAACTCAATCTGACGATATAGGATCATGCACTTTTACTAAATAATAAATCGGATCCAATTTATTATTTGAATTGTAAATTATATTAATAATAATTAGCTATACCAATAACTTTCCTGTAAAATAGAAAATTCTAAAGTAGTCAGGCTCATCAACTAATTATCATTAATATTTAATATTTAATATTCTTATTACAACAATACAACTTTTTAAATATTATCTTGAAATGATAAAAAATAATTTATAAGAAATTTTTATTGTGATTACACTATAATTTAAATACTATTTCTAAAATGTAGATTCAAGATTATATAAAAGAAGTAACTTTAACATCTCTAGACATAGTTCCGCTTCCTGTCATATTATATTTATTACTCATATCTAATGCTGCATCAAAATTTTGAGTATTACCTGAGGATACAGCCATGAGTGCTGCTAATTCTTTCGTAGTAGTATTATTTTCTCCAGCCATAACATTTAATGCTCCTCTTTGTAAATCAATATGGGGAGTTGCGGATACATTGAACCATCCATTTTTTGCTTGAGGAATAATTGGAAGATCTCCTCTAATCATATCTCCTTGGCTTCTTAGATAACTTTTTTGATTAGCATATATATATCGATCGTATACAATCTGATTTTGAACACTTCCATCAGGGTTAATTTGAGACATATCACCTACAGGAAGCATATCACTTAAATAATTAGCTGGAGCAACTATTTTATTGAGAGAAGATATATTAGAATTATAAGAACTATCTCCAAATTTGTTTGCATTAGTATTTCTGGTACTACAACCAGCTGTATATCCTTCTTTAGCCATATCTCCTAAAGCCATTGGATCATGTGGAACAGCCTGATTTTTATAATTAGGCATACTATATTTTATATTTGGTCCATAATTTTGAGTTGAAAAACGAGGAGCAAGATTTGATTGAAAATTAGGTCTTTGAACAAACTTTAAATTTCCAGAAAGTGCTTGGTTATAATCAATAGGTACACTATACGGTTTCATATGAGAACCTTTGGCAGGAACAACTTCTCTCATAACTTTAGCAACCATTCCACCACCAGGAATAAAATTCTCATTAATAGATTTACGAAAAGATGTATTATAAACAGCAAAAATAGCAATAAATAATCCAATGAATGTGAAAAATATTTTAGAATCTGACATTTATTTATACTCAACAAAGATAAATAAAATTAAAATTTTTAATTTTATTTATAATATTAAAATGGTATATCCGAAAAAAAAATCTATTAGAAAATCAAGAAGGAGAACCTCACCTGTCAAAAAATCTACTAGAAAATCAAGAAGGAAAACCTCACCTGTCAAAAAATCTACTAGAAAATCAAGAAGGAAAACCTCACCTGTCAAAAAATCTAGAAGGAGAACCTCACTTGTCAAAAAATCTAGTTCTTCAAAATTTGGTTTTGGAGCTATAGAAATATCTACTTTAGACGAAGTAGTTGCTAATATTTTATGGGAAACATCAAGAATATATGATACGTTAGACAAATCTGAGAAAAAATTTGCTGATGACTTGACTATTAAATATCAAATATATGTAATAACAGAAGCCGGATATAAAAGAGATGATAAAATGTCTCGTGTAAGTTTGCTTTCCAGCAAAATTGGTTTGAGAATACCTCCTAAAATGAGTCCTCTAAACATTCATGATTTTATAGAACAATCAATAAACGAGGATTTAAGAAAAATATCCAGTAACAATAATTCTACGAAAGAAAAAACATACAATCCATCAAAAATATCAGTAAAGTTTGGAATGGGTGAACAAGAACTACAAGAACAAACAGAAGAAAAAAAAGAAAGAAAAGAATTATTTGGAGAAAGAAAAGAAAAACAAGAATTATTTGGAGAAAGAAAAGAAAAACCAATGTCTAAAGAAGACCAAATAATTAATTTGATTAGTATGTTACAAGATAAGTTAGACGCGCAAGAAGCGAATTTTTCTGCAAAACTTGCTGCTATAGAACATAATACAATAAATGGAACTAATACACAATTAGATGGAACTCAACTTGTTGAAACGTACAATGCTAATAAAAAACAAACTGAAGCAATAATGAGATTAGAGGAACATTTGGTAGGAAAAGATCATATAACAGAAGTTAAATGGTCTGATATACCTACTTGGGTGCGTTTACAGTTTAGTAAAGGACTTAAACGATTAGCTATTTCTACTGTAACTCTTCCTTTTAAATGTGCAAAAAGTGTTTTTGTAAATTGGGTATATATGCCATTAGTTATAACTATGAATTGGTATACAACAAAATTACAGTTTTTGTTAGGTCACATATATTGGATCCTAATTATTGGAGGAGTAATTGTTCTTGTAAAAAATGGAGAAGGAAGTCTTTCAGAAATATATAATAAATTTGGTGGTCCAGTTATTTATAGAGTGGCAATACAACCAACTGTAGATTTTTTATCTACTTCTATTTCTTATTTTCCAGGAGTAATAGAATGTTTTATGGCTGTTTATGCATTATTGATGGAAGATTTAATAATACCTATTGCTTATTTATTAATGAATTCTGGGATTTATTTAAAAGACTTGACTTATTATGCACTAAAGCTATTTACTCATGAAACATCAGGAGGTTGGTTATCAAAAGCTCCTGATATACCACAATTTCAACCTTCTCAAGAATTACTTGAAAGTTTCATATATATTGTTGTTAACATGACTAAAAGTATGAATGAAAATTCTTGAAGATACCAAATGATAAAAAATAATTTACAAGAATTATTTTTATTCTGAACATACTTTAATTTTTAGAAATAGTATTTCTAAAATGTCGATTTGGTACTCTCAAGAAATTAGACTCTAATAAAATTGAAAATAAAAAAACAATTTAAAGTTTATTTATAAATGACAATCTTTTCAAGTGTAAAATATTTAGTTAAACATTATTTTTATATTCCGTTAGTTATTGTTAAAGATTTTTGGTTTCCGATTATCCAATTTACTCTAGGTATTGGATATTGGATAATTATTTTTAACTGTGTTTTTTATGTATTTTTTAATTTATTTAATATTGAAACTACCAAATCAATAGTTTTAAATAACACTCAAAATACATTAGCTTAATCTTGAAAATACCAAATCATAAAAAATAATTGTTGTAAATTATTTTTTATTCTAATTGATTACAATTTAATTTTAAAAATACTATTTTTAAAAATGTTAATTTGGTACTTTCAAGTAATTATTTTTATCTTATTCTTCAAAATTTACATATTCAGAACACCCAGCAGCATGTCTTAAAGTTATTTTACTAGATTTTCTCCAATCACTTCCAACAGCTTTTTCAGACATAATATAAATATCACCGTGATTTAGCTGTGGTAATATAATATTTCTACCTATTCTCTTTTTTCTATGATACCATTGGAAATGCATAGGAAAAGATTTACCTAATCTAATACCTATTACGATTTTTCTTTCAGTATCTCCATGATACCCTATACCACATTTATTAATATTAGTATAACTGTTACCCTCTGCTACTAAATCCTGTGCGTGTTCACCGAAGTTCTTCTCTATATATTTTTTAAACTTATTTAAAACGCTAAAAGTTTCCCATTTAACTACAGAGCCTTTTACACTATATACTTCTTCTTCAGGAAGTTTAGCTTTTTTATCACGAGTATCTTTTATATGTTGTTGTTGTTTTTTATATACGTGAGATAAAGTTTCATCTTGCCAATATTTACTATTTTTATGTTTTATTTCTTCTTCTTTTGAATAACCTGGTATATCAGATGGTTCAGAAAAGCATATATTAGATCTAGCATGTTTATTTTGAATCTTTTTATTTCTACCTATCAAATAACTATCCCATTTTATAGTTTTTAATTGATGAAATAATAAATCAGCAGACATATCTTCAGAATTCAATAATCCTCTAATAATAAGAACACACGCTTCTTCAGATTCTTCTTTAAGTTCTCCATCTAAAGCATCATTTAATTTTATTAGCTCGCATTTAATTTTTCTTTTTTTCATTTCTTTTTGTATATGTTTTAATTCATCTACTGTAAAACCATCTTTACGAGCTTTTCCTATTTGTTGCATACCAGCATGATTTTCAGCTTGGTCCCCAAAAGTTATTGTTATAGCATCAGTATTTTCTAGTTCTTTTTCTTCTCTCATATTTTCATCCGATTTTTCTTCTGAACTATCTTCTCGTGTTTCAAGATTTTCATTGGATTCTCCTTGTCCATTAATATTTTCATCCGATTCTTCTTTTTTTTTCGTAATATTTAGAATTTTGTCACAATCAGTCATGTACTTGTTAATAGATAAACAATCATTAAATTTTTCATTTTCTTTTTTTGGCATACTTTTGGTTATAAATAATTTATCGTTAGTATATACACTATCAGATACATTTAATAATGTTACAACGTTAGCTGTATTTACCTTCATATTAACAGAATTCATATCTAATAATTTTTTAAATATTTTCTTATATTGATTTCTAATATCATCTGATAATTTAAATTCTCCTTGATTTAATATTACATTTTCAATGATATGTTTATAGTCGTACAGATCACTTTTTAATGTTAAACTATTTGTATATTTATCAATAAATTTTAATATTAGATTAGGAATTAAAAAAGTTTCTTGTGTATATTGAGCAATTTCTAAATTTTTAAAATAACTTTCATTATCTATTGGTAATTCAATTGATGATATTTCTTTTAGTCTTTCATTATAAGAATTCTTAATTTTACTAAGGACACTTTTATATTTTTTTTCATAAGATACAGGATTTATTTTTTCACTTTCAAGAAATTGTAACATTGTATTCCAAACAGATGTTAGATTGCCTTCTAACGTTTGAGCCGTATAATAAAGAAGAACAGAATCTTCAGTTGGAGGAAAATCGCAAGACATTGCTTTATCAAAAACTTTAATAAAAGATTGGATCTTTTCTTCTGTAGTAGAAGCTAAAATGTAATCGAATACTTGTCTTGGATTTCCTCTATTAAGTCTGAAAATAGGATAATCTATTTTTTCAAGCTGAAATTTATATGAAAAATTTTTCATAACGTAATTTATAAAATCTAAAGGAGTTTTAGTATCTAGTTCATATTTATCAGAAGATATCATTTCGTTATATTTTTTAGCTCTTTTAGCAAAAAATTGAAAATCTGATACACCTTTTGGACCTGTTTGTCTAAATTGAGTTTTTCTATAATTAGTTCCCGATATAAAATTAGCAAGTTTTAATAGGTCTGCTACATCTTTTTTATCAATAGTTTCAGAAATATCATAAAGAGATGTTATAAGAATACTTATTACATCCTGTATAGTACTCATTTTAAACATATTAATAAATCCATAATGTATATTTTCATAAATAACATGAGATTTACCATAATCTATTATTACTGGAACAATTTGAGTATTTATTCTGTATACATTTTTTTCATCTAACATATAATCAAAACTTACAGAATGAGGTAATTCTTGTATTATAATATTCCAAGGTTTAAGATCGTAATGAACAAATCCGCATCGTCTTTGAGCAACTTCTAAAGCTAAACATAGTTGTATTAATATAAAAATAAAATCTTTCATATTAAATGATTTTGTTAGCCAGTCAGAAAATGTCTTTCCATTTATGTATTCCATAATAACATTATTATCAGAATTACAAGTTCCAAACACATAAGCAAAATTCGGTACATATTTTATAACTTCGTTAATAACTTTAGTTCCAATAAAAATTTCATGGATATTTTCTGAAATTTTTATTGGGTCTTTTGTAGATTTTACAACAAAAGTAAATCCAGATAATTTATACTTATCCACAAAAGTAGTTTTCGTTGAATTAGAAAACACTCTTTCATCTTTTTCAGCTATAGTACAGAAAGACGACAAATTGTTTGTCATATTAACTATCCATTCTAACCCTTTTAATAAACCTATGGATCTAGCTTGTTTAGGAATTTTTTTAATATCAGTTAGTTTTTTATCTGTAATAGGGTAATTTTTTGTATAAAGTTCTGTCTCTCTAGAAATTTGAATCTGTAATGGGGTTTTAGTATTATACATATAAACACCTGTTTGATTTTTCAGATCTATAAGAAGTTTTTGCATATAATCTAAAATTCCTTCTTTTCGAAGATATTTCATATAAAATTTTCTGGCTTTAATAGCTATCTTTTCGCATTTTTTATCATTTGCTCTACACCATTTTATTTGGTCTATCAAATCAGATAAATCCTCTTTTACTGGTATATAATGAACCATTGGTTTTAACATATCCCTAAACCATAATTTATATTTTGAATCGGCTAATAAAATACAACATCCCATACACATTTCTAAAGATAAACGAAAAGCTGATACGTGACCATCAACATGAACCAAATATTTATAACCAGATTGTTCTGCTGGAGTCATAAAAGAAGCTATTTTTATCCCCATTTTATTCATTTCAACTACATCTATTGTTTTTAAATATATTTCACCATCTAATTTTCGAGGTCTTAAATTCCATTTAGATATTCCTGCATCCAATAAAGGACCATCCTTATCTGGAGGAGTATTTACAGAAATATAAGCAAGTTTTAATCTTATATTAGTATCTACACTTACACCACACCCAGTGCTAGCACCTCTAAAAACAGCAGTGGGTTTTTTATTTTTCCATTCAATAGAAAAAGCTTCTGGAGTAGGATATTCTCTGCATTCAGTAAAAAATTTACTTTCTTGACTGGATATTCTAGCCCAGTCTTCTCCTGTAGGAATAGGTATATCAGCATGATCTTTAGTAGTAACCATAGATAATATAGGAGAATATTCTGTATAATTATGTGATAGTAGAGGATGGTTATCCCCGAAAATATGATTATAAGCTTCAGTGCCATTTCTCATAAGTTGAGGAAAATCTCTTCTATTGATGAAGAATTCTATATCAGGAATTTTACGTGTAGCACATAATGTTTTTAACATATCACTAAAATTAGCAACATTAGTATCTCCTTCGTTTATAGGATATTCATACCTAACTAAACAATTATTTGAGTACCAATTGTCTGTGAAACTATTAACACTTACTTTATAAGTTTTTCCAGTAAGTTTATTTATATATTGAACAAAATTACTCATTGAAGAATTAAAATTATTTCCTTTAAAAACTGGGTCAACTTTAATTTTATCACCCCATTCATTGACAAAGTTTTTCTTACTAAAAGGGAGAAAAACTTTCAATTCGTTATTTTGAATTTTTACAAAAGTACCTTTTTTGAATTTATTAAATAAATAATTAAAAGTGTTATCAACTGACAATGCACTTATATTATTATACTTTTCCCATTCTAAAATGTTTGAAAAATCAAGTTTACTAAATTTATTATTTTCTAAATTTATAGTTGGAATGCAAACTTGTCCATTAGACATATCTCTGTATTCTTGAAATTGATTTTCATCTCCAGCGGTAAAATGAGTTTGTTTATATTCTCTATATCTAGGATTAGTTTGCTTATCCTTTTTTCTTTTGGATTCTTTACATTCATCAATACTTGTATAATAATCAGGAGTAGTTTGAAATTGAGATGTAGTAGTCATTTATTAGTTGTTATATATTTTTATTAACAATAATCATTTTTAAAATAAAATAATTATACATATTTTAAAATTATACTGTTTATAGTATAATTTTAATTTTACAAAGAAGAAGTTAATCTTTATATTTTTTAAATTTTAGTTTTTTATGTTCTGTTGGAGAACCTTTTTTAGCTTTAGTTAATTCTTCTAAAACTTTTTCAGCACTATTAATACCGTAACTTTCCAATACTTGTATGCATGCGTTTTTCTGATCCACTCTTTTTTTATTCTTATGAATAGTTTGAACTTGGCGAATAATAGCAGTTCCTTTGTATTTTAAACCAGGTTGGTCTTTTGATGCTAAATATTCTTCTATGTCTTCTTCTATTTTTTTGGCTCGTGAACGCAGTAAAGAACCTCTAATTCTTAATGATTTTAATTCAGCCTTTATAGAATTTAATTCGTTAACTTGTCCTTGTATTGACATATTTTTTAATTATAAATAAATATTTAAATCTATTAATACTTTATTTATATTATATAAATGTCTCAATCATATAAAATTATCAGATGGGATCCTATATTAAACGATAATACTATTGATCCAAAACCTATTATTTCTATTAAACCAGATGAATATTTTAATATATTTTCTAACCAGAATAAAAATATGTTACTAATAAAAATATTAGATACAAAAAGTATATACGATAATAAAAATATTATAGGTATAGTAGATACCAAAAATATCTTGGAAGATACAACAGTATCCATACTATTACAATCAGAGTGGCGTGGATATCCCGATTTTAATGGAGAATGTCAAATATTTGGATTAGAAGGAGGTGTACAGTCTGAAATAATAAATGGAGTAAGTCTTAAAACAATAAAAGATCAAGAAAGTAAAAAAATTACTAATACTAATATTTTAATTGCTGTATTTATAGGTATTATTTTTATATTTTTAGTAAGTTTATTTTTACGTAAAAATAAATAAAAAATAATTTACAATAATTATTTTTTATTATATTATATTTGCAAATGATGAACATTTAAATTATCTACCCTGCCTAATCGATTAGCTCTCCCTATGATTTGATTTAATGTGTGAGTATCCATATCGTGATAAACTATTAAATCACTAGCTTCTTGTAAATTAATACCTGAACCATTATTTTCAGAATTTAAAAATATAACGCTAGTTTCTCCATTTTTAAAACTATCTAAATTTTTTTGTCTGGTAGAAACAGCTCCTTTTATCTGGATGAAACTTATATTATTTATTTTTAGCATTTCTGTAATAGGTGTAAAAGTTTGGTCCCACGAAGAAAATATAATAAATTTTCCATCTTTTTTAGATTTTATAAGACTTAACACTTTTTCTATTTTTGTTTGTTTACCAGAGCATTTATCTAATAGTCCATTATTTTTTTCATCAAAATCTTCAGATTTTATATATATTAAATTATCATTTTGAACTACCTGTCTGCATAAAGGACACGTGTTATTTGTTTGAAGCCATTTTAATATACACTTACCACAAAATACATTCTGACATTTTGGTTCTAGGACAGGATTAGATATTTTGTCGTAACATATATTACAGTCACCTTCTAATATTTCTTTATATCTAGAATTCAATTCACTTATTTGTAACTTTAATTTATCTATCTTTAGTTTTAATTCTTCTATCTGTTTTGTACGAGAAGATTGTCTGTCTCTTACTGTTAATATGTCTATTATAGATTCAAATTCAGCTATTTCGTTTTCTTTTTTAGTTTTTATCAATTCTGTTATATTTTGAGTTTCTTTTCCTCCTAATGCATTTATAGCGCCTTGTATATTACCTGCTGATATCATATCTGTTATTTTTGAGTTTACTAGACCATATATAGTTTTGTATAAAGGATTATAACATTTATGATAATGATGATTAGTTACTGGCATACTAAATGACTTTTCAACAAATAAATCAGGATTTTTTATGATAACATGACTATTTTGTTGATGATTTATCATATCTTTAAGCATTACAACTATATCGTTCATAAAACTGCTTCTACAATTTTGGTAATTATATATTATAGATACAGGTGTAGCTGTTACTAACCAAATAAAACCAGCTATTACTTTTTGAATACCTGAAATTTTTATGTGACCAGGTTCGTCGTATATAAATCTTTTCCAAGCCATTCCACTGTATTTTAGAACTAGATTATTATACATAGTAGGAGTAACTAATATAACATCGTAATTTTCAACTAATACATTATCTATATCTTTTTTAGTAATAATTTTTTTTACACATAATGGAGATTTTTTAAATTCATCGTACCATTGATTTATAATAGAATTACCAGCTAATACTAATGTAACATCTAATTTTTCGAAATACTTTAGAGAAGTCTTTTTAACTCTTCCATCAGATAAAGACATTATATTTGTTTGACAAAAAGGTACATTAAGATCCCATTCCATTCTGTCTCTATATATCAATGCTACCAGACTTATAGTTTTACCGTATCCCATCTTGTCTGCTTGTATACTTATATTCATATCAATAATAACATTATTATCAATAACACGTTGTTCTTTTTCTCTTTTTTCCATCTGATAAATACTAGCAAGTTGATGAGGATATAATGATATTTTTATTTCTTCAGGCTGTTCTATCATAGGAATATCTGAAAATTTTATTTCTGACTCATCTATGTTATCTGTCATTTATTATTAATAATAATTAAGTTTTAAACTATCATTTAATTATTATTAATATTAATAGATCTATGATAGTGATAATTAATAGATATACTAGTTAAAACTGAAAAATCAAAAATAGCTAATTTATTAGACGAATTTAACCAATTATAACCTACATATACTAAATTAGGGAGTCCAATAAAATTAACTGTATTTAATTTTCTACAAAAAGATAACCAGTAATCTCCTATATATTTTAAATTGTATAAATGTAAAAAATAAACATTTTCAAGTTTTTTAGAACAATATAACCAATTGTCACCTATTGTTTCAACTGGACCAATAAATATTATTTTTTTATAATAATTATATTCTTTTTTATATTTATTCCAATTAGAATCTGTAATAAATATTATAGCTTCGTATTCATAAGATATAATTATTTTACTATCTTCATAATTAAATAATTGAAATAGTAGTAGTTTGTTGTCTTCTTTTATTTTAATATCGTTTATATTGATATCAAAACCTTTGAATTCTATAAATGATTTTAATAATAAATCGTAAAAAAAATCATGTATATTAGTAAAAGATTCTATTCTTATTTTATACTCTTTTTCAATATACTTTGTTATAGTAGTATATGCATATTCATTTATAATATAACATAATTCTTTCGGTAAAAAATCATTAAGATAGTTCATTTATAACTATCTTAATTTAATACTATAAAATACAATTATAACTTATAATTTTGATTATAATCAAGTTTAACTTTTTTAATATTTTTATTATTAATATATGTATTAACCCATTCATTACCATCTACATCAGTTGGAATATCTATAAAATCTTTATCAAAAAATCCCATATTAAATACAACTCCTTTTTCTAATTCAATATAGTTATAATTTTCCTTATTTACATAAACTACACAATTAGGGTTTTTTTCTTCCATTTCTAGTAGACTTTCTATAAAATCTTTTCCATATACAACTCCAGCTTCTAGAGTTATAAGTTTAGTTGTAGAATCTCCTTCTCTAACAATAGTAGATAATATAGAATTTAAATTACCTGATCTTGTTTTTTGTTTATTGCATTTATATACAGCAACAGTATTAATCAATTCCTTTGGTAGAACATAATTATTATCATGAGTTATTATTGATATTAAATTCACTTTAACTGTTTGATCTAATAAAGATTTAACTACGTATTTTATATTTTTAAGTTGTTCATCACAGGCTATAATACTAATAACAACTTTATGTTGTTTATTAATTTGATCCAGATTTTTATAATTATTCATATAGGATTCAGTTGAATATAAATGTATGTTTATGTATCTTAAAAAACCATAATAAGATAATAATATATAAAACATAGAAAAAACGGCTGAAAGTGTTAATAATATAATTATTGTTTTCTTTTGCATTTATTATTTATTTATTAAAATTATAAAGTTTATAAACAAATCTTTTATTTAATACAAACTTAAATAAATGATCGTTGAATCGGACAATTTTATGTCACTGGATAAAATTCCACTCATAAAAGATATTGAGAACACACCAGATATTGTAATATATTCTTCTGTCTGTCAAAAAAATATTATAAATCCATTAAAAGAACTAGATTATGATGCTAAAAATTTAATATTTTTTTCTGATAATTCTAAAATAGTTTATAAAAATTTAGATACAAATGTATTTCCTTTATTTTTAGAAAATATTAGACGTGAAGTAGAAAAAGTTACTACTTTTTCATTTAATTCATGCTTGATACAAAAAGGAATTTGGACTAATTTTACCAAAAGTAATCAAAAAAAAATTATTCCAACAATTCTGATAGGATATGATACATTACTTACTTTTAAAAATACTTCAAATTACAACGAATGGCAGTTAGATCTAAAAAACTTGTCTTTGATTATCAGAAGAGAAAATATGTTAAAATACTGGACTACAGAAATGTCTAATGATAAATCAGAATTACCTTTTTTTACAATTACTTTTTTAGATTTTTTTATAGAAAATACTGATAACACTCTTAAAAAAAATATAAAATTAAATGGAAAACTTTCTTTTTCTTCTAAAAAGATATATCTTTCTACAGCTCAAAGACTATTGTTCAAAGAAAAAATAAAACATGATTTGTATAATATGCATACTGATATAAAATTACCAGAAGGAACTAGATGTATTATACAGGACAGTGATAATAAATTAAATAAATATATAAAAATTAAAGAAAAAATAGGAGCTGGAGATTGGGGTAATGTATTTTCGGGGTGTTTAAAGTCTGACTTTTTTTGTAAAAGAAAATTCGCAATTAAAATGTCTAGATTAACAGATTCAGATTTCGAAAATCCTTACAGTGATACAAGTTTTTCTTGGAATGAAATTTGGATTTTAAAAGATATAATTACACCTATTATTGAAAATAATATTTGTCCTAATCTACCATTATATATGGATACTTTTTTATGTAACAAATGTGATTTTATATATAAAGGAAAACAAAAAGTTCACCCATGTATAACTAATATTGTCGAGTTAGCTACCGGAGATTTAAAAAAATATTTTTCTCTACCCACAATAACCGATGAACAACTATATTCAGCTATTTTTCAAATTATGGCAGGTCTACATGCTTTACAAATGGTAGGTCAAATTTTTATTAACGATATAAAAGCTGCCAATATTCTCTATTACGATGTAAAACCAGGTGGTTATTGGCGTTATAAAATAAATAACAAAGACTTTTATGTTCCTAACTATGGTCATATGTTTATTCTAAATGATTTTGGTGTATCTAGGTTGTATAATCCAAATTTTCAATTATACCCAAAACAAAAAACAAATGTATTTAATTTAGGAAGTAGATATGCTATCAATATAAATGAAAAATTTTATCCAATAGAAGCTGGTTACGAATTTAAATCCGATTCTATTAAAAAAACAATTGATGTCTTATGGAAAGATAAACACATGGAAAAAATCTCTAGAGGAGCTACTTATAATATCGATAGAAAAACAGGACAAGTTATTGATTCTGATACTAAATTAACATTTTTACAAAAAACATATTTATTTAAAAATGGAATAAATACTAATCCAACCACCTGGGATTTTTTTGAGAATCCATATATTATACCTCCATTCGAATTTTATAACGATGTCCAAGATGTTTTGCGAACATTCGTTGGAGGAAAAAGATCTTCACAAAAAGGAAATCATAAGATACATAAAAATATATCTAAATTATTTAGACAAACAATAAAACCTTATCTAGGCATATCAAGATCTTCTAATTTATTTATAGTAGCTAATACAGATAATACAGATATTTTTAGAACTTTTTCTACAGAAACTTATGAAGTATTAGCAGGTTCTTTTATATCAAAATTTTTTACGGAAACTGTAGATTATACATTAAAATTAAATGGATTGGAAATATCTTTTTTTGATATGAAATTTACTAAAAAATAAATACAAATATATTTAAAACTTAATTAAATAGTTATAACAAATAAATGAGTATATCATATGCAGGAATAATTGGATCAGGTACAGGAAAATACACTCTACCTTCCGTTGAATCGTGGTCTTCAAATAACTCAATATTAAAAGACCCTAGTAAAAGTATTATGACTAGAAAAATAGATAAAATAAGTGATACAAGTTCTCTAACACAATTAACCGACGAAAGTGGTGATAGAATATGCGAAGCAATATCTGTATATCCTAGAGGAGTTAACCCCATGGTAAGTGTTAGCTATGGAAATGAAGGTAACAATGGAGGAGGAAATGGAAGTCTAGTGGGAGGCCAAAATCAAAATAAACAAGCATATCTTCCATATAGGATAATGAAAGATGGTTCTTTTAGACCTCCTATATTAACACAATATGAATTATTACCTCTTTCAAGATTACCACGAGGAACTACTGAACAATTAACACAGCCTTGTTTTATTGATTTTAGTAAAAAAATAATGCACTCGGATGGTGTTTATAGAGAAATTAAAGAGAAAACAATTAAAACTTCTGTTAGACCTACCGCAACTCTTAACACAAATCAGCAAATCACTGAACCTTTTGAAATTAAATATGTTATTAAAAATCCTATGAAATTTGATTCTTATGCAGGTATTTCTGGTGTAAGAACCCAAGATATTACTAATCAGGAATTTATAGAACCAACTAAACAAATAAAAAATCCTATACAATTCGATAAAAGAGCTGGTATTTCTGGTATAAGAACCCAAGATATTACTAACCAGGAATTTATAGAACCTATAAAAGGAATATATCAAAATCCTCTACACGTAGAAAATATTTATGCAAACCAAGGTTCTAATAAAAATATAAAATACACAGATAATTCACATTTAAATACTGATCCATATATTCAAGAACATTTACACACTTCTGTACAGGCAAAAATGTCTTCTCACATTCAAGTAACTCCAATAGAGGATATAATAGATATAGATATAAAAACTAAAAATCCTGTAAATATTTCATATACTCCTATTAAAACTGGATATACTAAAGAAGAACATATGCATAACGATTTTGAATTAAGTAATAGAGTATTACATAGTCAAGCTTTTACAAATAAAAATAATCCATCTATATTTGTTAAACAAGAAATTGAACATCAATCAGAACAAAAAAGAAATATGCCTAATCATAAAATAGACACTAACTATGGATCAACATTAACACAGACAGATTTACAAGCAAATAATAGAGAATATCAATTAAAACCTACAATTAATTCTGGTGGGTTCGAAGGAAGAGGATTAATACCAACTACACATAGAGTAGACTCTTCTAATAAACTAAATGTATCAGAAAAAAATCGTCGTGACAAAATTATTATGAATATACAAAATTCAAGAAACTAATTTATTTTTACTACTATTCCATTTTTATACTTTAAGTATAAAAATGTATAAATTTAATTAATTAGAGATGTATTTTTGTTATTTTAATTTTACAATTTATAATATTACCATATTCACAAAAATATGTAAAAGATTCTACTGTTGGATCAAAAGAATATACAAAAGTTTCTCCTACAATATTTCTTGCTTTATCAATTTCAGAAACTTTATCTATATGTTTAAAATATTCTTTGTTTACACTCTCAAAATTTACCATAGGTAATAAAACTATACCTTGCCATGGACGTGTTTTACCACTTAAATCAATTTTAAATGTATCTGGACAATACTTTTTAATGTCAGATTTAGAATCAGTAAGTAATTGTGATAAAGGAATTGGAATTAATCCAGCACTTTTGGGAGGTAAAACAGATAAAAGTTGTTGAAACGGAGTAGAAGGACTAGATTCTTTCATAGGTTTATGAGTAAAATCTGACATATATTTTGCTAGATCTACAGCAAAGGGTGCATAATGATGCTTAAACAACCATTTCCAATCTGGCACTCCTTTTGTATAATAAGAAAGAACCCATTGCAATCCTTCTAAATATTGATGACATAAATCTTTTATGTTTGTACCATCTTCAAATTTATTAGTATAGTAATCTTTTCTATAACCTTCTAAATCTAACTCGAAATTTTTAGTTACACTATCAAATTTCGAATTTTGTTCCAATAAAACATCTTTGTAATGTTTTTTTTTAAGTAATTTATTTTCTAATAATGGTTTATCATATTGAGACATAGTTCCAAAAAAAACTTCAACAGGATTCTTTTGAAATATAATACTATCTGAAGAATTTATAGTCAAATGTCCATAAGATTCACCTACTCTTTTGTAAATATGAATCATATAGTCAATGCAGGTCTCATCAATCTCCATACAAGGAACATTTGGAAGAAAATCGTTACCAACTAAAAAAAACATAAAAATAAAATCATTAATAGCATATAGCGGATTAAAAGGATAACATTCTTTTTTTTCATTATCTTTTTCCCAATTCATACGTTCAGATAAAGTTTTACGTGTATCTCCTATATTTAAAACATAAAATTCATCCACACCATTATACAAATCCTCTCTAATAATCCAAAAATTAGGTAAATGTGTTCCAAGCGCCAACATAATTAGATCAGCATCCAAACCATTAATACAATAACTTTCATTTTTATTTCCATAAGAACGCATATAATTAATAAGTTTATGTTCACCTTCCCCTGGTACTTTTTCACTAGAAAATACTACTTCTAGACTTTTCCATGTAGGATTTGTATTTATATTTGTTCTAATATACCAATCAATATACTTTGTTATACTATCCATAAATTTAGTTCCAGGTGTTAGACAATTACTATCAAATGTATCAGGATCTTCACTGGTTCTTTCTAAAGCTGCTTTGAAACGCCTCTGTCTTTGCTGATTTTGTTTACTTAATGGTGCAGGACCATCTACACATAAAATCAACCTTTTACTAGGTCTAACTATACTTAAAAGATTTTCAATTGTTTGACATATATGTTCAAATACCTTCTTCTGATTATTTTTAGATGAAGCTTTTATTTTATTTATATTTTTACCCAATAAACTTTTATTAGGCTTATTACTACCATATTTAAATACCGATTGCGCCGATCCATGTAAAAGACCATTAACATCAATAAAAAAATTATCTATATCAATTTTTAATGTCTTTAAATCTTCTCCTTTTTTAAGTTTACTAATATCTTTAGGATTATTCTTTATATGCCACGGAAAAAAACCATGAATACCCATTTATATTTATTTTAAGTTTACAGTTTAAATATCAATTTTTATTTAAACTGTTAAATATATTGGTACTCTAAATTTATTTACGTACACCAAGTAATCTTCTTACTGGTACTTCTGACAGTTCAAACCCATCAGAATCTTCAGAATCTTCAGAATCTTCAGAAGCAATTTCTTCTTTCTTTACAGATTTTTGAACAACTTTATCTTTTTTATTTTCAGAATTAGAATTAACAATAGTATCCAAAGTTTTCTTTTGTTCAGGTGTTAATAGAAAATTAATAGCTGTATTAATTCTTTTAATATCGTTTGCCATACTAGTAATACTAGCCAATAAAGTAGAATATTCTAATAATGTAGGAGAAGAACTTGTAAAAGATTTATTAGATCTTTGAAAAGATGCTCTATCTGTAGAAGTCGAAACATAAGAATCTGAACGTTTATCATTTACTATTTTTACTTCATCTGTTACCAAAGGTTTACCACCTTCAATATAGTTAACTATATCTTTTTTACGAGATAATTCAAAAACCCAACCAGGACCTCCTTCAAGGTTTGGATTGTATTTACCTCCTAGTGTTTTCAAGTCAACCCTGTAATTATGAGTTTTTCCTTGAACTACAAAAGATTTATCACTATAATCACGTAATTTCAAATCTGAGAATTTTCCAGAAGACATTTATAATATTTTTAATATTATAAATCTAAATTCAATTATATTTTACAATTTTCAAAAGATTTTAAAACATCACTTACATCAGTTGGTATAGATTTATAAGTTAATTCATCTGATACACCACTTAACTTATAAACCGAATGACTAATCGCTATATTACACGCATCTATAACTTTAACAATAGAACTACTCGATTCACTATAAGTAATACAAGTACATATCCCCATACTTTCACCTACTTTTTTTACATCTTGATTTGTAGCTATATATATAAATTCCCAATTATTATTTGATAATTCTTCAACTTTATTTTTTACATATTTTAAATCAAATATCTTACTATAATTTTCTTCACCATCTGACATAATAATCATAATAACATTCCTATCATTTTCTTTTAATTTTATAGAATTACCAATAGCATCATACAATGCAGTACATCCATTCGGATTATAATCTTTGTATGTTAATTTTGGAACATAATTTATATTAATATTTAAACAGTGTGTTTTTATAGTTTCAGAAAATGTTATAAGACTAAAATTTACATTAGGATTTTTAACTTGTTGACTAGAAATAAGAGAATTTATTCCTTCTATATAAGATGACGATAAATAAGACATCGATGAAGATTCATCTAAAATAAAAATTATTGACATTTATTATATATTACCGGTTCTTAAATCATTCTATTTAAGAATTTAATATTAAAAACTTCCTTTCCACTGTTAAAAATAATTATTTTCTTAATACACGTGTTAAAAAGTATATAAAAATAGATATAGAAAAAATTATTACAATAATCTGCGTAAATGATAATCCACCACCATCATCATCTCCATCATCATCTCCACCACCACTACCTCCACCACCACTACCTCCACCTCCACTACCTCCACCACCTCCACCACCACCGCCGCCTCCACCTCCACTACCTCCACCACCACCGCCGCCTCCACCTCCACCTCCATTAGTGCATGTAAGTCCGATACATGTTTGACCAGGTTTGCAATCAGTATCACTTGTACAATTACACATACAAAAATTAGTCATACGATTAGTACAATCTTGGAAGCAACTATCGCTATCAGAACCACATTTAGATTGACAACATGAAATACCATTATCACCACAATTAGCAGATCCACATGTAAGATTTGAAGTACACGACTTAAACATTTCAACTCCGTTTTTACCAGTACCACTCGATGATTCTCCTTTAAAGGGTAAATCCTCGCAATTATCACATGTGGTATTTATACAACTGGATACCTGACCTGCTGGAGTATTTTTAAATAATGCACATCTATCTTTACAACAATTTACGAAAGTACCTTTATCTTTGCAATTATCATAAATAGACTTCGAAATACCAGGACAGTATCTGTCAAAAGTATCAGGATCTAGATGTAATATTGTTTGATTATTCAAAGTTTTATAAGAATTAGTAGTTTTTCTTTTAAAATCCATTTATAATATAAATGGATTTGATATTTTTAAAAAAAAATATTAAGTTAAGAATAAAAATTTTACTATTTTTTATTTCGTCTTTTTGGTATAAATTCATCTACTTCTATATTTTTTTTATTAAAATCTTCTATAGTATACAAAGGATTTGGACTTTTTTCTTCTACATCTTTTAAAACTTTTACTTTATTAGGAAGAGCCTTTACATCTATTATTAAATCACACAAACCTGTTCCAATTTTCGACCTTTTACCACATATAATTGACGAAGAAACACCTTTTGTTTCTTCTTGTTGTCCGTAAAATCCTGCTCTTAAAAAATTGTCTCTAGTCTCTTCGAAAGATGCTTTACTAAATGGACCTGATTCTTCTGTTCTCATTGTATATCTAGAAATTGACGAAATAGTACCTCTGTGTGTCATTTTATCTGCTAATAATTGAATATGACATGCGTTTATTCCTTCCATAAGTGTCATAAATTCATCAATAATAAATTGTCTAGCAGCTTCTACTCCTAAAACATTGTAAATATCCCATATATTATTAGACATAGTTTTGGTTGAATCTACAAAATATAAACCAAGAATTTTTTGAAAATTAGTTCCATCTGTTTCAAAACTATTAATATCTGGTTTAAAATAAATCGAATATATCCCTGGTATACCGCATATAACACTTTTATCTAGAAGAGGTTGTACAACCTCTTCTAGATAAATTTCAACTGCATTATCGCAACTTATAAACATAAGTCTATTTTCTGGTAAATTGATATCACTAGTATTAACAAAAATGTCCATTTGTCCGATATTATCAGGTGAAAAAACACATGTCATATCAGAGTATTCTGCTATAAGACTTTCACATATTATTTCCATAGTCAACTTATATTCAAATAATATATCCATATTTAACTTTAGAGATATACAATCTGTGTATTGTGTAAAATCATCTCCGTGTATAAGTTTAAAAGCTTCGTACCAAGGTTCTGGTTTTTTATTAATAATAATTTTATAAGATTTTGATATCTTACCGAATGTAAGTTCAACAACATTATAAGCAATTGCTTCCCTAACTTTTTCTATACTATCATATTTATTTTTCATAAAAACAGTAGATGTATTAGAATGCTGATCTTTTGTAGCATTTAAAATCTCCTCTACTCTAGGAACACCAGTAGTTACAACGTTCTCACAAGAACCCGCTTTATGAAAAGTATTTAAAGTTGTTTGTGTCTGTTTCTCTCCTATACTCTGTGCTGCAAGAACTCCCACACTTTCTCCTGCCTGTATTAAAGAAGATAAATACTGATATTCTATTTCTTTATATAATTTTGGTATAACTTCTGGATACACACGTATATTAACTAACTGATTTCTCAAATCGTTTTTATTATAATTTACAATAGAAATAGCTGCTTCAACCGGAATACCAAGTTGAGGCTGTATAATTAATAAAATATCTTCAATTTCATCCGATGTTAAATGCCTCTTTGTTGACATATTTAATAATTAATATGTAAATTTAATTATATTTCATTTTTTTATTATTATTCTTAAAAACCAAATCAACATTTAATAGTTAACTTTTAAAAATTAAACTAAAATAATTATTTTATTAGTCTTTTTTAGACTTTTTAGCTTGATATAAAGCACGTCTAGCAGACCTATTTGCTTCATGAAGCAAATGTCTATCTTGTTTTGCTTTTTTAAAAGCTTCTTTACTTTTACAAGCAGTTATACATGATTCTTTATTCATATAACATAATGGTACACCTGTTTTTTCTGCACAAGTTTTTCTATCTGGATATTCATTACAATCCATACATCCTCCATATACTTTTTTAGATGTTATAGGTTGAGATTGTTTGAAAATAGAATCTAGATCAACATCTATTTTTTGAGACGATGGTTCCGATGATGGTTTAGATGGTTCTGACGATGGTTCTGAAGATGGTTTAGATGGTTCTGACGATTGAGACGATGGTTCTGATGATGGTTTAGATGGTTCCGATGATGGTTGAGAACTTACAGGTTGAGACGTTACCGCTTTAGATGTTACAGGTTGAGAACTTACAGGTTTAGATGTTACAAGTTTAGATATTACAGGTTTAGATGGTTGTTTAGATGTTACAAGTTTAGATATTACAGGTTTAGATGGTTGTTTAGATATTACAGGTTTAGATGGTTGTTTAGATATTACAGGTTGAGAACTTACAGGTTTAGATGTTACAGGTTGAGATTGTTGTTTAGATGATGGTTTAGATCGTTTAGATGAAATTAAATTAGTATTACTTTTAGCTGTGTAAATAATACAAAAAATAGAAAATAATACTTGAATAGTTGAAATAGTTCCTAATATCGAAATAGTAGGTCCTAAATCAATTTCGCAATCTTTATTATTTAATTCAGAATTAATGCTCAATGTTAATGCTAATAATCCAATACCAGATAATAGAGTAGATGAAAGCAATAAATATATTTTCCATTTATCTAAATTAAAGTCACATTTACAGCGAGGTCCGAGTATACATATAAAAAATCCTACACCAAGTGCCATTAAAGTCGAACCTATCCCAATAGAAATTTGAAGTTTTCTTTTCAAAGAATCGTATTTGCAATTATCTTGTAATTTTGAATAAGTAAAGAAAGATAAAAATAGAAGTAAAAATCCTGATAACATAATCATAAACATAAAAAAGTTTAAATACATCATTTATGTTTACTAAATATTATTTATTTTATTTTATTTTTCAATTAATCTGTAATCATAATAATAATTGTTATCATTTAATAGGTTCAATTAGATTTTGAACTATCACTACTGTTCATTTTTAACAATTTTCCTACTAAATTATAATGATATATAAGTAATAATACAGGAGCTAAAGTTCCAGTCACAGTCAACCATATAGCATAATTTTTTACTTCAGGTGCATTACAGTCTTTTACACTATCCAATATAATACTTCCACATACTGCAAGTTTTATACCTATAAAACCTAATATAGTCTTATACCATAAATCTTTTTGTTCACATTTACATCTTATATTACATATAAAATAAGTCAAAGATAGTACTATTAACATAATACCTAACATTAATACAAGATTCATTGAAATGTTTATATTAGTTTTTAGAGAACAACTATCATTTAGATATTTTTGACTATCAAGTGTTGCTGCAACTAGAGTACTACCTAATATAATAATAAAAAATAAAAAGATATTGATGTTAAAAACTTTAGTCATTTGTATTATAATCATATATTATTTTTTAATAATTTATTTTTGAATAATTTATTTAGTTTTTATATTATTTTAAATGGATACCTTACCTGAAGAAATTATTCAGTATATAGGGACATATATAAAAGAACTTGATCTATATAAATGTTTGAATAAAAACTTTTATAATTATATTCAAAAAGACCATTTTAAACTCATATGTAAAAAGAATATATCAAAAGTCTTATTATCTAAACAAAAAATTATTGATAATAATGATATATACAATAGATATGAAAAATTATCTTCAGGTATCTACAAAATTTTATCTTCAAATTACAGACATCATTTATTTATAAGAATAGATATAAAGTCTTCTATGATTGAAGAAAATTTTGATCAAGCTTTATTGTATATAAATGGTTCATTAACCCCAGGTAATATATTTTTTGAATGTTTTTAAGAAATTATATGCTGAAATACATCTTAATTTAAAAATATTAATTTTTAAATTATTGATTTGATACTTTCAAATTAGTCTAATCTTTCTTCAATGATATCATAACAATCACGTATTATATTTAAAAATTCATAATATTCATCTTCCATAAAACTAGACTCCATACCAGACATTATAGTTTTACCACTATGAAAAACTAAAAAAGTATTATATCTTATTTTTTTCAGTTTCTTTAGAACATCCTTATCCGGAAGCATTGATAAATATTCTGTATATGGTATTAAAGATTCTTCAGACCATTTATCATCTTTATAAACTATTTCTTTCAACAACAAATCTTTTATAGACTTCTTTATAGGTATTTTAATATTTACACCTGTATATCCAAAACTAGTTTCTAACAATGAATGATATTCAGTACAAGTATTAAAATATTCATCCAATTTTTCTCTATCTACCAAAAAATTCAAACTAAAATCTATATTTCTCATTGCAGGAATAAAAACAATCTTTAAGAAACTATCAGGTATAATTTCATATTTTTCTAAAGGATTTTTATTTAACTCTATCATCTGATTTGTATTAGAAAAAGAATATATATCTTTATTATCTTTAATATAAGACCAAAACCATTTTATACATAATTCTGCCTGCTGATCATGTTTACACCCAGTCATCTGGAATTTTCCATTAGCACTAACTTTATAATTAATTTTTTTTCCATCTATAACCATAACTATTGTCACTGAATTTCTAAAATAATTACCCCTCTTTTTCTTATCTTTATTTTTCTTTTTCTTTTTTAAATCAACCCCTCTTATATTATTTTGATATTCTAAAGTAATAATAGAACCAGACGAAATATTAATGTTAGGATTTATAGGTTCATTCTTCTTTTTTCTCCCCCTTCTCTTCGGAATTAAAATATATTCTGTAATAGGTAAACATTTAAACATTTTATCAATATCCAAAATTAAATTTGTCATTAAAATAAATGTTTTTGTAGATACTTTTATAGAGTTAAATTCTGGAAACTTTAATTTACTTGACTCTTTTTCTTCAAGTTCCCAAAATTTATCATCTTTACTCATTTCAACTATAGCAGAACACATTTATTGATTTAAAAGAATTACATCTTTAAATTCATTATTTTTTTACAATTAAAACAACAATTTAAAAACTTATACAAAATTATATATAATGTCTTCTACTATAATTAGAAAATATCTCACCCAAGATTTTAACGACAACGAAAAAAAATCTTACATAGAATATATTAAAGGAAACCAAAAATCAAACCTTTGGATGGAAAAAGCATTAACACGTAGAGAAGCTCTCTTACAATTAGATTTAAAATGTAATCTTGAAACAAATACAGGAAATATTTGTGATGGATGGATAAATATAGACGAGAAAGGAATATGCAAATGTTCTAATTCTCATTACTGCTACGATAAAATTATAAAACTTATAGAAACACTCAAATAATATTATTTTTAAAAGTTAACTTTTAAAAATAATTTACAAGATCTTTTATCTTATTAACAATAACTAAATACTCCGTAAATCAGACTTATTAATTTTTATTCCAGCATTAGTAACAGTATCTCCTAAAGACAAATACTTTAGTTTATGAAGTAAATCATTATCAAGAGGTAATCCACCATTAGTAAAAGTATCTCCTATAGATAAATACTCTATATTATTAGGTAAATCACTTTTATTAAGAGGTTTATTACCATTAGTAAAACCAAGTGTGCATCCTGACATAACACTATTATAATTATCTCCACCTATAGATAAATATATTAAACTATCTGGAAAATCTCCGTTATTAATAGATTGAAACCCATTACTAAAATTAACTCCGGTAGACAAAAATACTAGTTTGTTTGGTAACTGACCCTTAATTGGTTGTCCTCCATTATTAAAACTATTTCTAAAACATAAATACTTTAGATTATCTGGTAAATCTCCATGGGTAATTGGACTATTTCCATTATTAAAAGTCATTCCAAAAGATAAATACTTTAGATTATTAGGTAAATCTCCATGTCTAATGCGTATATTAAATAAAGAACCAAAAGATAAATACTTTAGATTATCTGGTAACCCCTTCGCAATTGAACTACTAAAAAAAGAACCAAAAGATAAATACTTTAGATTATCTGGTAAATCTCCATGGGTAATTGGACTATTTCCATTATCAAATTTATTACCTAAAACCAAAAATTTTAGACTTTTAGATAAATCTCCTTTAATTGGACGTCCTCCATTAGTAAATTTACTTCCTAAAACTAGAGTCAACAAACCTTCAGGTAAATTACCCTGTTTAATTGATTGTCCTCCATTATCAAAACAGCTCCTATTAACTCTATTTACATACTTATTGAAAAGCTGGAGATTTTCTGAAAAATCTCCAGCTTTAAAAGGATCTAAATACTTATCAAAATTCCTAAATCCTCTACTACGACCATCAGTATGATTTTCAAGTGTGCCAAATAACAAAGACTTTAGACCGTTTGGTAACTGACCGTTTATAGGTTTACCTCCATTACTAAACTTATCACCAAAAGATAAATACAATAAACCTTCTGGAAGGTCATATTTTTTAATAGGATGGTTTGCGTTAGTAAAATCTTCACCAAAAGATAAATACAATAGACCTTCTGGAAAATTACCATAAATAGGTTTACCTCCGTTAATAAACCTATCACCAAAAACTAGACTCTGTAGACCTGGTGGTAAATCACCTTTTTTAATAGGAATACCTCGATTAGTAAAATTATGACCAAAAGATAAATACAATAGACTTTCTGGTAAATCACCTTTTTTAATAGTTTGATTAAAATTATTGTCAAAAGATAGAGACTTTAAGTTTTTATACTCATATAATTTATCCAAACTAAAACATCCTATTATTTTTCTAGTTATACTTTTATTATAATCAGTAGCGGAACTTAAATAAGGGTAAGGTATGGTTGTTAAAGAATATTTATATTCGTTGAATCTTTTGTTTATCATAAGTAATAATCTTATATTTTTCATATTAACAAATAAACCAATATTATTTATTATGTCTTTTGGTAAATCATCAAGACATAAACCCCTTCTAACAGGTATATTCGTTTGACTGCTTGTAGAAGTCATATGTGTACTAGTTATAATTATAAGTTTATTTTTCAATTTATTTTTAGACTAAACTTAAATTATTAAATTGAATTATATTTACTTATTTAAATGTAATTACTAAAATGTACACTCCTTATAGTCGACAAAATATCTCTAATCTTTCACATTATATAAGATATACAACTCAAACATATAGAGACGATAATAATCTTAAAGGTTATGGTATATGCATTAATACGTCTTGGGATACATCTAATAAAGAATTAGATTATTTATTATATAAAGAGTTTAATTTCTCTCTTGAAAATACAAGTAAAAAATTTAACCTCATGTGGTTAGAAAAAGCAAAAGAAGTATTTGAATGGAAAAAAGGTAATGAAATGAAACTTTTTACCAAAATGAATAGAGAAGGGTTTTTTGATATTTTTGAAGTATATAATCCAAAAGAATTTTCCAATATTATTATTGATAAAATGGGATTTGCGTCTGTTCTAGTTTATAATCCTTACTATACTGAAAAATATAACAATAATATAAAATCAGAGATGTATATTACTTTGGATAGTGTTTACAACGATAAAATCAACGATGAATTAGTTATTTAAACATCTACCATCATTTATTAAATGAATCTTACACAAACAATTAGAAATCTAGATGTTAATCCTAGACATCAAGGAGAAGAATATGAATATACCTCTGATTTTTTAGAATGGTTTTATTACAGTATTATTAAAGAAAAACTTGAAAATAATGATATTATAGCATTGATTAAATCAAATCCAGATCATGTTAATATATACACAGAATGCATGCAATTACTTAATGTTAATATTGCTAAAAACTACGATGATTTTACTCTTAAAAATAAATATGAAAATATTAGACAATGGTTATTTAACACTATAAACGAGTATTAAATAACTTGAAAGTGTTAAATAACTTGAAAGTGTTAAATAACTTGAAAGTGTTAAATAACTTGAAGATACCAAATTATAAAAAATAATTTACAATAATTATTTTTATTGTTATTATAGTTTAATTTTTAAAATGTCTTTTTTAAAAATATTGATTTACTACTATTAAGGTTATTTCTTGCTCAACCAGAAGGTTATCACACTTGATAATAAACTACTATACAAACTTTGATATTCGCAATTTTTTAAAGAAATTAACTGATAACTACATAATAGTATAACTAAAACAGAGACTATAAGTTTAGCAAAAAATACACTAGATTCCGGTTCAAGTTGAAAACAACAAGACTTCCATTTTTTTTCTTCAATATCAGCAATAATTTTTACATCTTGTATTTTCATATCATGTTCCTTTATTTCTTTATCAAAAGATCCTTTATCGTTCAACATTATTTTTGGAGATTTTTCTGTAAATTTTTGTTCTATAGGTTTTACTAACATCCCCCTATTTTGTAAATAATCTTCGGGGTTTTCTGTATACATTAAATATATTTATTAAAATAAATATATTAAAAATTAATATTTATTAAATCATAATCCCGCTATGCATTTAGATCTATTCGATTTATAAGAACTCCAATTATAAGCATTCTTTCTATTTGCTTGACTTGTTAAAGCTACTGACCTGTCGTAACTATCCATTGGACAACTAGGTGCGTTAGTAGCTTGGAATTGACCTCCAAAATTGGGTACATTAGAATTAAGATTATTATCATACTTGGCTGTTTGAGCAGTTCTAGTAACAGCAAAAGAAGGGTTAGAACCATATAAGTCGGCGTTTATAACTCCACCATCTAAATTGACATATTCGATGTAGTTAGGGCGTAAATCATTCTCTATAGAAACTCTATCTGTTGCTGAATTACAACCAGCTGCTTTAGTATTCCAAGAATCTCTGCAAATTGTTCTTCCTACACTATCCATTCCATTCCAATTCACACAAACCATACTATTAGGATTAAGAAATCTATCAGATTGAATTCTATTCGTCTGTGCAGTATCTACTCTGCACGTAGCGATTGACTTCATTAAAGATAAAGATGACATTTTTATTAGTATATAAGATAAAAAAAGATTAAATAAATATAATCTTTTTCTTTAATCGTTTAAAAATATAAAATATTTTTTAATTTAAGAAAATAAAGGTTGTTTAATATTTTTCATATTTACACACGATGATAATACATCTGAATTAGCCTTTTCTACAGTACTAAAACTTAATTTTTCCAAAAATTTAAACATAGGTATTGTATGTCCATTTCCAGCATAATATATAATATTTCTTGGCTCTCTAGGATAAAATTCTGTTTTTTTTACATCAAAAATTTTAAACATACGACTAACTGCATATACATCCATAATTGATCCCGTTGAAATATCTAATATAATATTTATAATATCCAGACCTGGAGGGAAAATATCTGATGTTGTAAGAATGTTAAACCACTTTCCAAAAAAATTAATAGCATGTATTTTTTCTAACTCTTTTCTTACATGATTATTAACAAAAAAATCTATTATATCTTCTTTTTTTAATATAGATCTTCTAAATTCTTTTTCTAACAATCTATCTTTATTTATATCATCAATAATTATTTTTATAATATCATCTACAGTTTTTACTTTTTTAAAAACCTCTATAACATCTTTATATTTTAATACAAAATCTTTAACAGATATCCACACACCACTTCTTCGATTTTTTAATACATACATTTGCATCCTTACATCTGTAGCTATTAAACCAAGATTTTTATAAGTTCTTTCTAAACCAAGATTTTTAGAAGTAATATTTCTAGCATCTATACCATGAATTCTAACATTAGAATCACATTTTAGATCTTGTTTTCCAAAACAATCTTTCATTTTATTAAAAATATCATATAATCTTTGCCCACTATCTTTAGGAATATTAACTAAAACATTTAACATTACTCCTATTTCTATATAAAAATCAATAAAAACAGGCGATGTTCTAAATAAATCATTCAAATAATCACCCACTTTAACTTGTTTTTTTAACATTGGAAATTTATGACAACCACTTAAACTACTATGTGAACTTTCTCCAAATAAATAAATAGTTTTATCGTATCTAGAACTACTCATCTTTATTATTTCATCAGGACCTGATAAATAATCGGTTACTGGCTGTTTACTAGGAGAATTTAACATATTAATTAAAGACAATAATACCTTGTTTCCTTTTAATTTATTATAATTTTTACCAGCTACTGATAAAAATATATTTTGAATATTTCTCGGGTATTTTAATAAAATTCTAGCATCGTATGTTCTATGTAATTCTAAACATATTTCTTCTAATAAAAAATTAGTTGTCATTTATTATAACATTTAACAATAATTTAAAGTTTAGATTAATATTTAAAAAATATGACAGAAAAATATAAAAATCCATCTAAAGAAATTACAGAATCTATTATTTCTTCTCTAAAAGAAGCTGAAAATCATAATAAAGTAGTTGACATAATAAATTCTGTTTTCCCTGGTTGGATCATTGGATGTTCCAAGAAATATTCACTTGATTATCCTCATTTTACCAATAATTGGGATAATGTATGTAAAAAAATTGGTTGCAAACCTTTAGACATTGTAATTGTAGACGAATTAGTATTTAACGATACTAACTACTCACTTATACAAATGTTTTGCGAATTATTAACAATGTTTGGTCATTCAGTAAGAAGAAAACAAGAATTTTTTGAATGTAAATTTTGTTCAAGTATTCTTCCAAACCAAGAAATTTATAATAAAATTATTGAAGCTAAAATTAAAGCTCCTGAATATTGGTCAATGAAATGTAAAACTTGTTAGTGTCATTATCAATTATTTAAAATTTACCACTTATTTTATATAATTATACTTAACTAGCAAATGTATATTTTTAAAATTAAAGTGTAATAAGAATAAAAAATAATTTACAATAATTATTTTTTATTCTTATTACATTTATTTTAAATATATTTATAGGGACCATTTCCTTTGACAGACACAGAATTTTTATAAGGTTCTACATTGATATCTCCTCGTTTTCCAAATACAGACCAATGGAATTTACCAGATTCTCCATATACAGTAAATTTGTTATTATCTACTTCAGAGCAATTCAAACTTCTTATTTTTCCATTATACACAGCAGTAACTGTTACTGTAAAATCTTTTGCAAATGTCACATATTCAGGTAATACAATCGTTCTTTCTGACTCAATAATTTCTGATGAACCTCGGTAATAAACACCCACTTCAGGTCCTTCTACACAACCATGAATTAGATATTTAGATTCATCTAAAGGATGATTAATTACAAAGGTTTTAAAACTAGAATGAGTAATTTCTTTTGTTGTATCATTATAATACAGTGCTGTTGGTCCAGTAAAAGAACGAATTGGATTTACATAAAAAGCACCAGTAGATGCTGGTTGAGTTCCATATGGTAATCCACTGGCATTTAAAACAATTGAATTTTCCGGTTGGTTACTATTTCCAGCACTTTGTCCAATTGCAATAGAATACTGTCCTTGAAGACTATCTCCAGCTTGATTTCCAATAGCTACTGAACCTGTTCCTTGAGTTTGTCGACCAGCATTAGTACCAATTGCTACTGAATTATTTTGTTGATTATTAGATGCAGAATTCTTTCCAATAGCTACTGAATTATTTTGTTGATTATTAGATGCAGTACCAGAACCAATAGCTACTGAACCTGTTCCTTGTTTAAATATACCAGCAAAAATTCCAATAGCTACTGAATCACTTTGTTGGTCAATACTTCCAGCACTAGGTCCAATAGCTACTGCACTAATACCTTGATTTGTTTGTCCAGCACTATTTCCAATAGCTACTGAATTTCGTTGTTGGTCAATACTTCCAGCACTAGGTCCAATAGCTACCGATCCTGTTCCTTGTGTTGTTTGTCCAGCACTATTTCCAATTGCTACTGAATTAGTTTGTTGACCAGTTTGACCAGCTGCGTTTCCAATTGCTACTGAAACACTTTGTTGATTATATTGTCCAGCACTAGGTCCAATAGCTACCGAACTAGGTTGTTGATTACTATTTGCAGCTCCTTTTCCAATAGCTACCGAATCAGTTTGTTGACCAGTTTGACCAGCATCAAATCCGATTGCTACAGAAAATTCTTTTTGATTATTACCTCCAGCGCCAGAACCAATTGCTACAGAAAATTGTTGTTGGTTACTATTTCCAGCAAAATTTCCAATAGCTACAGCAAATTGTTGTTGAGTATTATTTCCAGCACTAAGTCCAATAGCTACTGAACCTGTTCCTTGTGTAGATTGACCAGCACCAGATCCAATAGCTACTGAATTAGTTTGTTGATTACTATTTCCAGCACTAGAACCAATTGCTACAGCAAATTCTTGTTGGAAAGTTCTAGCTGTATTAAGTCCGATAGCTACTGAACCAGTTCCTTGTATAGCATTTCCAGCACTATTTCCAATAGCTACTGAATTATTTTGTTGAGTTGTTTGTCCAGCTTGTAATCCAATAGCTACTGAATTAGTTCCTTGTTTATCATATCCAGCTTGATATGCTATTGCTACTGAACCCGGTCCTTGTGTAGTTTGTCCAGCAGTATTTCCAATTGCTACTGAATTAGTTTGTTGACCAGTTTGACCAGCTCCGTTTCCAATTGCTACTGAATTAGTTTGTTGATTATATTGTCCAGCACTAGGCCCAATAGCTAATGAATTAGTTTGTTGTTCAGTTTGACCAGAAAAATTTCCAATTGCTACCGATGATTGCCTCTGGTTACTATTTCCAGCTAGATATCCAAATGCTACAGAGAAATTTCCTTGACCAGTATACCCAGATTGATATCCAATTGCTACAGAACCTTGTCCTTGACCAGTATACCCAGCTTGAAAACCAATTGCTACAGCTGATTGTTGCTGGTTGCTATTTCCAGCTTCTCTTCCAATAGCTATTGAATTAGGTTGTTGGTTAGTACTTCCAGAACTAGGTCCAATAGCTACTGAATTAGTTTGTTGGAATAGGGTTCCAGCTCCTCTTCCAATAGCTACTGAATTATTTTGTTGGTTAGTACTTCCAGCACTAGGTCCAATAGCTACTGAATTAGTTTGTTGATTACTATTTCCAGCACTATTTCCAATAGCTACTGAACCTGTTCCTTGAAAATTACTTCCAGCATTAGGTCCAATAGCTACTGAACTACTTTGTTGATTACTATTTCCAGCATCAGAACCAATTGCTACTGTTCCGGTGCCTTGTGTAAATTGACCAGCACTATTTCCAATAGCTACTGAACCTGTTCCTTGTGTTGTAAATCCAGCATTAGGTCCAATAGCTACTGAATTTTGTTGTTGGTTACCATTTCCAGCACTTCGACCAATTGCTACAGCAAATTGTTGTTGATTTTCACCTCCAGCATCTCGACCAATTGCTACTGAACCTGTTCCTTGTGTAGTCTGACCAGCTCCTCTTCCAATTGCTACTGAATCAGTTTGTTGTGTATTTATACCAGCCGCAGAACCAATTGCTACTGATCCGGTACCTTGTGTAGCCTGACCAGCCGAGCTTCCGATTGCTATAGCAAATCTTTGTTGATTACTATTTCCAGCCCTATTTCCAATTGCTACTGAACTAATTCCTTGAGTAGTTTGACCAGCAAAAATTCCAATAGCTACTGAATCAGTTTGTTGATTACTATTTCCAGCACTAGTTCCAATAGCTACTGAAGCAGTTTGCTGACCAGTTTGACCAGCTGCGTTTCCAATAGCTACCGAACCACTTTGTTGATTATATTGACCAGAACTAGGTCCAATAGCTACTGAACTAATTCCTTGAGTAGTTTGACCAGCTGCGTTTCCAATAGCTACTGAACTATTTAGTTGACCAGTTTGACCAGCATTACTTCCAATAGCTACTGAATTAGTTTGTTGATTATATCGACCAGCATTACTTCCAATAGCTACCGAACCACTTTGTTGATTACTACTTCCAGAACTAGGTCCAATAGCTACTGACCTACTTTGTTGATTACTACTTCCAGCAAAAATTCCAATAGCTACAGAGAAATTTAGTTGATTACTACTTCCAGCACTACTTCCAATAGCTACTGAGTCACTTTGTTGATTACTATTTCCAGCACTAGAACCAATAGCTACTGAATCTGTTCCTTGACTAGTTTCACCAGCAAAGTTTCCAATAGCTACTGACCTACTTTGTTGATTACTACTTCCAGCACTAGGTCCAATAGCTACTGAACCTGTTCCTTGTGTAGTGCCTCCAGCCAAGTTTCCAATTGCTATACCAAATCGTTGTTGACTAGTATTTCCAGCACTAGGTCCAATTGCTACTGCAGATTGTCCCTGTGTTGTCTGCCCAGCCAAGTTTCCAATAGCTACTGAACCTGTTCCTTGACTACCATTTCCAGCAAAGTTTCCAATAGCTACTGAACCTGTTCCTTGACCAGTTTGACCAGCAAAACATCCAATTGCTACTGCAAATGTTTCTTGTAATATTTGTCCAGCCAAGTTTCCAATAGCTACTGAATTAATCTTTTGATTTTGTTGACCAGCACTAGACCCAATTGCTACACTGAAATTTTCTTGACCATTTTGTCCAGCACTATTTCCAATTGCTACTGAATTAATTTGTTGGTTAGTATTCCCAGCTTGATATCCAATAGCTACAGAACCTGGTCCTTGTGTAGTTTGTCCAGCAATAAGTCCAATAGCTACTGCACCTGTTCCTTGTGTAGCGCTTCCAGCACTATTTCCGATTGCTACTGAATTGGTTTGTTGACCAGTTTGACCAGCACTAAAACCAATTGCTACCGAATTAGGTTTTTGTGTAAACTGACCAGCACTAGGTCCAATCGCTACTGCGCTACGGCCTTGATCATTTTGTCCACTATATTTACCGATGGCGATTGCCGCATTATTTTGACGAGTTCTTCCAGCCTCTTCACCAATTGCCACAGCACTAGTACCTTGATTATCTTGACCTGTGAAATATCCCATAGCAACAGAGAATTGTTGTTGAACAGTCTTTCCAGATTCTCTACCAATTGCAACTGAATTTTCACTCTGTCCAGTATATCCAGCTTGTCCTCCAATTGCCACTGAATAAGCGTTTTGAGTATTATGCCCAGCCTGATATCCAATTGCTATTGATCTTGTATCAGAACCTACATTTCCTTGACTAATGTTTCCTGCTTCATATCCAATTGCAATTGTATTTCCATATTGGTAATTTTCTCCAGCACTAGGTCCAATTGCTATTGAATTTCCATATTGGTTGACATATCCAGCACTATTTCCGATAGCAATTGTATTATTACCAATAACATTATACCCAGCATTAGTTCCAATAGCAATTACATTATTAATACCTGTACCTGCATTATATAGATTTATTCCATAACCTGCGCCGTAACCTATAACTACACTTTCTGGAATGCTTACCAAACTGGTAGATAATCCAGTACTTGCACGAATATATTCTTTACCAATATATATACTTCTTATATTATCTATCATAGTAAGATTTTTTGCCGGTGTTATATCAGCTGTTATTATATCTCTAGAGTGTTCAGTCTCATATTTTTGACTATTTGAATCAGTTTGTTCTTGCCACATAATATATTTTTGTAGAGGATCAAAAGGACTTTCATACTGTGTAGTATCTGACAATAAAGATACTTTATTTGCATTTGGAATATTCAAATAACTCACTAACTTTCCATTACTATCACAAACATATCTAGATAATCCTCCTCCTCCATTTTGTTCTACAACTAAATTATATGTATTTAATTGTACTTTACATATCCCAAATACATCAAATACATCATTAAAATCTCCCAAACTTGTAGTATTATCTATAGTAACAGTTTTTGTAAATTCTCCACCCCAAAACAAATATTTATTTTTTTGATGAATTTTAGAACAATATACAGTTTCATTAAACCCGCCAATTTGATCAGGAGGAACAGGAATAGTTGGACCTGAAGCATCATGTCCACTAGTAAATGATTTAATATTTTTATTGTAACTAATTAAGTTTGTATTTGTATCTAAAATACCTATACGTGCTAGGATAGGAAAAAGAGAACCTGCTCCGGCGCTATTAGTTGCTGTAAAATCACCTCCAATATATACACGATTACAATTCTCATCAATTGAAATGGTATTCACAGTACCAGATACACCATTATCACTTATTCCATAATAAACAGAATAATCGGTTGGTTGAAATATGCTTGGATCTGTAGCATAATCTACAAACATAAAATTGTTATATTGTCTAGGACCAGAATTTAGAATAGTAGGTTCGTATACATTTTGTTCTAAAAATGTACCACCAATGTATAATCTTTGGTGTGTATGATCGTACGCAAGGGCGTTTACAACACTTGGAATCGTAGGTAATACAGGAGGAATATTTGTATCTGTAAATATATCTTGTATATCATAATTTGTTACACGATTGTATGAATTATTTATAAAATCAAAATAACATAAATTATGATATTTATCTTTAGTTTGGATTGTAGATGGATCACTCGGTATTTGAGTCACATTAGAAAGATATGTAAAATCACCTCCAATATATAATCTTTGACTATTTTGGTCAAATGCAAATGTTTTGACACCTTCTACTCCTCCAAGTAATCCTAAATAATAATATCCACCATCTAATGTTAACCATTCATTAATATTAAAATCCCATACAGCAACACCGTAAAAATTAATAGCTAAGCCATTATAAATTTTTGTTAAGAAAAAATTACCTCCAACATATAATTGATTTTTAACAGCATTATAATATAAACAATTTACACTTCCATTATCACCATCGTATTCTAATTTTCTACCATCTGAACCTACGAAACAAGGTTTATATAAAACAGGTTGTTGATTTGTTACTCTAGAACCGTATGCATTAGGTAGAGGAGGATCTGGAGGTGGAATATAACTTACTATCTGACTACCTACAAATACATTATTTGATTTATCATAATATGCTAAATACACTGCTTGAGATCCATCACTACCATCTGCTTTTTTAAACCTAGTAAAATTACCTCCTATATAAACACGATTATTTACTGTATCATTACACAACACTTTTACAGAAGAAGGATTACTAAGATTATTTCCAACACCAACTATACCATTTATATCATTTGGAATACACCATTTTCCTCTGCTATTTATATCACAAGAAACATCATTTGATTGAATTCCATAATCATAATACATAAGATTAAAAGGTTTATTTGGATTTGTAAGAATATCACTAGATAATATAGAACCACCAATCCAAACTTTTTCTAAACCTATATCGGAATAATTTGGTCCAGTCTTTCCATTTGCATATTTACTTTGACCTATAGTATTATAATCATATTCAATTGTATAAACTATACTACCACTAACAGGTCCTTTTATTGTATTACCAATAGAATCTTTTGTTTCTAATTTATCATATAAATTAGTGTCTATATATTCTGTTACATTATCATTAATTGTTGTATTGTTACTCATTGTGATAATTTTATATTGACCGTCTATATTAGAATATGGCAATGTTCCATTACCGTATTCCAAAGTATCACCATAAGTTACGGTAGTGTTAAGTGTTGGACTAGGTCCTATAATTGTTGTAAATCTTTCAGATAATAAAGAAGTTCCTATACCAGAACCACCTGGACCAGTAGGTCCAAAAGTTCCAGTAGGTCCAGTAAACCCATTAGATCCATTAGGTCCAGTAGGGCCAGTAGTTCCAAATTGTGGTTCTAATGGATCTGATAATAGAATATCAGGTGTATTAATATTATATTTTTCAGTTAAAGCGTTAGATATTGGTCCGTATAATCTAAACATATTTATTTATAATTATATTTATTTTAAATAAATATAATTATATTATTTTTAATTGAAAGATTACAATCAAAAAATATTTTACAATAATCTTGAAAATACCAAATCAAAATTTTTAAAAGTTAACTTTTAAAAATTAAAGTATTATCAGAATAAACATATTTTACTTTTATTCATTTGGTGTCTTCAAGTTTATGAGTAAATAGTCATATTTGTTCCATCCCAATATAATAGAACAAAAGCAGTATTACTAGAAGCTGGAGCGTGATGAACAACAGAACCACCTAGAGGTAATGAATTTACTGTAATTCTAATATCAGTGTTATCACTCATTCCATTTCTTACATATATTGTATAACCAGATGCGACACCTGTTAAGTTTGATGTGTCAAAATCTTGAGTTGGTGTATTTGATTTAAAAATATATGTTGTTCTATCCATACTTGGATATAATTTTATCGAGACGTTTGATGTGTTTAAAGCAATAACTGGTGCCGGATATACTGCGTTTGAACCATATAAAAGTTCATTCGTAGCTGTATTATATGTTAATACACCTCCTGTACTACCTTGTCTAATTGGTGCTATAAATGTCCCTATTGTTAGGCTACTTAATGGACCATTTGTTGCATTTAGAATAATACTATTATCTTTTTGAGATGCCCCCGCATTTGCTCCAATTGCAATAGAATATTCTCCTTGATTAGAATATGCACAATTATATCCAATTGCTATTGAACCGGTTCCTTGATTATTATTTGCTGCTTCTGAACCAATTGCAATCGCCCATCTATTTTGATACTCGTATCCTGCACTTGGTCCGATACCTATGGCTTCGGACTGTTGTAACTTATATCCTGCTTGATTACCAATTGCTATTGAATTTCCAGCTTTTTGACCAATTGCAAATATACCTTGTTGTGTATTTCCTGCTCTTGAACCAATTGCAATAGAATATTCATTTTGAGATATACATCCTGCCTCGTTTCCAATTGCAACTGTTTCACGTTCTTGATTGACACCTGCATTTGTTCCAATTGCAACTGTATGATCCCCACTAACCGAAAACCCTGCATTTGTTCCGATGGCGATTACATTATTAATACCTGTACCTACATCATATGGATTTATTCCATAGCCAGCACCATATCCAATAACTACACTATCAGGAATGCTTACTAGACTGGTTGGACCTGTTGGACCAGATAGATTTGGATATCCTGGAGGACCTGTTGCACATGGTTTTTTACCAATATATATACTTTGTATGTTATCAATCATCTGGAGATTATCATATAACATATCCGCTGTTATTATATCTCTATCATGCTCTGTTTCCAACTTTAATTCAATATTTGAATCCGTTAATTCTTGCCACATGTAATATTGTTGGTACGTGCGTATATCACCAATATTATAAAAATCATCAACTAAATTGAATGGACTTTGGTATAAAACACTGTCAGATAATAAAGATATTTTGTTCCCATCTGGAATATTTAAATACGTTACTAAATTTCCTCTTGCGTTGCAAAAATAATTGGAATAACCATTTTCAGGTTTTGGGATTTGATTTAATACCAAATTATATGTATTTAATTGTACTTTTGTTACACAATTTGTTAATAATTGAACTGTAGGTCTTGATGTATATGAAGTACCTGTATAAATTCCACCCCAGAATAAATATCTATTTTGAGGATGTATTCTTGATGCGTAGACAGAAGATGATACTATTTGAAGTCCGTCAAATCCTATTATCTGCGGACCACTTGGTTCAGTATCACCACCTGAAATATAAGCAGTTGCATCATATCCTGCAGTAAATAAATTACCATCTTGATCATAACTAATTAAATTGGTATCTGTATTTAAAATTCCTATGTTTCCTAATATTTTACCACGACCATTTGTGTTAAACGATCCTCCTATATACACACGATTGCATCCTTCATCAATTGAAATTGTATTTACAACTTCGTTTACTCCATTACTAGTTATTCCATAAATAGCTGAATAATCAGTTGGTTGAAATATAGTTGGATCTATTGCATAATCTACGAACATAAAATTATTATACGATGTTTCAGGTGGAGTTAGATTATCACCAGTTTGTTGGTTAAAAGTTCCTCCTATATACAATCTTTCAGATTTATGATCGTATGCAAGTGCATTTACAATAGATCCGTTATTTCTTATATCATATTGTGTTACTTTATTATATGAATTATTTATAAAATCAAAATAACATAAATTTCTATAAGAATCTGCTGTATTATCTACTTTTAAAAGTGTTGTAAAATCTCCTCCAATATATAATCTCTGGCTATTTTGGTCAAAAGCAAATGTTTTTACTATATTTATATTATCATTTATAATATCTGGTATTTCATTATTATAAAATCCAAGATAATAATATCCACCATCTAGTGTTATCCAATCATTTATATTAAAATCCCATATAGCAATGTTAATTAAATAAATAGGTTTTCCATCAAAAAACTCTTTTTTTATTATAAAATTACCTCCAACATATAATTGATTTTTAGTCTTATTGTAATATAAACAATATACTCCACAAATTCCAAGGTCTAATGCTTTTTTAGATCCTTCTAGCTTTGATCCATCTGGTCCAACAAAACATGGACTATATAAAGCTGGCTGTTGAGTTCCTACTCTAGAACCGTACGCATTTGGTAGAGGAGGATCTGTTATCGACGACCAAGGTGCCGTGTCTTCACTTATAAATACATTATTACATTTATCATAATATGCTATAAATGTTGCTGGAATTGAAGTAGTTGGTTCACCAGTTTTACTATCCTGATCTTGAATTAATGCTGTGAAATTTCCTCCTATATACATACGATTATTTATTGTATCATTGTGTAAACATCTTACTAATGGCTTTGGTCTAGTGTCAGATAATTTGCCAACTCCCATTACTTTATTTATATCATATGGAGTTCTCCATTTTCCTCTATTTTGTATATTTACTGTAACATAATTATTTGGTTGAATTCCATAATCGTAATACATAATGTTGTAAGCTTTTGAAGGAAAATTTGGATTTGGGTTTGTAGGATCAATAAGTTTAGGGTCTGTTGGGGTACTTGATAAAATAGTTGTTTTATCTAAATCTCCTCCAACCCATACTTTTTCCAACCCGATATTGTAATAGGAAGATGTTTTGTCAAAAGTATTTCGTGTATTAGTTCCTACTGGTCCATAGCTATTATAATATTTAGTTTGGTCAACTGTATTGTAATCATATTCAATTGCATATACAATACCACTGTCTATTCCTAAACTTGTTGTATCAGGTACATTATAATATGTTTGTAATTTATCATATAAATTTAGATCTGTATAAAAAGTAACCTGATCAAGATCCGATATTTTATTAACCGTTGTATCATTGCTTGCAACAATTATTTTATATTGACCATCTTTATTAGAAACTGGCGGTAATGTTCCGTTACCATATTGCAATGTATCTGCATATGTTACTACTGTATCAAGAGTTGGGTCTGGACTTGAAATAGCGTTTGGAACATTTAAAAACCTTTCTGATAAAAATAGAGTTCCAATCCCAACAGGACCTTGTGGTCCTTCTGGTCCTTGTAGTCCTGTATAACCAGTAGGTCCTGTAATAGATGATCCGGTATAACCAGTTGGTCCTCGAAGTCCTGTATAACCTGTTGGTCCTGTAATAGATGCTCCAGTGTAACCTGTAGGTCCTCGAAGTCCTGTATAACCTGTTGGTCCTGTAATAGATACTCCAGTGTATCCTGTTGGTCCTGTAATAGATGCTCCTGTATAACCTGTTGGTCCTGTAATAGATGCTCCAGTGTATCCTGTTGGTCCTGCAATAGATACTCCAGTGTATCCAGTAGGTCCTATAATAGATGATCCACCAGGTCCAGTAGGTCCTATAATAGATGATCCACCAGGTCCAGTAGGTCCTATAATAGATGATCCTCCAGGTCCAGTAGGTCCCGTATAACCTGTAGGTCCTATAATAGATGATCCTCCAGGTCCAGTAGGTCCCGTATAACCTGTAGGTCCTATAATAGATGATCCTCCAGGTCCAGTAGGTCCTATAATAGATGATCCTCCAGGTCCAGTAGGTCCCGTATAACCTGTAGGTCCTATATTTAATGAACCACCGCCAGACCCTGTTGGTCCTGTCGGTCCGGTTGGTCCTGTTATAGATGATGATAATTCTGTTAGTGAATCTATAATATTATATACAGAACTTGATGTAAATTCTGTGATCGCATTTTTATTTGAGATTTTAATCCTAAAGCTCATATTTTTTAATATAATATAATATAATTATAAATGAATATTCTTGAAAGTACACATCTATAATTTGTTTAAAATACTCATATTATTTATACAAATTTGTATTCAGTTGTTATCAACTTCGTAACATTTAAAAAAATAATTGAATCTTGTTTAATAATATATAATTAAGTATAAATGTCAAGAGAAATTTTAATCGCAACATTATCAAATCAAGCAAGAGAAACAATATCTAATGAGCTAGAACTAAAAATAGAAGGTTCTAGTTTTGTATATTCACAACCAAAATTTATATACCCAATAGATGTTACAGATACTCATGTATATATTCCATTTGCATATGGAAGATTATGCATAGGAGGACCTCATCCTTGTCCTAATAAAGATAGTTTTCCTATAACAAATGTTATATTTGAGGGAGAATTAAGACCAATGCAAAAAGAAATAAAAACAGAAGCTATATCACATCTAAATAAATACGGATCAACTATTATTTCAGCATTTCCAGGAGCAGGAAAATGTTTAGCTTTTAATACACCCATTCTCATGTTTGATGGAACTATAAAAATGGTTCAAGACATATTACCTAGAGAAAAGATTATGGGAAACGATTCTACTTACAGAAATATTATTGGTATATGTAATGGAGAAGAACAAATGTATGATATTATTCCAGTAAAAGGTGAAAAATTTACAGTAAATGAATCTCATATACTATCTCTTAAAATATTTCCGTATAAAACTATGCACTGGGATAAAAAAAAATGTAATTATATTGTTAAAATTTTTGATAAAAATACTATGAAATATAATAAAAAAATAATTTCAACTACACAAGATTGGTCTGAATACTTATTTAATAGTACTATAAAAGATTCTATATTAGACATATCTATAAAAGACTATTTAAAGTTAAGTAAAAAAATAAAAGCTAAATTAAAGTGTTATAAAGTTCCTATTTTATTTAAAGGGCAAAATGTTGAATTAGATCCTTATATTTTAGGATTATGGCTAGGAAATAAACATACATATTTTTCAATTCCAAATTATCAAAAAATATTAAATTATTTATCAAAATACTTTAAAGATTATTTAACTTTGAAACTCGAACAATATAATTTAATAGATAATAAACACATTCCAAATGTTTATAAATGTAACACTAGATATGTAAGATTACAATTATTAGCTGGAATATTAGACAACAACGGATATGTACATAAAAATTGTTATAAAATTATTTTATCAAATAAACTTCTAATTGATGATATAATTTATATAACAAGATCTTTAGGGTTTGAATGTAACTTAAAACTTTTACACAAAGATAAAAAAATATATATCATAACAATTTTTGGTAATGGTTTAGATGCTATACCTGTATTACATACAAAAAAAATTTATTTTAAATGTAAAAAAGACTTACTGATGAGTGATTTTAAAATTATTCCATCTTCTCAAAAAAAATACTATGGTTTTGAAATAGATGGAAACCATAAATTTGTTTTAGGTGATTTTACTGTAACCCACAATACTTCTATGTCAATATATATTTCTACAAAAATTAAATTACAAACATTAGTTGTAACTCATAGGATTGTTTTAATAAAACAATGGAAAGAAGCTATTAAAAAATTTTGTCCAAATGCTACAATACAAGTATTAGGGGCTAAAAGTAAAATGGAAGAATCTGATTTTTACATTATGAACGCAAGTAATATTCCTAAAAATCCAAAATCCTTTTATAAAAATATCGGATTCGTTATAGTAGATGAATGCTTTCCTGGAAATACACCAATATTAATAGAAAATGGTTATAAAACTATTAAAGAAATTCATAAAAATATACAAAAAGGTAACCTAGACATAATACAAACATATAACGAAAAAGAACAAAAATTCGAATTAAAAAAAGTTATCAAATCAAGAAAGATAAAATTAAATAAAAATATGGTTACTATTAAATACTGTAGTGGTTCTAGAAAAACTAGAAGTACAGATAATCACAAATTTTTAACTACAAGAGGATATGTAGAAGCAAATAAACTTCGAATAAACGACTTGATAGTTTCTTATTACGATTCTCAAAATTCAGATGATATCACACTAGCGTTAAATAATGATCAAGTTCAATTAATATTAGGTAGTTTTCTCGGTAATGGTCGTATTAAATATAATAAAGATGAAAGATGTAAAATGTATATAAATGAAAAAGCTGAAAACTATGAATATTCCGAGTGGAAATCTTATATGCTTGGTTCTACTTTAGAACAAATAAATGATAGATATCAAATTATAAGTAATTTTTTTGATTTTGTAGAAAATTTTCCATCTGAAAACAATCATTGTCCGCAATGGATTATAGATAAATTAGATCAAAGAGCTTTAGCTATATGGTATACTGATAATGGTTATTTCTATCTACAAAAATATATAACTTTATCTTCAAAATGTTTATTAGATGATAGCACTGTTGAACGTTTAATAAAGAAACTAGAAGATTTTAATATATATTCTACATCTGTAACAGATACGACACAAAGAGCTATTAGGTTAGATGAAATAAATTCTGCTAAATTTTTAAAATTAATTTATCCTTATTTATATTACACACTTGAATATAGTTGGGATTTTACTTTAAAAAAATACGGATATTTGAAAATAAAAGAAATATTTATAGATACAGAACCAGAAGAGAAATATGTTTATGACATTGAAGTTACAGATAATCATAATTTTATTATAGCAAGTAAATCATCATTAAACGGTCCTGTTGTTCATAATTGCCATTTAATCATGGCAGAAAGTTTATCAAAATCTATGCAACAACTTGTACCTAGATATGTTCTAGGTTTATCAGCTACTCCATATAGAGAAGACGAACTTAATATTTTACTTGATTTATATTTTGGCACCAATAAAATAAATAGAAAATTATATAGAGAACATACTGTTTATAAAATTAATACATCTTTTGTTCCTCCAGTAGAGCTAGCAAAAAATGGTAAAATAAATTGGGGTGCCTTATTAGATGCACAATCTCTTAATATAAATAGAAATGAAATGATAATAAATATAGTTAAATTTTTTCCAGATAGAGTCTTTTTAATTTTATGTAAAAGAGTAGACCAAGGTGAATATATTGTAAAAAGATTACAAGAAGAAAAAGAAGATGTAACTTCTTTAATAGGTAAACAACAAGAATATGAACAAAAGAGTAGAATTTTAGTAGGTACTACCGGTAAATGTAGTGTAGGTTTTGACCATCCACGTCTTAATACTTTATTATTGGCTTCTGATATGCAATCATACTTTGTTCAAGTATTAGGACGTGTAATGAGAACTCAAGAAGGAGAACCTATTGTTATAGATATAGTAGATAAGAATCCTATATTAGAACGTCATTATACTGTTAGAAGAGCTGTATATCTAGAACACGGAGGTAAAATAAAAATTTTTTCTAAAGAATTCAAGGATTTTGAAAAAATATGTTAATCTTAAAATTGAAAACAATAATTAATAAATTTAGAATGACATCTAACTTGAAGATACCAAATGCTAAAAAATAATTCTTATAAGAATTATTTTTTATTCTGATTACACTTTATTTTTAAAAATACTATTTTTAAAAATGTTGATTTGGTATGATCAAGAAATGATAAAAAATAATTATTGTAAATTATTTTTTATCATTTCTTGATCATAATTTAATTTTTAAAAGTCAACTAAAATATCTATTTGATACTTTCAAGAGTTACAATAAAATATTTTTCCAAAATCTATAAGCCAAAAAAAATTACTAACACAAATTTTGTGTTGAGGTCCAAAAAACGAAAATTTAAGGCCTTTAACCTGTACGTGATGATTTAAAATTAATCATCTTTAGTAATTTTAAATCAGAAGGCGTTCTTGAAGATACAAACTAAAATAATTATTATTTTAGTTTGTATCTTCGAAATAATAAATAGATGTTTTAAAAATTGAAAATAATTAAATATGTAAACCTTTTTAAATAATATGGAGTCTTGTATCCCAGAAAAGAATATGTTATCTTCTGATGTTAAAAATAATTATACAACAGAAGAACATATTGATACTTGTTGTACTGAAACAAAATATATGACTTTGTATCAAAAAAAACTACAATCTATTTTAGCATTTATTATAATATCCGTAAGACACAATAATATAATAACTCCATCTACATGTTATACAATAGCCTGTGATATAATAAAATCTTTACCTAATTGTGTATTACTTGGAAAATGTAATTGTTCAAAGAAAGAAATTATTATTAGTAGAAGTATTAGACCAGGAACAATTACACATGGATTAGATTTAATAATTAAAACTTGTAAAGTTATACAGGATTTGCATATAGATAAAATAAAAAATAATCTATGCATGATTTCATTGAATCAAAGTAGTGTTTGTGAAATATGGATTAAATTATTTCAATCTTCTATTTACGATTCGACTATAAATATTAATTCTGTTATTAATTTTAAATTGAAGGTATTACTTGTAGAGTTAGAAATGTTTAGAATCGACAATGGTTATAGTACATTTTAAAATAAAATCACAAAATAATTATTTTAAAATAATTATTTTAAAATTAAGATAATATTTATTCTTTTAAAGTTTGGCTACACATTTGACGAACAAAATCATGTTGAAAATCTGTCTTTTCTCCTTCCGATCCTTTATCTACACTCATCTTATAATCAAATATCTTTACCATTGTATCCATTATATCATCATCACCAAGTTTTTCTTTTAATTCGTTAGCATATAAACAGATAAGCTCTTTATTTTTATCCTTAATAGAATTAAAGAATTTTGCAGCCAATCCTGTCATTTCATGATCTGTTATTACGTTTCCATCTTTATCCTTAAACTTAACTTTTCTTCTAGAATAATCTACACATACCATTTTATCTTTCAAAGGATACTCTAGAGCATATTGAGCGTATCCTTCTGGACCTTTCTTTATATGATCTATTGTTAGATTATCAACACTTTCCTTTAATTTTTCTTCTGTAACTGGTTGAAGTTGTTGTATAAAATTATTAATGTGGGTTTTATTAGAAGTTGTAGGTCTTGATACGGCTTTAACAGCAATGTTTTCTAGTTTATCTTGTAATTCTTTAATAAGTACATCTTTCTTTTTTAATTCATCTTGTAGAAAAATTATCTTGTCTTCTTGTCTTTGATAGTTTATATGTATAGCATATTCTTTACAGCTTAATAAATGAGTTTTTAATATTTTAGTTGTTCCTATATTTTTTTTACAATAATCACATTCAATATGTAGATTTGTAGAACCTTGTATTTCTAAACAATATTTTGTATTCAGCATATGATAATTTAAATTAGATTTAGATGAAAACTTTTTTTTACAAAATTTACATATATAAGACATTTATTAATAAGAAATAAAGACTTTAAATATCTAATGATTAAAAATTAATCATTTTTAATCATCTTAAATAATTAGATCTAAATGTTTAATATTAATTTATATTGTCATATGTCTAGTTATTTTAAATGATTAATTTTGATTAATTTCTAATAATTCTTTGCAGGTTAAACCCCTTAAATTCTTCTTTTTTGATCATCAACACAAAATTTGTGTTGAGAAAATTTTTAGCTTTATATATTTCGAAAAAATATTTTTAAAACTTAAGTTTTAAAAATTAATTCAAAGATTTACAATAATTAATTTTATACTTTCGAGCAATATTTAATTTATTTTTAAGTTGTTACAAGGATTAAATTTGATGATGATTAGAAATTAATCAAAATTAATCTTTTTGATTAATTTCTAATCATTCTTTACAGGTTAAACGCCTTAAATTTTCGTTTTTTGATCCTCAACACAGAATTTGTGTGTTGAAAATTTTTTTTGGTTTATAGATTTTGGAAAAATATTATTATTCCAATCTTGAAACTACCAAATCGATATTTTTAGAAATAGTATTTCAAAAAACAAAGTCTGATCAGAATAAAAAATAATTACCTGTAATTATTTTTTATCATTTGGTATCTTCAAGCTAATGATTAATTGTTTTAAGATTTTTAGTAACAATTTCATCAATCTTTATTATATGAGATTCATCAACATAATCACCATTTTTTATTTTTTTTATATTTTCTAATAAATTATCAGAAATTTTTATATTTATTTTTTCATATACACTTACTAGAGAACCTGCTGCATTCAATCCAATTCCTATCCATAATAATTCTTTATAATTATAACTAGCCGATATAGTAGTTGTTAATATAGAAGATATTTGTAGAAAATGAAATAAATAAGAAAAACATGTATTACAGTTATTTAAACATGAACGACACTTAATAAATTTTTCTAAATCTTCTACTGTATTTCTTTTAAAAATATTATCAATTTCTATTGACTTATTATCTGTAGATCCATTAGATGACATTTATACTATATTTTAAAATAATATTTTAAAAATTAAACTGTAATGACAATAAAAAATAATTCAAGTGAATCTACATTATCTTTTATATAAGTTGAAGACAGTAACAAAAATATAAATCTAAATTCACATTTAATTAAATTGAAATTTTAAAAGAATTTTTTTTAAATAATTAAAAGATGAAAACACCTTATAAACAAAATCTGAGTATTTATAAAAAATATACAAATCATAAATACAAAATTAATTCTTTTATTGGAGCAAATCTACATTATATAAGAACATATAATAAAAATATAGATAAAAATACATTTTATTTCTTAAACATTATTAACAACGCAGTCACATTCAAAAATATAGAAGAGAATTCAAAAGATGAACTAATATTAAAAGCATCTATAATAAGATGTACAAGAGAAATATTTTATGATACTATTAGATCCTTAAAAAATCTCATAGATGAATCTAAAATATTACAAATAGCTATTGTATGTTATATTATAGCTTATAAAACTATTTCAGCATATGATTACGATGATTTTCCTGGATTTGATGAGTTTGCTTCTATGATTAATTATTCTACTACATCTAATCATTTAAAATTACTAGAAATTGAAATATTAAAAATTACAAAATGGGAACCGTGTAAGAAAGCATATAAAAGATTAATAAAAGCAGAAAAAATTTTTTAATCTCCAATTAAAATAATTTTTTTAATTTTCAAAAGTTAACTTTTGAAAATATTATAAGACTTGAAATCATAATTTTTTTACAAAATATATATCTTCAAGCAAAAGTGTGCTTTTTTCATACCTTGCTTTACATCCTTTAAAATTTACCATTTTTAAAGAGTATGTATTACCATCTAAAAAGCCGTCACCAACTCTGCGTAAATTACATAAACAGCTACAATCAACTTGTTCTAATTTGCTTAAATGATCCATACTACGAAACTTTAACCAATTATCTCCTACAATATTTAATTTACTTAAACCATTAAAGTTAATATTAATTAAGTTAACAGAATTAAATAACCACCTATGTGAAACCTTACGTAATCTCGATAAACCACAGAAATTAACTTTTTTTAAATTATGACAACTATACAACCATCTTTCTTCAACTATCCTTAACATATTAAGTCCAAAAAAATCAACTGACTTCGCTATTATATTTTTACACCAACCATCACCAATATAACTAACAGGTCCGAAGAATAATATATTACTAAACTCATAATAAGAAAAATAAGATTCATATATATACCAATTCTTATTTGTCAAATAAACAATTGAACTATCTTCATGAGTTACAGCAAGTTTAACATTGTCATCATCCAATAATAGAGATGAAATTTCTTCACAATTTTTTACAAATTTATTATTAATAATAAATAGAAAAGACATATTCTTTTTTCTACATTCTTTTAAGACACTTAAGAAACTATCTCTTATATGTTCTTTAAAAGTACTACCTTCTTTCCTAATACTAAAATATTTCGAATAATAATATTTAAAAAACTCAAATAAATCAAGAGTATAATCAATAATTAAAGTGTTTAGCACTTCTGGTAGACCTAAAAATTTTAGGTTAGTTAATATATTCATCTGTAATGTATCAGAAGACATTCTAAAATAAAATACTTTATTAAATTTTATTTCAATTTAATAATATATTGAAAGTCTATCAAGTCTTTACATATTCCTAAACATTGTAATATATCATTTATGTCAGTATCGACCGACATTCATATTAGCATTAAAATTTATCTTCACTTTTAATAAGTGTCAAATACAACATTAAAATAGACTACCTAATAGATATTTTTCAAAGGTTACTTTGAAAAATTAAACTGTAATGAATAAAATAAGTTAAAATTAATTTGGTTCTTTAACTAACAAATCAAAATTAATTTTTTCAAAATCTTTTATAGGTTGTAACCAATTATCTCCTGTATATCGTAAAAAATCAACATTAATTTTTTCAAAATTATCTCCTACTATAATTGTTTCAGTCTTTATAGAATCCTTATTTAATTTAACAGGAGACCAAATTTTTATAGGTATCCATTCTACATCCATATCAATATTCATTTGACTGCTTGTAGAAGTCAAATCGATAATTTTTTAGTTCTTATTTATTTTTTCAATTTTATAATAATCACCTTGCTATTTAAATAACAACTTGCAATATTGATTTGACTGTTTCAACCTAATAGAGGACTAAAATTTTAAAATAAGTGTCATTAAATATGACATTATTTTTGTTATCTTATTAAAAAACTATAGACATCTATTTGTATAATTTGAATAATAAAAATAATAAGAATAATAAAAATGGGTAATATAGATTTCGAAAATAAAGTAAAATCTTTAGCAGACATTGTTGTGCTTAACAATATTCGAAAGGTTAACTCGATAATTGATGACTTTAAATTAGTTGCAAGAGGAGGGGGTGCTCTAAATTATTATTTTGATAATATTATAGCAACTCATGATTGGGATTTTGGATTTATGAAGATAAATCCGAATTATACCTATAATCAAAAAACTTTTAATTCTGTGGTAAATAGAATTGAAAAAGTAGCAAAAGTTTTTGTAGATAATTTAAATTATTTTTTTAAATATTATGTCAAGCATACATCTTATAAAAATCTTAAATTTGTATATAAATGGCAATACGAAAGACTATTAATGATTGAATTTGATTATATTGATCCTTTATCTAAAAATGGAGATAGTCATACAAATTCAGTAATTGATATATTTATATCTGATAATATAGAAAGTGGTGTAAAACACCCCCGATTTAAAAGAAAAATTAGTGCTAATAATCTTAGTTTAGCATTTTGGAAACCTAAAATTAAAACATCTGACATTATTGATTATAATGAGTACAGAAGAAATTTAGAAGATTTTAAATACGCTACTTATGAAAATAATTTTACAGCTTCAGGTGAAAAATTATACAAAAGTAAGGGTAATCTCAAAAATACTCTTTTTAATAATAAAATAGAATCTGTTGTACAAGATGATACTTCAGGTATATTTTATATGGCACCTGGAGATCTATTTTACGATACAGTAAGAATGTTATATGTAAGTCTCTATGAAATAAACATAAAACCTAGTAATAATAAAACAGTTAGATACGCACAAAAATTATCTCAACTTATAAATACATTTAATAAAGCTGGTATATGCACTGAAAAAACTTGTAGTTACGATATAACTGCTATGGTACTATCCAGAAATACAAATACTAAAGATTGCAATGGTTTACCTATTAAAGTTTCACATATTTTTAGAAACAAACAACTGAGTTTACTTATAAAAAGAGGGTATTTTGATAAAAGTGTAAAAAAATTATTTAATTTAATCAGTTCCAAAAAATTATGTGAAATTGTTAAAATTCTAACTTGAATAAACATTACAAAAGAAACAGTATATATTTTAAAATAATTAATTATTAGAAAGATTATTAATTTTCAATTACTGTAAAGAAGAAATCAAGATTTTGCAGAGTCGAGTCTGTAATAGATAAGAAGTATACATAAATAGTATTTGGCAATGGGGTCCTAACAGCTGTTATAGTTTTAGGAGAGTTGGTAAAAGTAGAATTATAATAAGGAGTTACAGTAACTGTGAATGGGTATCGAAATGGGGTAACCAAAGTTATAATGATAGGGGTTGTACCACTGGCTGGTATTGATGTAAATCCGCGACTTGTATCTGTGTTTCCAGTTGAGTCACATTGTGCTGTAAAAATTCTTTGTCCTTTTGAAATACTAGATAATGTGTTAGCTACTTCCAATGTATTTTTTCTATAGGGTTCAAGAGAGTTTGAAACCGTAAAATCACAAGAAATTTTATCATTTGACATTTTATTAATAGAAAGAAATAAATTTAATTTTTGAAGCACTAAATATTTATAAAAGAGTTTATTAGTATTGATAATAAACTAGATTAAATTTAAAGAAGTTAAAAATAGTTTGAGGTATATTCTAAAGATGAAAATACCAAATAAGATTTAATAGTTAACTTTTAAAATTAAATGACTTACTCTTGTAGAAATAAATTATTTTAATTTATTTCTATGAAATTTAATGTACATGCTGTAATCTGACCACCTGTACTGGTAATAACAGAAGCAGTACTTGAAACATTTGATTTGAAATAAAGACACTGTGGAGTTACTAAAATTATTACATATCATTTGAAAATCATGGAAAAAAATTTATAGTGGTTATTCCTAACGCTGTATTAGCATCTGTAAATCCTTCTCCTTGCACAAAGTATTTGGAGGAGATAGTGGTATAATTCCTCTGATAATTCTTAATCCTTTTCAAAACTATGTACATTAAAAGGTTCGCAGGGAACAGGGTTTCTAGAGGGTTCAAGACTATTGGGACCTGTAAAATCTCTAATTCTAGAGAATCTATTAAAATTAGATGACATAGTTATTTTATTATAGTAAAAGAAAATGGACTATACATTATTGGAAAAATTAAGTTTCGAAGAGTTAAATAAGGGTTTAAAGGTATTTGTTTCTGAAAAACCTCTAATATTATAAAATCTATCCTTGACATTTTTAAATAAAAGATAAATAGCCATCAATTTACTTAAAGTGATTTAGATATATTATTCAATTGCTATAAAAGAAAAGGTAGTTGGATTTGGAGTACTTCCTCCTAAAAAAATACCAACCTCAATATATTGATCAAGAATATTATTTGTATTGTTATTAATAATAGTCGGAAATCCATTTACTGGTGTAACCAAAATTGATACTAATTGCAGCCCAGTAAATGGATTTCCGGTAAATGATATCTTATATACAGCAGAACCAGGTAAAGTGATTGAATAACCACTCCCAGATAAAATTACACCTGAGGGATTTACAGTGCCTCTAATAACTGTAAAACCTAAACCACCAGTCCCTGGAGGACCGGTTGGACCTTGTTGTCCTTGTTGTCCTTGAGGACCGACGGGACCTGCTAATCCTTGTGGTCCTTGTGGTCCTTGTTGTCCTTGTTGTCCTTGTTGTCCTTGTTGTCCTTGTTGTCCTTGTTGTCCTTGAGGACCGGCTGGACCAACAGGTCCTCCAGAAGGACCTGTTGGTCCAGTTGGACCAATACCGCTGGGAGCTGGAAAAGGGTTGCTTGTAGAAGATATGAATTCAGGATTTCTAGAGGGTTCAAGAGCGTTGGCCCCTGCAAATGCGCGTATTCTAGAGAAATTAGTATTGTTCATATTTATTTATTATCAGAGAGAATAAGTTATTTTAAAAAAAAAAGAAGTTAAAAGTATAAAAAAAAGAGATAAATGGACTATACTTTATTGGAAAAATTAAGTTTCGGAGAGTTGAGGGGTATGATGAAGGAGATGAATTTGGAGAGTAAGAGGAGTCGAAGTGAGTGTATACACGATATAAGAGGAGCTTTTAACGAGTATGAGAAGTATAAGAAGAATAAGTTGGATAAGTATAAAAGGAAGAGTCAATTGGGAAATAGGGGGAAGGAAGGTATATGTTATTTAGTTGTTGACGATAAGGGAAAAGAGTTTGCTATGAAAACTTTTAGAAAGACGAAATCGTCTAATACTTTAAAGATGGAATATGGCTTACAAAAGATAGCGGCAGGAGTGGGGATATCACCTAGAGTTGTGGAGTACGATAGTGTCTCTAAATATATAGTTATGGAAAAGATGGATGAACATTTGATAGATGTGATAAAAAGACAGAAGGGTAATGTTACAAAGATTCAGCAGTGTCAGATAATAGAAATATATAAGAAGTTGGACGAAGTCAAAGTCTTTCACGGAGATTCAAATTTGTTAAATTATATGATAAAAGATAAAAAAATCTATATAATAGATTTTGGTTATTCAAAAGAGATTAATGATAAGTTTATTAAAAAAATAGGTAGTTCCACCCCAAATATAAAACTAATGACTTTAGGATTTATCTTGAAATTAAAAGAATTAAAATGTTCACCTCATTCATGGAAATACTTAAAAAAGTATTTATCAGAAGAAGACATAGAACGTTTTCAAATAGAATAAATACAATTTTGATAGAAAATAGTTTAGGAGGTATAGATAAGGGTTTTACCAGTCTAGTAAAATTGAAAAATTTTACTAGATTTAGTTATAATAGTACATGCTTACAATGATTCGACCAAAGAATATTGTCAAGACTGAAAAATATGAATTTAAAAGTGTGAATATAACAGATATTATGAACAAGGATACCAAAGTCGAGACTTGGTACGATAGGGCTAATTTGACTCCTGGAAATTACGGGTCTTTGTATGCAAGTCTAGATAGAATTACTGGAGATTCTGTGTTTGGAACAAAAAAAGGTAAAACTAAAGAGGCGTATAAATTATTATCTGAATATATGGAAAGAACTGAAAAGATGGAATGTTTTGTGACCGTGATGCCAGGTAGTATAATTACTACACCACCATCAGAAGAAGAAATGACAATAAAACTAAAAGAGCATATTAATAGGGGAGAAGAGTATTATAAAAAACAACCGTATACTCAAGTTACAGATTTATGGGCAGGGGGTTTAGTTCACGAGGGAGAACCTCTTGATAAAAATATTCCTTACCATAAAAGATTACTAGAAAGAAAAGAACCTAGATTCAAAGGAAAAATAGCAAGTTCTTATGAGAGGATAACAGAATTGATAAATACGAGTGATGGTATGTTATGCGAGGGTCATGTAATAGCACATTTAAATAAGTATTATACGTGTCAAGAGTGTAAAATAATGGGTAGAATAGGTTGGTGTGATGGAATTACACATAGGAGTGTGGATGGATTTCGAGACGCTACTTGTATGGGGTGTAGAGAGAGAGGAGTTATAACTGTGTTTGAAATAAAAACTAGGTGGGAATCGGCAATAAAGAAGAATAAAGATCCAGGGACTTACGCTGGTAGTTTTGCTGCAATTAATGCTCTTAAGATGTTAAAAGCGAACGTATATCTTATTATCGCATCTAGAGATACAGGTAATATTAGAGTAGGTAAGATAACTTCTATGAGAATTAGAGGAAATAAGAATTGGTTATATTCTTTACAAGAAGGGTATGAGTGGGGAGCCCCATCGAGTTATGTATCTTGTAAGAATGGATTAAACTTATTACCAACACCAATGCCACCATTAATAAATATTGATAAAATAATAAAAAATGTTATTAAGAAAGTCTTAGAGTTACAGACAAATTCTATTTGAAAAATAATTGAAAATATTTTTCAAATTACATTATTAATAACAACATGTCGGTTTCCACTACCGGTTTGAATATCACAGAGCAAAAGTCCTCCCCACAGGAACAAGATCTAAAGTCTTCAGTTTTTCTACAGGCTATCGACGACGCCATTAAAGAATACGAAGAAAAGTGTTCGAAAGAACACGAAGAAAAATGCAAGAAAGAACACGAAGAAATTAAAGCAAAAGTAGAAATAAGACATAATATTACGGAAGAACAGTTTTATGAAAATTGTAGAAAATATTATGAAGAGTCGTCTCTGAAAAATAGGAATACAAAATGTCATTTTTTATCGATTAGCGGTATTGACTACAGATTTCTTTACGGTAATAAACCATCTCTACCATCAGAAAAAGAAGGATCTTTTAAAGCAGTTGCACAACTTATTAGAATAGCTATTTGGAATTTTTTTCAGGTATTTAATGTAGACAGATATATACAAGACGGTTCGCCATCTGATATTGAAAGAGTAATTTGGAGGATTTTCAGAGATTTAGAAAGAGAATGGAAAGTTGGGAGAAGCGATTTCATTACTACAAATAAAGATGAAGCTTCTATGAAGGCTAAAAAAGAAAGAGAAAGAGGACATTTAAAAAGACAGGAAAAAATAAAGAGTGAAATTACTAGACTAGGTGGAGGTAATATGGAGATGGGAGCTGACCTTTTCAATCAAAGAATGCATATTCAGAAAACAGAAAAGAATAATAAGGTTGTTCCAACTTCAGTAGGACTTGAAGAAAAGTTTTTGGCGTGGTTAGACAGTCCAGCTGCAAAAATGTATTCTTCACCAATGGTTTGTTCAGCATCAACACGATTCAAACAATATACTACTGAAATATTTGGTAATAAAATTGTTACAATGAATTTCAATGTAAATAGTATAGAGGGAGTTCTAGATGCAGTAAGGAAATTATCATTACATAAGAATAGTAGTGATATTAGTATTAAGGGTATTCTTAGATGGGATGAAAGTATACCATATACAAACCCCAGTAGTCACGTTTGCTATGATTCTTTGTCTTTTAGTGCATTGGCAGGACATAAGATGTTTATTCAAGGTTATAAGTTTCAGATATTAGGTTACTCTTCTAGTTACAATAGAGGAAGTATGTCACCTGATTATTATATAGTGTCAGATGAGATTAGTTCTGTATATAGGAACTTTCCACAAGAGTATAGCGCATTTGAATATAGAAATCCAAAAACTAGTTCTCGAATGAAAGTTTTGTATAAAGTAACACATTCTTTGTCTTCTATTGAATGTACAAGAGTAGATGGAAACATTACATATATATTAAACATAAGTTATGTAAAAGGGGTAGAGCAATCACGAGTAGACGCAGTAACAAGTTTGTTTGATCCATGTATTGCTCAATTAAAAGCTCAATCCATAGCAGCTCTTACAGAAAAAACTAAAGAAAGAGACATAAAGAACAATGTTGCTAGAGTTTTAGGGAGGTTTAAAAGTAATAAAGATATTGATGATATTCTAAAGAGAGAATTGTGTGATTTGTTTACGAATAGTCATATTACTAGAGAACAATTTATGGAAGCAATGAAAGTATAATAAAATTAAAAATAAAAATTAAAAACAAAATTAATTAATCCTCAAACTAATATTAGTTTGAGGATTAAAATGCTTTAATTTGTAAAATACCAAATAATAAAAAATTATAGTAAATTATTTTTTATCACGATAACACTTTAATTTTTAAAAATGTTGATTTGGTACTTTAATTAGGATAAAAAGCTTAAAGATACTAATGAGATATTTAAAATATAAATTGGTAAAATATTTTTATTATACGGAAGGTACTTTTTCTGCCATTGCTATGAAATTGAAACCACGGTTGTATAGGATACCAGCAGCATCTACGAATCTTACATTAAAAGTATTTAAGGAAGTGATTTCGACAAGAGTTACAAGTCTAGGAATAGTAAGAGAAGTATTATCAAATACCTCAGTTACAACAACTGTGAATCCTGTTGCAGGAAATATAGTGGCAAGAGTTACAGTCATAGGAGTCGTAGTAGTACCTGGTACTACTGTGTAGCTCAAATTACTATTCCCTTGAGGGGCTCCTTCTCCGGCGACAATTTGAGGGAAAGGAGGTGAATGGTTGCTTGAGGAAGATAAGAATTCGGGGTTTCTGGAGGGTTCGAGGGCGTTTGGTCCGGCAAAAGCACGAACACGAGAAAATCTATCGTTTGACATTTTATTAGTAGTAAAGATATAAAATAAATTTTTTATTAGTAGTAATAAATTTTAGTAAGGAAATAAATAAATAAGATATAAATAAAGGAAAGTATAATATTATAAATGTTGTGTACGGAAACTATAACGTTCGGAAAATATAAGAATGGAAGTTTAAATGAAATTCTTAAGGATAGAAGTTATTGTT